AACCATTGCCAGCCATGGAGGCATCGTTGTGTGGACCGCCGCAGATAAAACCGCCAAGAATTGTGTGCCCCTGTGCTATTAAATTATCAATTTCAGTGGTTTTTCCGCCGACATATCCCCAATAGGTATATTTAGGGAAAAATGCTTTGCTTTCATTGGTAGTAATGCCTTTGAACTCTATAACAATGGATTTCACCTTGTTTTTTTCAATAATATTATCAACCTCTGTCTGTGTATAATATTTCTTTAAACCGCTGTTTAACGTACTTATCTGTTTCGCCAAACTGCCATCCACATTCGGATTTGCCTGTCTTGCATCAAGTGCGTAGCCTGCTTCCGTGGTAGTGTTATTGTTGGCAACTGCCGTTTTCTTTAAATATGTTTCGGAAATGTTCTTTCCATTTCCATCACATTCCGCTTTTTTAGCTGATGCCACATTTTTATCACAATCCGATGTGTTGTCTACCTGATCCAATCCCTTAAAAAGTTTTTCTACACTCTCAAAATTCTCATTCACGGTTTCCATATCCACCGGATCCGTTCTTTCAAACAGCTTAAATTTAAAAATATCTGTAAGTTTCATGTTATCCTCTCTTTCTCAGTCCGATTTCTGCAACCTGTTCCACTGTAAACCGCGATAATTCTTCCATTGTATAATTCGCGATATTTTCTACCTTCGAACTCAGATTCTTCGGAATACTGATGTTTCTCAATTCCCAGTGTGTAAACTGCCCCAGTATAATATGCGGATATGGTTTTAAGCTCCTGTACTGGTTGTAAAGCAGTTCTGTGTTAAGCAAAATATTGCATGGCACGATTTCGTCTAAAATATCCACCACAGAATCATATTGATTTTTCTGCGCTATACCGATTTTAACGATCATTGTCTGACCGGGAATATCAAAGTCTATTGCGTACTCTGTACCACACAATTCCTTTAATTTTCTTTCAAGGAAAGCATAGTTATACGGCAGACACACATTCCATTTGGTCAGACACCGGAAAATCCTGTCCTCTAACGTATCATTGCTTTTCGGAGTCACACTAAGAATCTTTTCAAACCTAGAAATTCCCTCTTCGTCGCAGGATATAATGTACCGATTATCGATCATCCTGCTATGTCTGGATTCCAATAATCGAAACTCCGGTGTTTCCGTATTCATAATTTCAGCCAGTTCACTATATTCCTGTAAATACAAAGGGAGCAGCTCCTTAAGATTGATATATCTATTCTCCATAAGTAACCACCCCCATGACCGGAATCTCGTATTCTGTTAATTCAAGATTTTTTGTACTTTCATTGATAGTTGTTCCCGTCACATCAAGTACACCTTTCACTCCCATGATAGCCGCATCCAATGACGCAATTCTCACGATTAAATGATTTTGATTCTCCCAGTCCTGCCGCAACGATAAAATGTACTTTTTAATTGCATCCTCGATCAATGCTTTGCATTCGTTCAATCCATAACCACTGTCAAAAATGATATTCGTCGCAATATTTACCACCGACTCTTTCACCGTCTCGACCGTAACCACATGCCCGATTGGTGCAAGTCCGTCTCCCATACCATCACCGTTCGGATCAAATTCCTTCTGTACTGCAGCTATCAATGTATCCGTAGCTTTTCCATATGCACTGTCTAAAATAACAAGTTTCACTGTTCCCGGACCATTCCATGTCCGTATCACTTTGACTGCTCCTACTCCTGCCAGCGCAAGTGTTTTGTTTCGGTAATCTTTCACATTCCCGGAAAATGCTCTTTCCTCAAACGATTCAAAATACCTCTGCCGCAGGGATTCTGTACTTTCTTCTGTCTCTCCATAGATCAAAACCCTCGTAATCTTCGCGGTCGTGAGTCCGGAAATATATTCGATTGGAAGAACATCTCCTGTATATTCATTTCCGACCGTACCGATCTGCTCACAGGTAACCTGTCCTGGAGCCGTAACGATATAGGTATTTTCCCCGCCGGTAAATCTTTTTCCGTCCGCAACCTCCACATCGGTTTCTAACTCAAGTACCGCCTGAGTTGCTTTCTTTGGTGTAATACCGCGATCTGCACATAACCGGATCAGATATTCCCTCGATGCCGTGTCTCCAAATGTTTCCGCAAGCATACAGTCAAATGCAATATACATCGATGTCAGTTCCACTGCTGCCGGTGCCAGTGCAGCATAGATTGGCGAACTCTCCCTTTTATCCATTGTTTCAGGCACGCGGGACAGCATACGCTGTAAAATCACATCAAATGTCTGATCTTCATACATTAAACATCCACCTCCTTCTCGATCTTTGCATTTCCATATTTTGTGTGTACCGTAAATGCGGCAAGCAATGTCTTTTTGTGCACTTCAAATTCAAAATTATCTACGGATTCTATCCTATCATCCTGCATCAGAGCTTCTGTAATTCTCCGTTCTGCTTCTACCATTACATAATCCATCGGTTTCCCGATCAGATCCTGCAATTCCACTCCGTAATTCCATGAAAAAATAATGTGCCGGTACCGTTCTGTATTCAAAATATTATAAACTGCCTGCTTTACCGCCTCTAAGCCATCACACTCACCTATAACATTACATGTTTCCCGAATCATGTGGTGGCATAAGGATGGCTGTTCTACTACTTCAATTTCTTTTAAACTGTTAACTGCAGGAATCATATCACACCACCCTGTCTGTAATTAAAAACTTCTGGCCGCCCTTCTGCCGGATCAACACAACCTGCTGACCTGTTTTTAATCCACTGTAAATCTTCATTTTCTTTCTCTCGCCATCTAATTCAATATCCACAGTGCGGTCTGTTAAATGTTCCGGTACGATAAGCTGTGCACTGGCTATATCAAACCTCTGTTCCACTTTTATTTTTAATGGAACTGCCGCTATCACAGTGCCAGACATCACATCCGCCGGATTTCCTGCCTCATTAACACCGTTTGATACCTGCTGTATTGCCCTTACAAAATCATTTGCATCATGCACTAAAGCCACCTCCCGATAATGTCAAATCCATTGTGTGTTTACTTTCACCGTATTTGTGTACACATTTTTCCACAAGCATCAGATTTTTTATCTGCACGTCCCCTAGGTCAAGCTGTACGACAACAAGCGATCCGCCGCGTACTCTGGAGTCACCGCATGCATCTTTAATCGTCAGCGTTTTTGTGGCTTTATTATAAAGTTTTAAAAGCGCATCCGCTTTCGCCTGCCCGTTTTCTCCATCCTGCAGCGTATCAAAATACTGTAATATTCCCCAGTCATTCATGTGAGAGGAATCCTGTGCAATATATACGTCCCTTTTTCCTGTCTTTTCATTGTCAAAAACCAGCTTGATCCGGTTGTAGGTATCTGAATCAATCGAGGATTCATAATCATAATTCTGTCCGGTTTCTGCATCTATAACGATTGGAACATACATATCACCAATAAAAGACAGATTCAGCTTTCCGCAGTCATCATGGAGAATGTACAGATCACCCGTATTCTGCAATGTCAGATCAAGTGCATTTCCGATCATATCCATAAGAGACTCGTTATCTTCCACTCTTGATGCGATTTTCCATATGGTATCTGTAATCGTCCCAAGATGAAACCCAAAATTATTGGCAATCTTCGTCACAACCTCAGCAGCTGTTTTGTTCTCATATACCATTGTGTCTTTGTTTTTCAGATAGCGGATCTGATCATAGGCAGTTACTTTTATAATATTGCTCCTGTCACGCTTGATTTTGAAAATAAAGCCATAAAACACACCTGTTTCTCCATCCTTAAAACGTACCGGATTTCCCTCCGCAATAGAAATCCCGGTATCCACGAAACTAAATTCTATGGAGCCGGGACTGATCTGCCGCTCTGTAGTTACTTTTACTTCTTCCTGTACCGGCGGCAGATAAACTGTGCTGCCGTTTTGTATTAATAACTCGTACATTTCCACCTCCTATGTCTTATGCCGCCGGGATCGTAAGCACCTGCCCCGGATATATCAGATTCGGATTTCCACCGATCACTGATTTATTGGCATTGTAGATCACACTCCACTTTCCGCCATCCCCGTAAAACTGCTTCGCAATCTTCCAAAGACAGTCCCCGGAAACTACAGTATAGCTTCCCCCAGTTGGTGCGTTGCCTGCAGATCTGGTCTGCTGTACTGCTGCCTGTGGTTTCGGAAGTGATATATCCACTGTACAGGTCTTTGTGGTAAATTCCCGGTACTGTTTCAGTTTGATCTTGACTGTCGTATCAAATCCCTCTCCGGCATCATCCACAATGGAATAATCCTCAAGAGAAACTGTCATGTTGGTATGAAATAACTTCTTTTCGTTCGGAAATGCCCTTGTCATGATATACTGAAAACTTTTCTTCTGTACCTTTAATTCTTCCAGCTTATCCAGGTAAAACTTGGCGTTCCGGAACTTCTGTGGATATAACGCAAACGGATATTCTGCATTTGGGAGCAAAAGGTCAAATTCCACATCTGACAATCCGGCAGATTTCAAAATATTCGCTTCTCCCTCATTGATCAACGTTACTGTTTCATTCTGATTATTGATTTTTACGGTTACTTTGGATGGAGCAACCGGAAACAGCACTCCATCCAGATATAATTTATATGCCATTTCCTATACTCCTTCCCGCACAGTCTCTAATGCCTGTAAAACCTTTGTCGTCATTCCATCTACAATACCATCTAGGTCAGCATCACTGCTCACGTTATTATTCGTTGTCATATCCAGCTTAATTTCTGCTGTTGTGAAACGATTGACTGCTTCCTGCTCTGCAATATCCCTAAGATATTTCAGATCCTCGTCCGTGATATCCACAGAATCTTTGATGGCACTGGTATCATCCGCAATACTGTCAAGGTTGCCACCTACACCCGAATTTGCGATTGCATCACTAAAACCGGATGTGTAATCATCCGGATTCGGGATATCTGTTTTGCCAAAGATGTCCGACAGGCTGAAATTGCTGATTTTATCTGCAATTCCATCTCCCCATGCTGCACCTGTATCAAAAGCATCGCCATAATTGAACCGGTTGAACTGATAATCTGACATGTCTACCGTCTTTAATATTTCTGATCCACCATTTTCACTTATCACGGCATCCACCTTTGCCTGTACTTTGCCTTGAAATCCCGCAACTGCATCTGCGAGATTGCTTCCAAATACCGTATCAAGCATTCTGGCAGCCGATTCAACCACTTCCACTATAAAATTAAACAGGCTTAAGATTAGAGCTTCGATTGTGGCAACAGGATTATTGAAAACAGTGGTAAACGCATTTACAAAATTTGCTATAAAATTCCACAAAGTCACGCCAATTCCGATGATTGTATTTGCAACTCCGATAAACAGATTTCCTATAAAAGCAGCTGCCGTTAACAGTGCTCCTGTTATGACACCTATGCCACTATTCGCAATCCCTGTTGTTTTCGCAATCCAATTACACAGTGCAATTAATGCTGCAACTAATGCTATAACAATAAGTACAATTCTCATCACAGGGCTTGCCCCCATAACTGCATTTTGAATTTTCTGTGCTGTCGTCATAATGTTTGTTGCGGTTGCACACAATATCTGCCATCCATACCATACAGCTAATGCCGCCGCAATCCCATACACAATTGGACTAATAACTGACCAGTTATCAGAAATGAAGGTGCCAACCTGACTGGCAAAATCAAAAATATTCAGCACAATATTCGCCAATACCGCCATTGCATCTATTGCATTATCGGAAAATGTTTCAAAAACATCACTGCCAGTAGCACTGTTTATTCTCTGTAAAACAGTTTGAAAAGCCATCATGGCAGCGTTCTGCATTTTTGTCCATGCCTGTCCCCAGGTCATTGGCATTTCATCAAACTTACCATTGATATCATCCGCGGCTGCAAAAATCGCCGCTTTTACAACATCGGCAGAAAGCTCTCCATCTGCCGCCATTTCTCTGATCCGTCCTATCGGAACATCGAGATAATCCGCAATGTTCTGAATCAGGTTCGGTGCCTGTTCGAAGATACTATTCAATTCATCACCACGAAGTACACCGGAACCAAGTGCCTGTGATAACTGCAATTCTGCATTTGCAGCTTCCTGTGTGCTTGCTCCTGCAATCGTCATCTGCTTTTGAACCAGATCTGCAAAAGCCACTACTTCCTCTGAACTGCCAAACGCATCTCTTGCATTATTACCAAATCTCGCAACAACGGATGCCATATCGCTAAAAGAGCCTCTTGCATCCTGTGCCGCAGCATATACCATATTGACCAATTCTGAGGTTTCGTTTGCAGTTCCATTAATCTGATTAAATGAATTGTTCATTAAATCCAGCCGTGAGGTTGTCTGCGCCAGTTCATCAGACATATTAAGTATTTTTCCAACACCCTGAATACTGACATAGGCTCCGACTGCCCGCTTGATCATGTTTACCAGCTCATTTGAACCGGATACTCCCTCCTGGATCTCCTGATTGAATCTTCCCTGCTCATCCGTATTATCACGGATATACCGCTCTGTATTGCCTACTGTCTGCGATAACTGGAGATATGCCGCATTTGCACCGGACACATCCATGTTCTGCATGGCGGTATTAAGATTATTCTGCTCCTGAATCGCCCGGTCTAATTGCGATCTCAACTGTTCCAACTGGGAGTTTGCTGTATCTGTTCCCATATTGACCGGATTGCTTTCGATCTGCTGTATCCGTTCCCGGATCGAATCGATTCTGACAGCCATGGAATTAAGATCCTGAAACATCTCCGGCGGAAAGATCGTTGTACTGTATGCCTGACTTGCAATATCATTCTGCGTACTGCTCAACTGCTCTAACATGCTATTGGCACTCTGTACTTCCTGCTCAAACCGATCTATCCCGGTTCCTGTAAACACATCCAGATTGTTCGTTTCCCACTGCACTGGAATCTCGACCGGGGCAGAACTTCCTACAAGCGGATTCGGGGCAGAAGCCGGCTGCTGTGCCGCACCGTTTAATGCAATTAAGGATGCTGTTGCTTCATCGATTGCCTCTCGCGCTCCCTCCAGACTGCTCGTATCAATATCCATCGACATTGCCTGCTGCATATCGTACATCTGCGCTGTTGCAAGATTGACTGCATCCATAATGCCATATAAAACACTGGTAAACTGGTCATTAAGCTCTATCGCTGTCTGAATAGCTGCCATACATCACGCCTCCTTCCTAATGAATCTTGCTCTTTAATTCCCGCTCTTTTTTCTTATCATTCTCGATCTTGATTTTTATTGCGGCGATCACAAATGCTTTTTCCTGTTCATCCATATTTAAAAATACAGATGGCAGGATATGTAATTTTAGAAGGGCATAGTAAGCAAAGTTTGCTTCACCATCCCCTCCTTCAATTAGTTTTTTGCTTCGTCCACCTTGACATCGAGACTGTCTGTAAATCCCTGGAACTTCTGCATCCACACTTCAAACATCTGAAATTCACCGGCTCCATCCACCATTGCATATAATAAATCTTCCGGTGTTTTCACACCGTAGGAATCCTGTAATTCTTCATCGTACAGATCAGGATACACGGTTGCTGCTGCCATCATCTTTGACAGGTATTTTTCTGTATTCAGCCTTGGGCGGTACATATTCGGTTTTCCAGTTACCGGGACCTCTACAGTACATGCATTGCGCAGTTCCTCATTCTCGCGTGATGTGATCTGGCGAAATTCCCAAAGAAGCGGCTTCCCGTCTGTATCTGTAAGACTCGCTGTTGGAGCATACTTCTGATTTGCTTTTACCTTTTTGTTTGCTTTCATAAATCTGCTGAACTCTGACATATCTTTCTCTCCTTTTTATTTAAAAATCCCCTCCCGCTGATGCAGGAAGGGAACATCATTAATTTGTTCTAAAACCCTCTAACTCTTTGAATTTCTCCGGCATATCCCAGCTCTCAAAGGTTCCCGAAATATCTTCATCCAGAATTTCTTCGCCCGCCTGGAACTTTGCAAGAATAAATGAATCACAAAGGCATCCCCTGTGAATAATTGTCTGCCTGCCTGCATTGCTTGATGGATCCTCATTGCTCACCTGGATTTCAAAATAAGGCAGGTTTCCTGTTTTCTGATACTGGTTTGCCATTGTGCGGAGCACTGACTGATTATAATGTGCAGTTCCCTTCCAGGTGCCCTTTCCACCGGCAGCCTTGTGTCCCATGCCGACTTTACCTAAAATCTTGACATCGCTGATCGTAACATCCCATTTGCTTTCGAACTCTGTCAGATTCATAAAATTGTACCGTCTCTTACCGATCGTAATAAAACACTCCGCAAGGCTTCCATAGACGGCATCGCCCGCATCCATAATAGCTGTATTTCCCATCTTTCTTCACTCCTTCCTACGCTACCGTGACAGTCATATAGAGCTTACTCATCGCATTAACAACTGTCACCTGATCTGTGATCACTACCGACTTTTTCGATTCTCCCTGTGCGATCGTAATATCATCTTCGCTGAAGTTCTCGATTGCCCTGATTTTTTCAAGTTCCCTATGATGTGCCACGATGTCAGACCAGAGAGACGTTCTTCCTGCCGCATCATTCGATATGGTACCGAGATATTTCGTACTGAATAATACGGCGATATCATTACCGATCTGATCGATCACGCGGACTGTCTGATTGTCTTTGAAAAGTTCTCCCTGCGTATCTGTCACGCTTACCATGGAGTTGATGTCATCCAGAACACGGATATCTGAATTTACCATGTGCAAGACAAATTCTCCATTTTTGATAGACTCTCTTAACTGATTCTGTGTATACGATGCATCTACCGTAAAAGAACCGTCGTAAACTTTATTCTGGCAGGATTTATTTACAGCACATCCGCATTCTGCACCAGTAACCCAGTATACAAGACTTGCTTCACTCCATCCCGCATCTGTGGTCTTATTTTTTACATTGATAACACCCATGTGATCTGCGGAAATATTGTAGAGTACCACCTGAAATTTAATTCCAAGTTCATCGCGCAGCCGTTTGTTAAATGCAACGTATAACTTTTTCGTTGTCTCATCCGTTACCGCAACACCCATGGTGTTATAAGAATAAGATTCAATCAGATCCAAATATGTCTGATGTGCCGTTCCGTCTACAGTTCCATTTGTTCCACCTGTCAGTGGTGCGGCTGCCGTATCTTCCAGCTCGATTTCCTCTTTAAACGAAACATAATCATTCGCCACAAGCTCTTTTGCTGTTTTTACCGTCTGCGTATCTACTTTGGTTGTGCCAAGGTAAGTAATAACGTCAAATTTATCTGCATCGTCCGCATTTTTCTGTATAGCAATCCGGATATCATTGCCACGGGTTCCGCTGTACAATGCGGTTGCCATGGTATTTGCAGCCTTTGCACCGCCACCGTTTAAACGGTATGCATAAAGCTTCTGCGCCCCAAGGAACAGATCATTCAGTCCTTTCATTTTCGGATCATCGAATGCATAGCCGAAAATCTTCATACTGTTTTTCTGGAAGTCCTCGTTTGTCACCTCAAAGACTTTCCCTTCCGCGCCCCAGTCAAGTTCTAAAGGCATTGTCGCAACGCCTCTGTCTGACAGGTTCGTGTTTGCAGATGCCGCCGATACAAAATTGATATATGCTCCTGGCAGCACCTTATTCTGTGCGGTAAATGTTCCTCCACCTAAAGCCATTTATTTCACCTTTCCTTTCATATATTTTTCTAATAACGTGTCCGCTTCTGCTTTTGTGTACTTTTTGTTTTCATCAAGCAATGCGTCCATTATATCTTTCCTGGCACTGTACTTTGCACAGGCAAGAAGCTGTTCTTTTGTAAATTTCTGTGCCGCTTTTCCCTGCGGCTTTTCTAATACCTTTCCACTCGCATTTGCCATTTTGTTACTCTCCCTTCATTTCTGACTGAATTTTAATCTGTCCCATCACCTCAGAACGTACCGGTTTTTTCAATATTACCCGGTTATAATTCACAAAAAAATTCAATACACCGTCAACCAGTTTATGGTTCTTATTCGTTCCACGTATTGCTCTGTCCTCATCTAACGGAGTAACATACTCTAAAGCAAACATCATACGCTCTGCCACATCGTTGCACTCTGCGTATGGATTCAGTTTAGATTCAGGAAAGTACTGGATACAGAATGCATTATTTTGCAGATACCGCTGCCCGCAAAGCGGGCTTATGCTCTGGTCAATCAACTGTATAAAAAAACAGGGCTCTTTCAAGTCCTGCTTTATCTCATCCTTGTGGATCTTATAACCATCCTCAAACTCGCTGTCTAAGGCAATGCTGATCGCATCTATAATTTCATTTATCATTTCATGATATCTCCAAGGTATTTTCTGATTTTTCGTTCAAGGATCTGCGGTGCCATGTTCTGTAACTCCTGTTCGGATATCTTCATCATAAAATGTCCTTTGACCCAGCCTTTATGATTTGCGGTTCTGTGGCCGTATTCAACATAACTGGCATATTCGACCGGATTTACGATCTCAATCACGTAGGTGCCCCCGAAATGATTTACCGTAAGACTGTCTGCGTATCCCTTTGCTGATGCCCGTTGCCCCGCTGTCCATCCCCGGCGAAGAGTTCCGCCTTGTTTGCCTTTCACTTTTTTCCCTTTATGTGAAAAACCTGTCTCACAAGTATAAGACTGCCCGGAATAATCCCCGACGGGTGTTCTTTTTATGACTAACCGCAATAGTCTTGCCGCCAGTTCCTTCACACATGCCTCCACAAACGCATTCGGATCCTGTAATTTTTCCATTTCTCTCTGCAGCTCCGTAAGTCCCCGGATATTAAAACTTCCCATTCCTGCCATCATGCATACCTCTCTGACAGTGTAAGCACAATCTCCTGATGCGTCGGATAAACCGCAGGTACACCACTGCATTCATATGCACGTGTGATGCCTGCCTGCGTGACTGCGATCTTGCTTCCAGACTTGATCTGTGTATCCGGGGACAGAAACAGTTTTGTGACCTGTGCCGTCTTTGCGGCAGCTTCCGTCTGGTCTACTGCACTGACATTCGAATATGACAGGCGGCATGGCTCATCCTCTAACACAACCACTTCCTTTTCCGATGTGATCTTTGTTCTCGAATCTTTGATCGGCTGAAATTCCGTTACTGTGCATTTCCCATCGTATGTCTCTTCCTGTGCCTTCCTTGCCATTGCCTGCATTTTTTTAATTGCATCTGAGATCATCTCCACGCCACCTTTCTGTATCGTTTCAACGAGGATTCATAATTTTTCAACACCGTGTCTTTGAAATTGTCATCCACATACTGACGGAATGAAGTAGAAGTGTCCCCCTCAGAAATAGAGGAAACCGTGCCGACTGCTGCCGACTCACTTCCAATATTTTCATTCCGATACAGATCCATTGCCATGCGATAGCCGGTGTTTATCAATCCATCCGGCATTTTCTCCACATGGCAATAGTTTTTTATGATTTCCTCCACATCTGCAATGACAAATTCAAGTACCATATCCTTAGAATCATCCTCAATCCCAAGAAGTGCCTTTAATTTTGCCAGATCCATAGGCTACCCGATCTTATGCTTAATTGCAACGATACGAAGCTGTTTCGGTTCGTATACCGGATTCCAGTTCTCTGCCATTGCAAGTTCTGCCCTCGTCGGAGTCTCCACATGCTCACGTTTTGTCCCGGTGTACGCGATTCCTCTCGGATGCAGGATAAATGCTTTACGGTTGATCAGATAATCCACACCGCCGCCAGTCTGCTTGTCACGGTCCACCTCAGTAGCAACATGACCGACCGGAGAACCATTGCCGTAAGCAACTGCTCCATTACCGAAAAGGTATGTTGTGTATACATTATCAGCAACCGGGCATCCATCATCTACGGTCACACGTCTGCCCTGATAGGTGTCAAACTCAACATCTGTAGAATCACGCTCTGTCTCGATCAGGTTCAGCTTTTTCAGATAAGATTTTGTAGCAGAGTGCATTGCCACACCGGTAAGCTGCGACTGTGCATCTCCAAGCATCTGACATGCATCGATAAATGCAGATGCGCTAATCTGCTTTGCAGCCTCTGCTTTTCCTGTGGTCAGATCAAGAATATGATCTGCCATTCTGGTCTCCGCTTTCGGTGTTCCGCTTGGATCTGCCGTGGTGGTTCCAAATACGCCCGCAAGAATCGCAATCAATTCCTTCTGCATATCGCGCGCCCAGTACTGTGCCACCAGATCACCGATTGCTTTCATCGGGTCTGCACCTGCTAATGCTGCAGAAAGATTTGTGGCAGCCCACATTTTCTGACGGAGAATTGTGGTGGATACATCTTTGTTAGAACCGATCTTTGCCGGTGTCATCTTTACATCCTCCAGTGTCGGCTCGGATTCTCCCTGTAAATCCTCGAAGAACGGCATATTGTGGGTTCTTGCGGCTTCACTTGCTAATGTATCAAATTCCGGACTGTTTACCACGATCCCGCTCTGAAAAAACGCGGACAGCTCCATGGTTCTGTTAATCACGTACTTATTAAATAACTCCGGTACGATCACGTCTGCAATTTTTGTAATTGCCATAAATAGTTACCTCTCTTTCTAAATTGTTACTCCGGCGACTGCTGCCATTGCTTTTGCCTGCTCCGGGTTGGATTTTAAAAGTTCACCCTGTTTGGTCAGATTAAACGTCTCTTTTGCAAATGGATTTACCGTTCCACTTCCTCCGGCACCACCCTGCGGCTGATACGGCGGTTTTGGCTGCTCCTGTTTGAACAGATGCGCCATAGCTTTATCTTCCTTATACGGTTTCACGGCATCCTCCACGCCGACCGGCTTACCTTCTTTGTCAAACGTAAACTTGTCCAGTCCGCCCGCTTTATAAATCAGATAGTCCGGATCAAGCACTCCCTGCTTTGTGAGGGAATCTTTCAACGCATAGGTCTTTGAAATCTGCTCATTGGCTGTCTGCTGGTCTTTCAGCTTCGCCTGCAGGTCTGTAATAGTACTCTGCAATGCTTCATTGTCTGCATTGTTCTTTTTCAGATCTCCGATCGTAGTGTTGAGCGTTTTAATCTGACCGGCAAGATTCTCTTTTTCTGCCACGGCGGTATCATATTTTCCTTTGCTGACATACTCGCCCTCTGACAGATCTGCATACCTGATATGCTTCAGCTTGTCCGGTTCATTCGCATTTGCCGCATTGATCTTTTCTTCGACCTGTTTATACAGTTCTTCTCCTAACAATTCCTCTAACTTCATGGGTTACTTCCTTTCTGGCTTTATTTGCAGCCACGCTTATCATTATTTCCCTGATATGGGATTCTGCCGGCAGTTTTCATGTCATAAGGCTTCGGACAATATAAAAACAGGACTGCTGCTTACAATCCTGTTTCCGTCGTTTTACATTTTGCGGTTGCACCGGTGCAACTTTTGATTTTGGGTATAAAAATACCACCATGCCATTTCTGACTGGTGGTATTCCCTTTTCTTTCGGATAGGCTGCACACTATACCCTAGGTTTTTGGTTCATAATGGTCACATTTTTTAACCTTACCGTTCCAGATTTCCGGCGGTATTCCGTTTTTCTTTGGATATGCTTTACACGAATACGGAATTCCATCAAATTTAATTTTTTTACAGTCTTGGCAAATGGGAAATAAAGATTTCAATTGATATCTATCTATTTCTCGCGACATTCGATTCATCTCCTCTCGAATCTAGGCTTTACTCCATATAATTTGTATAATTCATTCCAAATTTCTTCGCCCAGTTTCACAAGTACTTCCTGTTCATTATGTCCGTTATAATATTGCTCGATTATTTTAGGTTTTAACTGATATAACAGCCGGTTATAATCATCACTAAATTTATCACTTGTTGGAAGTTGCTGTATATTTTCATTATATTCTAACACATATGCACCATTTTTCCCACAGGTTCTAAAACTTCTGACTTTATGATCTACCAACAGATACAGATCTTCCGGTGATGGTGGTGTGCTCAATGGATGGTTATGTGTAACATCGTTTCCTTTCATCAATTTTAACTGATGCTTCGTAAATTTTATAGTGTCTTCATTACCAAGCTGGCAGCTGATTGCTTTTCCATCCTCAAATATAACAGCTGTTTCATAATCATTCTGACTTATTTCCTGTTCAACTGTTTTTAAATCTTTTCCTTTAAAATCGTAATACTTCGGATCTGCTTTATTATTATTTGTAATAAGACCAAGTCTATCTCTTGCTTCTGTGTCGCCATCCACAAAAGATCTCTTCCACTCCTCATAAGTCGTATCTGCCGGTACATAATAGGTCTTTCCATCCTCTCCTCTCGCCGCACGCTCTCCCACGCTGTCAAATTCATCATCAAAATATGGACAGGTACAGCCACGGCAGTTTGGATGGAACGGCGGTGCAGTCAAACCGATCTGAAAGTCTTTCATGGGGAAATGTTTCAGATCCATGGATCCACAAAACTCACATGTATGGCTGTCTAATGTCTCCATGATTTCAAACTGCTGCACATCCAACTCTTTCATGCAGTCCTGTCTTGCCTTATTTGCAAATGCCGCAGATTCCGTCATGACTACCCTGCCCGCCTCTGTGCCCTAGATACTTTCATCTTCTTGGCAATCTCTGCAATAGCCCGGTCTGGTGCTTCTCCTGTGATGCACATGCGCGATAGACTGTTATGCAGCTGATTGATCAGCTTTGTCTTATTCTCCCACAGGCGGTCTGAAAAGTTCTTTCCATCCACCGCCCAGGGTTTACATACGATCATCTCCACGGTTCTTGAATCCAGCCGGTTTATGGTCGTGCCAATGCCGACACCTTTTTGTATTTCATAGGCAGTATGGTAAAAATCAGAGGTATATGTATTCCTAATATGCTGATCTATTGCATCGATGCAGTTTCCATACAACTTTTCTGCTTCCTGCTGTATTTCAAGTTTTAAGGCTTCCAGTCTGCTGATATGCACCCTCACAGATGCATTTTCTAACTGCTGCTCCCATTCTCCGTTTTTTTTATTTTCCTGTCCATATCTGATATATTGCTCAACATTCCAGTGAAATTCTTTCAGTTCTCCTGCATTCAGCAGTTTCCGTGCTTCCTGCATAGATACACCATTGTTATCTGCAAGTCTCTGATACCAGGAATTGATCTTTGCATTAATTGCCGCAAGGGATCTGTCAAACTGCTCCTGAATTTCCTGCACTTTCTGAAACGAAGTATCGTGCTGTGCCTGCTCCATCTGTTTAAAACGTTCCTGCCAGTATTTACCTGTCCGTTTACCCATGCGATCACCTGCCCCGTTCCTTTATTCCATGTTTTTTGGATCATTGTTCTTTTCTTGATTATCTTTCTTCGCCGGATCATCCTTTTGTGACTGTCCAAAGGCTCCGGTGTAAGCATCCGCTTTCTCCTGTGCCTCTTTCTCTTCTTTTTCTATCTGCTTCAATTCCTCATCAGCATCTTCGACCAACGGATGATTTTTCAGGATCGTCTTTTTACTGACAATGCCAACCGAATCCCTGCATATCTGTGCCTGCTCCGTATCATTCTTGATACAAGTACGGGTCCATGTCTGTATAATGGTGTTGCACTGGATGCCAAGGCTCCTACAGACCGCCCGGACAAGACGTGCAAAACCAAGTTTAAATTCTGTCTCCATAAGTCCTGTTTTCATCTCCAGCAGTGAATACATAAATTTCAGTGCTTCACCTGACTGGTTTCCGAAGTTCTCTGGCTGTGGATCGAATCCCTGCCCTTGTTCGAAGATTGCCTTTCTGGTGGCTTCTAAGACGCTGTTTCTGGCTTCAATCGGGATCTCAATATTAAGTGTTGATACTGCACCGCCCTCATCCCCATCTACTTTGATAGTCTTGTATTTTTTCAAATCAGAAAGAAAACTGTTCAGATCTTCACCGCCATATCCGGACAATACGAAAATCAGTTCCTGTATATCGTCCAGATCATTAATAAAACCGCTGTAGACCTTATCATATACGTCTATCAGCGGCTTTATGTTTCGCAGATCATCTGTATGTATATTATTGTTATAAAATGGGATAAATGGCACTTCCCCAAAATCATGCCGGTAACTGGCAGCCATATCCCCACTGTCCGGATACGCAAACATGTCATAGTATGTCAGCAGATCCAGTGCATCACCGGTTCTTCTCCGGAATGCCTGGCACTCTGTATCCGTCCAGTATTCATACACGGTATAGTTATCACCGGTATTCTCGTCAATGTCCGGATACACACGCATGGTTCCGATCAGCCGCCTTTTCAGGCTCCGGTTAAATACCGGGATGATCTGTGCAGACGGAACTACCGCCCACTCAAAACCATTTTCTCCCTGCCAGTAATGCACCCAGCCGATAGAAGCATTTGCCGCATTGATGCACAATTCCGTGCAATTCTTGGCATATTCATCCCCCAGGGCTTCCGTGATACGCTTATTGCTCGTGGTACTTCCTACGTCAAACAACGGCGGTGCAGTAAATGCATATGATGCTTTCTGATTCACGATCAATCCGTGGAAGTTCCGGGGAATCCGGTTGTCTGCATTGCGCAAGGGATTGTCCGCTTCCTCTTTTTCTTCTTTTGGCTTATCCCGGAATAAAATATCTGTCTCATTCCGGTAATACCGTTCTGCCACTGCTGCCCGTGTCACAAACGCTGCATGACCGGGTTCGTATTTTTTTATCAGTTGTTTCATTGTTTCGATGTCCATTGTTATTCTCCCAAAATTTCAAGGCTCTGATATGCTGCAAAAATCTTCGGTGACTGAATTGCAAACCAGTCAACCATTTCTTCATTTTTTGCCCATGCTCCATCATAACAATTTGAGGAATCAGATAAACCGCTCTCATTGAAAAAAGCGTGGATAATTTCATGCCTACAAACTTTTCTCCAATATTTCTTTTGCGATTTTTCGTCCATCCCTGTGAAATATTCTTCCTCTGACATGTCGGCAATTATGATTTTTTTATCTTCCTCACCGCAATAACCAGCAAGTCTATTCTTTTGCATATACTCATCTTCTGACACCTTATGAGTTTCAATCGAATATTCAGTTCCAAGGATATTTACTTTCATATTTTTCATTTTCTACCTCATTTCAAAATACCGATGCCGCCGCGGTTCTCATCCGTGTAAATTGCATACCGGATTGCATCCTGCACATCATCGAACTGTTTTACCGGCTCCCCGGTCTTATCATTCCACACATACATATAGATTTCATCACGGAACCGCTCTACATCATCTACTATCCGAAGTTTGTTCTGCTTGTATAGCTGTGCCACACGCTCAATTCCGCTTAATACGGCTTTATTGGCATTGACCGCCCGCAAACCGTTTTTCTTAAACTTCTTCACATATTCCGGGCGGGCAGAGTCACAATAGAATGGAATACTCCCATACTCAGTTTTCATTGCCTGTGCCTGCTCCAGCCAGAAATCTATTTCCTCAAACTGGCGCGCAATCTCCCGGATCAGATAATAACAGCCCTGATCGTCTTTCCCAATCAGCACGATTACTCCGAAATGTTCATAGCCCCAGTCCACACCGGCAATAAACTTAACAAAATTGACCTTTTGCAATTCTGCCCTGCTGATATAATGGACTTTCTTATCAAAATCCCGGTATACGGCACCTTCGCCCATGACCCACATTCCCTCTATATTACGATCATAAAACATTCCAGACGGTGTGGTCTCTTTCATGTTCTGCTTATAGCGTTCTGACAGGAACGTATTATCATCCAGCCTGTATTGCACTTCCTTAATAATTTTCCCATCTGCTTTATCAATAAAATCTTTCTTCAACCAATGTTCTGGGTTATCCGGGTTCGTGTCGATCAGCATCCTTGCACCATTTCCGGAACATCTGGACTTGATCTCGTCAAATACTTCCTGCTTTGCCATTGTGCCCTCATTGATGTAAGCACCGTAGGCGGTCATTCCTCGGATACGCCCCAGATCATTGATCTTTGAATGACCAAAACAGCACACCTGTACCCCGAACAGCTTAAATCGGTTGAATTTATCAAAATGAAATTCTATGCCATATTTGTTCGACAGCTCGATCAGTACATTTCGGTTGAGTGCTCCCAGATCTGCACCCGCCAGTATATATTGTGGATTTTCCACTCCCTGTGCAGCGGCTATCTTTTTGATCCGGCGGAGTTCGTACAGAAAGAGGTCATTATCCAGAACTGTCTTCCCGGTTCGCTTTGCGCCATGGTTAATCAACATAAAATAGTCATTATTCACGGCAAAGTGGAATGTATCAAGCTGTTTTGGTGTATACAGATCACTCAGCATCTTTCAGCGCACCCTCTATCTGTTCAAAGAATTTATCCAGTTTGCTCTCCCGGTCATCCTTACCGGCATCTGCTCTGGATTTCAGCAAGGCAATCTCAGCTCTCTGCTTCTCGGTAGCAAGATCCATGTGGTCTGAAATCCACTGCAAGGCTTTCATACGGTCGGCAAGTTTAATCTTTGCACCGTCTTTCCCTTTGGAAACCTCTGAAATTAATGTTCCGTCTACAGCTTTACTGTCTTTTAAATTCACATAGCTGTATTGAACTTCTTCATTCGTCTCCGGATCTGTAAACGTTCCGTTTCCAAATTCTACAAAATCAGTCATATCCGCAAAGGCAATATCCATGTACTTCTGAAATATATCCGACTCACTCACAAATTCCCTGTTGAGCCGATTCTGTTTTAGCCGGAGAATTTCTTCTTTCACTCCATCATTTTCCAACAAACGATATCCTATTGATGCCGCAGTCGCATAATCAACGCCATACGCTTTCTGATATGCCTTAGTAGCGTTGAAACACCGGATGTAATGTATGCAAAAAAGCTGTTGTTTATCGGTCAATTCGGTGTTCTGTATTACCTGCTTGACTTCATCAGCTATAGCTTTTTTTCTAACGCTCTTTTTGTTTTCCGAACGTTCGCTTTTCTTTTCCGAACGCTCGCTTTGATGCTCACCATCCCAATGGTATGTACTTTTCCATCTTCGAACCGTACCTGGAGGAACGTCTAGTTGACTTGCAATCTCAACCAGCTTCATTCCTTTTTTGTATAGTTTTCGGGCTTTCTCTGCCTTTTCGTTCGGACTCCTTGCCACTGCTGCCACCTTCCTGCTTTTTCTTTTCTCTATATTCCCTCATCACATGCGCAATCGCCTGTTCGGCTGTCGGATCACTGTATCTTTCTTTATTCATTCTAATCTCCCCATTCATACGGAGGTCGCGGCTCCCCCAGGTTTCATGGAGCCGCTTAATGTTGTGAGCATGAAAAAAGAGACTGCTGCCGCAATCTCCCTTTGAACCTTTCGGTTAGTATAACAATATCATATTTTGAGTATCACATTTAATCACATTTTAAAATTTTCCAGTGCTTTTTTATGGATTCTGTGTGTATGTTGCCAACTATGCCCCATCTTCACACAGATATCCTCCCACTTCATCAGTCTGATGTATCGGTACATCAATACGTCCTTTTCATCTTCGTTATCCATCCGCTCTATTTTATCTGTGATCTCCCTGCACAGCTTGATTCTGTGATATCTGGCTTTCATGTACCGTCTTTCCTCTTCGTCCAGTAGTGCAGCATAAGCAGATAGATCTGTGTTGTTATGTGCGTGTGGCATGCCGTCATTGCCTGCAGATGGCATAATCTTGCTTAAATGCATTTCTTTGATCTTTTCCTCACTACGTTTCATCTGACGCACTGCTTTTTCATATTGTTTCAAGTATTCCTTTTTGTGGTCTATCTCGTTCACTATCTATCTCCTCCTGTTTTTTCTCTTATAGCATAATTATAAAACAGTGAGTAATAAGATTTGTGCCAATTTTTAAATAAAAAACCGAGTGCATGAAACTAATTGTAGTCTCATACATTCGGTTCTATGATGCTGATTTATGAATATATTATGGTAAATAAATATATTTATGTCAAATCGCTTCATTCTTTGTAACTTTACTTATGCTACATCATGAGTGCCTTTTCAAGTACCATAGCATATATAATCTGCTCATTCTGAAATTTTCTCCCAGATTTTATACATACATCATCCCTCAATGTTACCTCCGGATTTCTCAAATAGAAATCACTATTTAATCTTTCCTGATCTTCTAACACATATTTCATAAAGTCACTCATATCTTTCAAATCAAAACACTTACTACTAAATTTATTTTTCCACTCCACAAGGTTAACACAATTGCCTGAAAAATATTCTCCATATTTACTCGCCCACTTCCCTGCGTCACTTTTCAGTTCACAATTATCTCTCAACACAATGTTTGGAATACTTAACATAATAAGTTTAATATCATCCGGTATCTCCTTCTTATAAAGCCTAACCAAATAAAGAAGTTGGCTTAGATCAGAAACTGTTGCCTGTTTTCCCCTAAGTTTTACTAAAATCTCTGCAAATTCTACTTGTACTTCCAATGCTAACATTACCGCATACCTCCTTTTATTAAATTCTACTACATAACCCCACAATAATCAATTACAAATATAAAAATATCTATTATATCTCTATACCATCCGCATTTCTCATTCTTTTCTTCCTCTAAATTCGTTTTTTTGTTGCGTTAGTCTTTGCGCTATCTCTTTCCTCCGGTAAAAATTTCTCCGACTGATCGGGAGAATGCCATAATGAGCTTCTAACATGTCATAACTGGTACCAACAATGATTGATTCTGTCAGTTTATCGGCTATGATGCTATCTACACTCATACAGATCTCGTACACTTCTTTCTCATTCACACACATTCCCCCTCTGCTTGTTTTATTTTTCTCCCTGCCTGTTCTTCATTGTTTATTAGTATCCGTATATCCCAGCTTCTCTAATCTTGCCATAAACGTCAGAGTAACCTGCACCGGCCAAACCTGCCCGTATTTTTTGTTTATCTCTTCCGTGATTTCTTCCGGCATCAACTGCTGCTCTGACTCCTTGATAATTTTTAAAACTTTCTTTTCCTGATCTGATAATGTCTGCATGTCATTGTCTCCTTTTATAATTATATTTGTAATTTATATGTAATTATAATTTACGCGTGTAATATTGTCTATTACTAATGATTTTTAATTCCAGATCATAATGAATGCAGTTATTAACAGGATTCCCCAGTATACAACATTATGCAGTTCTTTCTTTTCCCGTGCTTTTTCCATCTCATCATAAAATGAAATAACAATTATTATCCCTATTAATTTTAAAATCATCTTGCTTACCTTTACCTGTCAGCTCTGGCATATCAACCAATACTGTATTAAACGTTCCTTTCGTTTTTTCCTGCTCGTCTTTCTCGAATCGGAACGATTTTCCTTCTTTCAGTTCCAGTTCAATTCCGTCAATGCTGCCATTTAGTTTATCCTGGCAATGCCGGAGAAGTGTTTCCAAATCGCACAGTCTGCCTGTCCTGTACTCGTCACGGATATGTCTTAAAACTCTGCCTGCGCTTTTTATCCGGTACTCATAAGCACATTTACTGTTGATAAATCTTTCTTTTCCAGTTTCTGTTTTCAAGATTTTTAATCTATCATCAGATTCCTTCAGCTTGGCATAAGACATTTCTATGTCAGTTTGTTTCATCTACACCTCCACCTTTCACAATCTCAATTACCGTTTTAAGTTCAACAATTTCTTTTTTTGCACTCCATCCTACAGGCTGTGCAACACAACTTGCCTTATCCAATTCGCTTACAACCGCATCCACATTGTAAGCGGTCTGAATTTCGTCGACTTTTTCCATCAACGTACCCATTTTCCAAAAGCTATTTATAACATCCTTTTCCTTCTCAAATGTATCAGAAATCATCTTCTTTACATCGTCCGCATCAATCAATCTCATCGCTCGTCCCCCAATCTAATCTCTGGCCGCAATCACAATATACGGTATCCTCTTCCAATATGTCTCCACAGCAAGGACATCTCCCTATAAGACCGACATAGCTGTCTCCGTCTTTTACCTGGGATATTGATTTCACTTTCTTCGCTGTCTGCTTCTCCACCGCCGTCCGGCACTCTTCCAGTGCGTTTATTGCCATTGCATAAGCATTTTCAAAAGATTTCCCCCATGATGTATCACACGGAATCGCTTTTCCAAGTTCGTTACAATCAAATTTTAATTCTTCAATTGCTTCATTCTCCGTCATGTTTACACCTCCAACAGCTCCGGATTATCAATCGCATTACCGATTACCTCTATTTCGCCGAAATCAACATCGAAAAATCCGTACATAGCACATCCGCATTGTGCCAGTTCCCATGCTGCGTAATTCTCACTCCATCTAATCAGATATGGCTCTTTATCATCATCATTATGCTTTATGGCAATGTCATTCTCGAAGATCAGTTTGTTGTTCTTATCAGGCATTGCGGTGCACTGGCAGACGGTTTCTGGGTCTACTTTGACCATGTTCGGGATATCATTGGTCATTCCCCATAGGATATATCTTCTCTCCCAGATACCATATAAATATCCTTCCACCCATTCCCCATTATCAATCCGCTTTCCACGGGATAAAAATCTATTCTGCATCATTTTCCTCCATTTCTGCTTTTACCGCCTTACTATAAAATGTCTTTGTGCACATTCCGCACTCCCTTGCCGCGTCCTCTATTGTGATGTGTCTGGCTCTCCAATTCCTACGCATCTGGTCAAAATTCTCCGGCAATGGAATTGATGGTCTGCCAAATTTCACACCTCTGGCTTTTGCTGCCGCAATTCCCTCTGCCTGCCTCTGCCGGATATTGGTTCTCTCATTCTCTGCCACAAAGGAAAGCACCTGCAATACAATGTCACTCAGGAATGTACCCATAAGGTCTTTCCCCCGCCTCGTGTCAAGCAGCGGCATGTCCAACACCACAATATCAGCTTCACGAAAACGTGTGATTCGGCGCCATTCCTGTATAATTTCATCATAGTTTCTTCCCATCCGGTCAATACTTTTTATGTACAGTACATCTCCTTTTTTCAGTTTGCGATAAAGGATTTTATATTTCGGGCGGTTAAAATCCTTACCCGACTGTTTATCCATATAGATATTTTTGTCCTCTATGCCCTGTTTATGCAATGCATCAAGTTGTCTGGCTTCGTTCTGCTCTTTGGAAGAAACTCTGATATAGCCATATTCCATTGCTATCCCTCGCTTTCCATGTACGGCTCCGGCAGCGGCATCCAGGCTGTGACATTTACACTATCAATATCATCACCGAGGACAAACCGTCCTCCCAAATATTGTACAAAGCAACAACGGTTTCGATATGTATCCCATCCAATTACACTATTAAGAGATTCTTCCGGCAGTCTCTCACTTACTGGAATCCATCCGCTTTCCTGCTCCAAAATCCTGTTGATTTCTTCCTCTGAAACCACTTTTGTTAGTGGAGAATACCCACAGGCTTCTGTCGCTGCCTCAGATATCTGGTTTTTAATCCTGCTTATTTTCATTCTGATCCTCACTTTCCGGCAACATAGCATATTTATAGCTACTCATTTTACCGTCGTATGTGCTCCATGACGTTTTTCCGTAATCCCATGTATAAACCGTTTCATCTTCATATTTTGCAAAATGTTCTTTGCTCCACGCAAAAAGTTCAGAATCTCTGACCAAAATCGGTGTATCGACTGGAACTTCGCTCCAATCAACATACTGGCCGTTCGCCCATTCTTTTGCTTTTTCTCTGCAACGACCAGCATTTCTAATGTCATTATCGCAAAAATCGCATTTATCGCAGACTCCCCTGCATTTTTCCAGTTTCCCATTAATTAACGCAATATTGCATCCATCACATGCAATATTTAAAATCTCTTCCGCATATTTTTCTCTATTCAGCATCCTTTTTCTCCTTCCCATACCGCAACTGATACGGTACTTCCTTAAAATCTCTCAATGCATCCGGGTTTGGATGCTTCGGCATTCTCGTCTGACGGTTTTCCATCTCTGCTATGATTCTGCGTCTCTCTTTGCTTTCTCTGTGCAATTTATACCTCCGTCATTTTCCAAGACTGTTTACAAGCTGTTCTGACCTCGTATAAGCCTTATCCAACAGTTCTAAATATTCATCAAAGGAAATCTGTGCTTTTTCAGATAACTCCCTCGGATAACGCTCTAACAAAGCCTTAATGCACTGTTTCATGTCTCCAAAATATCCGATTGTTCGAACGCTTTCTTTTTCATTGCCGTCCTTATCCTGTCCGGCATATCTCTGTCTCAGGGTGTGATTCAGAGAATCAATCTCCACAAAATATCCATTCTGCAGTTCCACAGTTAACTTGTCCATCAACCATTCCTCCTATATTTCATACGTCTTTCCGATAAAACGCTTGTCAATGTACTTACATTCCCATTCCAAAACACTTGCGATCCCTGTCATGGTTTCATATCCGGTAGCAAGGCAGTTAATTAAATATCTGATTCTCTCATAAACCTGTCTGATCTGATTTCCCGAAAATTTAAACTGTGTTTTAAGGCAGACACCCAACATAGCAAAATAATTAAATACCTGTGCCAGTAAAAACTTATTTGCCTGTATCATGCAGTTCGGTGCAATCTTTCTCTCTACCAGATAAAAGCTCTCACGATACGGAATCTTATTAGTTTCCTCTCGCACGTCAATCTTGCATTTATCTTTCAGATAAAAACCAAGTTCCTCGCCTGTCGTTCCATCCTTTGCATTCTCCACATATGCATCAATAGTCTGCTCAACCTTTATGATTCTTTTGTGTCCGAATCCGAACTTATCATGCAGTGCCTGATATGCCATCATACGGACGTTATAATAGGATTCCTCTATCAGATAATCCGCATTGCTTTGTGCCTTGGCGTGTCTCTGTATTCCAATCAGTTCACTCTTGGAATATCCAAGTGTCTGCATCCGCTTTTTCTTTCTTGCCAGTGCATTACTCATTTGTTCTTCCATCTCCTCTCTACATCCTCAAAATGGCTAAATACAAGACTTTGAACATATTTTGATATATTTGTCCGTGCATATTTTTTAATTAGCATTTCCCATGCTTCCATCATTCCTTGGAACCACTCATCTTCGTTATCAGCTTCATAAAACTGCTGCCGAAATTTATAATAGTCATTAAAAAACTGCCATTCTTCGGAACCTTTTTCAAATTTCTTACTTGCCATAATCATTCACCTTTTAATCAAATGGTGTGATGCCACATACTTCTCGGAAACCGTCTTTCTGTCGCATCCGTGCTTGAATCTGTTCAATGGTTTCGGTTCGCTCGATGAATCTCATGTGATCACCGTCAAATTGGAGAACTTCTTTTAAATGTGTTCCCTGCCTTTGCTTTTCAATTTTCCATCCCTTATATTGACCATCCTCATCAAGATTCCATAACAAGATAATGTTTGATGCATCCTGCTCAACGTCTCCGGATTCTCTCAATTCTGCCATGGTTGGCTCTTTTGTTTCTCTCATCTCTGATATTCGATTAAGCTGAGACAGTACGATAATTGGCACATGCAGTTCCATAGCCAAGGCTTTGATAGCTTTTGAAATATCTCCGACCTCGGATGCACGGTTACCGAATCTTCGATCAGCCTTGATTAACTGCAAGTAGTCAATCACGATCACATCATATCTTTGGTGCCTGCATTCTGCCCGGATTTCACTTACCGACTTCGCGCCGGTTGAAATAGTGATGCTATACCCGGAAAGTGTTTCATTCGCCTTGTCGAATGCTTCTTTCTCCCCACCAAGAAAAGCCTTTGCCCGGCGAACCCTTGTTAGACCGATTTCAGACATTCGAGAAACGAAACGCTCATACACCTGTGATTCGTTCATTTCAAGGTTATAGTAGCCAATGTTGTAATCCTTTTCTGCCATCTGCCCGATCATTTGCGTAACGATTGCAGATTTTCCAACTCCCGGTCTTGCGCCAATTACAGTAACGTCTCCGCCTTCCAAGCCGCCAAGGCAATCATCTGTTCGATAAAATCCAGTTTTTATCAATCCCTCGCCTACATGCTCATTGAAATAATTCCCTTTATTTTCTGCAACAATCTGCTTCATAGTTTTTGAGTGAACGGTTTTGTTTTCTTGGATTTCTTCGAGTTTCGTGAGAACTTCAGCTATAGAATTGTCAATATCACACGGTCTAAGGCTCACTCTCTGGAAAAGGCTTTTCGTTTCCCTTGCCCGCCAATCCTTAATGACTGCATCCGCATAACTTTTTATTGCCGTTGAGACTGGGGTAACAGATATGCATTCTTTCAATTCGCTTGCAATTATTTCCGGCTCCCATTTGTGGTTTTCAAGTGTCTGAGACAGTGAAACGACATTAATATTTTCTCCGCGATCATACATGGCAAGCATTTCAGCAAAAGCATCTTGGCAAAATTCCGTACTAAACATTTCCGGCTTTAATTTGTTATAAACCTTGTACATGGAATCATTGTCAATCAATACACATCCGATCACTCCAATTTCTGCTTCCGTCAACTGCTCTCACCTCGCTTTCGTTTCTCAACTTGACGAATCCAGTAATCGCAATCCTCTTTCAGCCAATCACCATATTTCGGAATATAACGATAATTTGTATCATCTGGATTCTTCTCTATATAGTCAGTAACATATGCCACTGTAGCCTCATATATCAGCTTTGCAACGGCTTTTCTGTTCGGTTCGATAACTTCTAAAAGCTTGTCCATCCATGCTACCTTGGCAGACGTTAACGACGTTTTCTTTGGATATGCATTGATCGTGTATTCCCATCCCCATTCCGCGTCAAAGTCCAAATCAGATGCAGGCACGCTTTCTTTTGTATTTTCTTTCTCTATCTCTATATCTGTATCTATATCTTTCTCTATATCTTTCTCTACATTGCAATTTTGTTGCAAAATGTTGCACTCCGTTGCTCCACTGTTGCATTGCAACGCTTTTTGTGCATTTTCCCTAGATTTACGACTTCTACGAGTGCTTGCCGTCTCGCTTCCTAAGTTATCTTGCACAAAAGGCAACTTGTACTCAATGGAATCTGATGTTTCAAGCAATCCGCAGGAAAGAAGATACTGAATCGTTACTTGAACATTGATTTCGTCCTCGTCAATATCAAGGGCGATCTCTTTGTAAAATTCATCTTCCAATCCGGAATATTCCAGATAGCCACCTTTTTTCAACGACAACAACTGCATCTTAAGGTATATGATCGTGTATGTATCGCCGCCTGCCATCTTTCGGAGTTTTTTGATTCGTTTGCTATCAAAGAAATCATCCATCAGTTTAAGCCAGTAATACCGCTTATTCTCCGCCATTTTCACTACCTCCAAGCAATTCAATAACCTTTGCCCCAGCATCTTCCGGGCGACAAAATACGAACTCAACGCCATACTTAAGTTGCATTGTCAGCATAGCTTTTGCCAATACCTTGCCAGATGTCGGCTTTGTTTTCGGTAGCGATACATTCAGCAATTTTCCAAGTGTGTGCATATATGCAATATTGTTATACCGGTCCACTCGTGGATTATGCCATGTAAATACATCATTGACGGAATACACCTTGTCTGTATTTTCAATAAGCACATATAGCTTAATTCCGTTGTTCTGCGCCAAAATACACTCGTCACGGAATCTCGGATGTGCTTTTCCGCAGATATTCCCTGCAATTTCCTGCATGTCCTTTTTCGTGTCAACGGAAACATCATATGTGCCAAGAAAATCCATCTTTTTAAGTTCCATTTTTCTAGCTGATTTTCTATGGATAACATCCGCTACCTTGTCTGTGGCAATTATGTAATCTCCAACCGGCAATGGTGCACGCAAGACTTCCATATCGTGGCTTTTGAAATATCTATTCTTAAGGATATGCAAGCCCTCTTTCTGTCCTTTATCCTCAATTATTAACACGTATTCTCCTTTCTGGCGGTCACTTTCAGCAACCGCCAAAGGTATCTCATGGCTTTCAATTTAGTTTTTTGTGATATATTAAAATTCCTTGCCAAAACATCAGATACCGCATAAATTGGTTTCTTTTAGGTAAATACCAAGGTGTTGCAACCTATTTTAATATTCAAGATTGAATGTAATTCTTGGGTTATATACGCTACCCTCGCTATCGTCGATTTCATAAAAATCGACATCTTCATCGAACTCTGCAGTTACGGTTGCTTCCTGCGTGTCGTTCTCATTGTTCCTGTCAAATTCCGCTTCAACATCGGTATCGAATTTCGCTTTTACATGGAACTCCACTTCTGTATCTGGCTTAAACTGCACCAGATCTTAAATCAACTCATATACTTTCATGCCGTCTCCTTTCAGAACGGACAAAGGTTCATATCAACCTCTAATCCTTTTTCTGCAATATAAACATTTGCTCCATATTTAACTGTTTCTTCTGTCTTTTGTTTGAATAATGCCGAATCTGCTGATTTATCTGATAAGTGAATTAGAACGACATTTCGCAATGCCGGATTATCGTTAGTAGAAATAAAGTCAAGTGCCGTTGGTAAGCTCATATGACCTCTTAATCTGTGTTCGTAATTTGGCTCTTCTCGGTTCACAAACTGCATATCATAGTTGGCTTCCACCATGATGTGATTAACACCATTAAATCTCCATCTGACGTATTCCGTGTCTGTTGCATACACCAAGCTGCCAATATCCGGGTGTGTGATGTAAAATCCGTAGCAGGGGCACTCTGAACCGTCTCCGTTGTTGTGTAGCCATCTGCCGGACTTATCCCGGTTTTCAAATGCTCGTATGCTAAAGCTTTCTTTCCCAAACTGTAGGATATTTCCATCTATCAATTTGAACGGCTCCCACACTGGAATACCGGCTCTAACATACTGAAAGAAGTACTGATGATGGTCTGAATGTATGTGGGTTGTGATTACTGCTTTAATCTTTCGCACATTGAAATCCAGTGCTTTCTTAACTTCCATAAACGGCAACCCTGCTTCAATAATTAACGCTTCGCTTTCATTTTCCAGTATGTAGCAATTACCGGATGAACCAGAGCCTAAGGCTTTAAGTTTCATACCTCTTTCACCTCAATTTTCAAATATGTGTTTATTATCGATTATCCAAGGATGTTTCGTGTAGTCTATATGGCTTGCCGCATTTGCAACTGTTTTCCGTAGCATCTTTAAATGTTCCTCACAATGCTTTCTTCCAGATACCGCCGGTCTACCACAGATTATGCACAATCCTTTATCCTCCCGGTACTCCCTTTGGCTTGTGGACTTCTCGCACGAACGCCTCTTTGCCAAACACCTGTTGCATAAAACAGTTCCGCATACTGCATTACGTTTTCCACACTTCGCGCATATTCCACTGGACTTATTCATGTAATATCTGGTACGGACTCTTTCTTTCCGTGCTTCTGCCTGTTCCGGTGTTTCCCTTGCAAGTCTCTTAGCTTCTACCTTCGCTTTCTTCTCCCGGCACTCAGCGCACATTTTGTACTGCGTTCCCAATATGCCTTTGTGACATCTGGAGCATATACCAAGAGATACATAAGGGTCTTCCGCTTTTTCTCTCATTCGGCATCCTCCAAAAACCATATTCCTTCCGGTTTTAAAAAGTTGCCCTGAACAATGTTCTTTCTGAATATACTTTCTGCTGTCGGTGCAAGATCCGTAAGTCTCTGTATGCTCTCTTCTATGTTGTCTGCCAGAATATCAATGCCGAATAATGTCTCTGCAGCTTCCGTTTCAGTCATTCCTATTGACAGTTTCCGTTTCAAGATTTCCACAAGGAAATTTCCAGTACCACACGCAGGCTCCAACACTGTTCCTCTCCAACACTCTGCACCACCATTTTCATCTTCCAACATATTGCACATCTTTTGTACCATCCAGCCCGGCGTATAAACTTCTCCAAACTTTTTGACGCGTTCTCGGCTTTTTGTAATTTTTTCTTTCTGCCTATTTTCCATTTCTGTGATAAAACTCACTCCTCACATCAATAATCTGTCTTGTCTGTCCCAACAATGCCCGATTATGCTTTGCCCTCTGCTCATTGTCACAGATAAATTGCTTGCAAATTTCTGGTCGAACCGGATAGATTCTGCATTTCTCGCAACTCTTATCCGTATCAAGAAAAGGGAATGTCATATCATACGTTCTATTCGCAGTGGGAAGAAGATGTTTGCACTCTTTGATATGGTTCTTACGAATATATCTGCGAATGGTATCTACTTCTTTTCTGCTCATTGGTAAAAGATTGGAACAGCAGTTACCGCATTGGCTACATTTCCCATCTTTGCAAAAGTTGTAAATGTTATCTTCCATTCCTTTCTGTACGGATTCTAAAAATGATATAACTTCCATATGCTACTCCAATTCTTCCTCTGCCGGAAACTGAAAGATAGCATTGCTAATGCATTCTATTTTTGACGGCTGATTTTCTGTTTGCACCATAATACCGCATTTCTTTAATCTTTCAAATTTCTTTGCCACATCTTCCGAAACATCAACATTCTGCATTACGATAGGCATACCGATATATGCATATCTAAGCATTTCCATGGCTTTCTTTGCTTTTTCTTCCGTGGAATATTTAGCTGTTATTGAAGTCTCATTGTCTCCGATTGCCTGCATCCGGACAAATGCTGCTTCTTTCGCCCTTGTATCAATAAAAACAATGCTATTTTCGTACGGAAAATCCAATGTGCCGTCCTGTGATATAACTCTCATACATCCACCTCTAATCTTTCATAAAGTCCGGTACGCTTTCGTCATTCTCAACGACTTCTCCGGCTACTTTTTCTGGCTGTGGTTCAACTACTTCGCTCCCGGTCTCAATAACTTCGGATTCAGCTACGACAAATGGCTCTGAATTGGCATTTTCCGCAATTTCTTCCTGCGTCTGCTGATAAGTTTCATCCATCTGCATAAGAGACTGTTTTGCAATAGCATTAAGGTCTTTTGGATGCTTTTTGATTGCATTATTACGCATCTTTCGAACAATCATGGATTCCGATGTATCAAGCCATGCGGCACTCATATATGGTCTTGCAACTTCACAAGCAAGCATATCTTCCAATGTTTTGCATTCAAGAATAGCCTCTATAATTTCATCTTTCTTAGACTTAATTTCTGCTTTCTGTTTATCGGTCGCCTTGCGCTTATTCTCACAGATGCCGAATGTTTCATTCAAAAGATTGTTGCGTACATGAGCCAAAAGATTTCCTTTCACGCCTTCACGTTCCGCAATCATGTATTCAATCTTTCCACAGTCCATCTCAACCGGATAAACGACACGTATTACTTTCTGCGACAATCCTTTTTCTTCCCATTCTGGCGGAGTAATCTCGACACCTTTATGTTTCGGGTATGTAAATTCATCTCCTTCTTTCACAAGCCATACCGGATAAACCTTTTTAACACCAACACCGAAATTACGGAGAAGTGCATCGTTTCCGTCTCCCTCAATACCCATTTCAACCTCTTTATACCAATTTCCATTAGCATCCTGCTTATTTCTCAACTGGAAATAGCACTCTCTCGGCACGGCATTTGCATTAAGTTTAAGGCTGGAAACCTGCCCGATAACCTGTCTCAAATTAGAACCATTCAGATTTTCCATAGCCGCCTTATTCGATGTAACAAGGTTGTAAATAGCACTCATAGATGCCATAACGCACTGTTTGGAATAATCATCAAAGGCAAGACCATGTTCTGCAAAATCACGCTCCATAAGTCCGGTATACTGATTTGCGTAAAATGAAAGTCTTGTATTCATTTCCTGCTTAACTGCAACTTCCTGTTTCTTTGTTTCTGCCATAATTATTTTTCCTCGCTTTCCATGATGATTTTTAATTTGTTTTCTTCTATTTCAAACTTTTCTTTTGCCGATTTAAGTTCCTTTTCTGCGGCTTCTCTAAACTTTTCCTTTGCATAATCGAAATTCGGCTTTGTAAGGAAAATATTTTCATAATAGCCAGTAATTTTCCCTTCGTCCTCTTTTCTAACAAAGCTCATGCAATTTGGAAAACCTCTTTTCTTATCAACTGGATAATATGTCTTTGGTTTTTCAATCACTTCCACTTCTGTGACGGAGATTCCGTCCGAATTAAGTCCATAAAAATAAAGTTTCACTGCTTTTCCTCGCTTTCCTCACATTTCTTCACAATCGCCACCTTATCAGCGCCGTAGGTTTCCACCCACTTCATATCCACGGTTTCATCTGTAACTGTTAGCTTTGCACCTTTGGCATTTACAACGGTATCTCCGGCTTTTACATCGTCTGATGTAGCAAATATATATGACCGGATCTGGTTTGGATATTTTGCTTTTATGTAATTCATTCTGATACCTCCTCAATCTCTCCATTTTCAATCGTATACCAAGTATCCGGCTTGATATTTTCCCCATCAACCTGCACCATCTTTGCGCCGTTAAGAACCCATGCACTCTGGTTATTTCTGTCATATTCCGTATTATCTTCTGAACCAGTGTATTCCCAGTCTGCAAAAACAAGAAACGAGCCAATAACACCCTTTGCTTTTGATTTGTAACCCCAAGCAACAGCGACCGCATCTTTGTCTTCTGCCGAGGATGCTCCCTTGTATCCGGTTGCCGAGGATGCTCCGCAGTTTCCGGTTGCCGAGGATGCTCCGTAGTCTCCGGTTGCCGAGGATGCTCCCTTGTATCCGGTTGCCGAGGATGCTCCGCAGTTTCCGGTTGCCGAGGATGCTCCCTTGTTTCCGGTTGCCGAGGATGCTCCCTTGTATCCGGTTGCCGAGGATGCTCCGCAGTCTCCGGTTGCCGAGGATGCTCCGCAGTTTCCGGTTGCCGAGGATGCTCCCTTGTATCCGGTTGCCGAGGATGCTCCGCAGTTTCCGGCTGCCGAGGATGCTCCGTAGTCTCCGGTTGCCGAGGATGCTCCGCAGTTTCCGGTTGCCGAGGATGCTCCCTTGTTTCCGGTTGCCGAGGATGCTCCGCAGTCTCCGGTTGCCGAGGATGCTCCGTGATTTTCATCACTTTCAGCTTCCTTATTCACTCTTTTTACCGTATATTCGATTGCAGCTTTAACCAGTCCAGCAATGCTGATTTCTGCTCCGATCTTAATTTTTGTAGATGCTACCTTAGTATCATCATTATGTTTCTGGATTTCTCCGCTCTGCTCTACCTCGTGGTATACGCTTTCATTTGGAGAATAATAATTCAAGCAATCCAGCGGATACTCGCAAGCGTGAAATCCATGATCGCAAACTTCTACGCTTTCTTCCTCGTATTCCTTTCCCTCTTCGTACTGAAAGCCACGGCAAGTCATATCTTTATTAAATCCTTTGTAGGATTTCACAGCATTTCCCATCTATATTACCTCTCCTCCTGCCAACTTCTTTTCCTTTTCAAATTCTTCTTTGCTGCAAATCAATAAGCCGCCAATATAACCATCTGGGTTTGTAAGCAATCCTGTAACAATTTCATTTGGGATAGCGATTGTCACACTCCCCCATCCATCCCTGCCGCTATGAGCAGATTTAATATTCGACAATGGAGAAACCTTTAAGTCTTTGTTATTTTTCTGCGACATCCGTTCCATTATTCCTAATGTTCCAATATTCATCCTACACACCATCCACTTTCAACTGCTTGTCCGCTGATACGCTCAAAAGAATTAACTGTGCATCCATATCCGGCACATTGAACTCATTCAGCGATTCCGCGTTATCAACGAAAATCGGTACGCTTACACCGTATAACTCGCTAAGAGAACGGATAATATCAAGTCCGGCTACGATTCTATGACCACTGTTTAAAGCCGAATACGGAACGCCATTCACAGTACACTCACAACAATCTTTCATACCGCCATTTAACTGCATTTCAAAGAGTTTGAAATTTACGGTCTTGAAATGGCTGTTAATAGATTCTGAAACCTTATCCAGCTTGAAACGAATGAACTCTTCCAAGAGATAAAGCATCTGTTCCTGATCGGCAACTTTCTGCCCGATTTCTTTCTGCTCGTCACGAAGCGTTTCGATACGATCATCAATCGCCACATTGTTAGCCGCCTGCGCAATAACCTTGTTCACCTCTTCAAGCTGACTCTGCAGATCGGCTTTCTCGGCTTTTAAATCAGTAACAACCTTGTCTGCGCCCTCGGATTCAACCTTTGCAATATCAGCAAGAATCTTGTCATGCTCTGTTTTCAGCTTCACATACTCTTCATTCTGCGAATAATCAGCTTCTGCCGGGATCTCGGATAACTGCTTTGCATAATCATTCTGCTTTGCAAGTGCCTTGGATTCCTGCTCTTTGAGTGCCACAATGTCTTCCTGCAACTTGGCGTTTTCCTTTGTCAATCGCTCAATATCAGCCTTGCAAGCGTTGCCCTTGTCAATCAGACCTTTAAGTTTTGCGCCCTTTGCATCATCAAATGCTTTGCGTGCATCCTCTAACTGCTTGGTGGCACGTGCCTTGGCATCTGCCTTTTTCTGCTCAAAATCAGCCTTAAGAGACTCAATCTTATCCTGCGGCAACTTCTGACCACATAAGGAACAAACCGTTGTAGATTCATCAAATTTCCACTTGGATTCGTCAAAGAGATATGGCATTTCATCAAATGCCTTGGAAAATTCTGCATTGTATTCAACACCAAGATTTTTCCGCTCTGCATCTGTATCGGAAATTGTCTTCTCATTTGCCTTGATCTGATTTTCCGCAGACTGAATCTGATTATGTAAGTCATTGAACTCTCGTGTTGCATCATCCTTGGCACTGTCAAGACCTCTACGTTTTGCGGAAAGTTCGTCATTCATGACCTGCATAATGCCGGACATATCAAATTGCAACTGCATTTCCTTGCTTCTCAAATCGCCTAACGTGCTACCGGCATTCTCCATTTTCTTGTCACATTCAGCGATTCTTCTTACCAGATCTACCTTTGCAAGTTCCTGCTCTGCCACGTCAACATCAACCTTGGATTTCTCGGCTTCATCAATACGTACCGGAATCTCTGACTGTTTCTTTTTCCACTCTGTAAGAGCTTTCTGAAATTTTGCACGAATATCATCCGTGGACGGTGCTTTCTCCAACTCGCCGAGTAATTGGGCATACTTAGCATCTGTCTGCGCCAGTTCAACATCCGATACATCCGTTACAAGGCGCATCAGAATATCCCGCTGCTCTTTCCATTTCATGGAAGAGAAATACTGCGGATTGGCCAGCATCTTGAACATATCCTCGCTCTGTGCCAGACTGGAAATATATTCTTTGAAATCAGCTTCACTTTTTGGATAACCGTCAATCTCAAATGAATTGACATTTCCCTGCAATGCAACAGTATCAGTACCACGTTTCTTAACCCAATTCTGCTTCTGAACCTTTGAAAGTTCCACTTCTTTCCCATCAACGTCAATAACTCCCACAACCTTAATTTCTACATTATCAATGCGGTTGCCGTCCTTATCCAGTGGTCGAACATTGAACTTTTCCTCTCCGGCACTATTCTTGTTAAACAGAAGCCATGTAAACGCATCGAAGATTGTTGTCTTTCCTGCGGCGTTCTGTCCTTTAATACTTGTCTTATTAGAGAAATTCACATCAAGGCTCTTAATTCCCTTGAAATTCTCCATATGTAATGATCTAATTTTCAGTTTCATTTTCCTTCTCCTTCCACTCTTTATATTTTTTAAGTGCCTCTTCAAAGCATGCTTCATCGTCAATATATCCAAGAGCTGACTCTATAATTTTTGAATTAATAGTTGTTCCCTTTTTCCCCATCAGCTCAATGTCTCTTTGGTGCTCATTTGCAATAATGGCACATGCTGTATGAACTTTCGTCCTGCATGCAACCAGATCTGCATATTCTTCAACGGAAATTGTAACGGTATTTTCTGCCATCTTAATTTTCCTCCTCTAATACATTGATTTTGCTTACAGACACCTCGTATGCTGTTCTCTGTTCTTCTGTTCCATCTTCATATTTCTTAATATATCCGCGGCTCTGAATGCGTCCATTGATCTCAATATGAGTTCCTACTTCCAACTGACCAACAAATCTTGCATTTCTACCCCAAACAACACATGGGATATAATCTGATTTTCCGTAGGAACGATTGACTGCGATTAATAAATCTGCAATTTCTCTTCCAAGCGTAGTTTTCCTGTAAATCGGTTCTTTGCATACATATCCGTCAAGCTGGATTTTGTTCAAATCTGTATGCTCTCCCGGATTCGCTTTTTCAATTTCACAGACGAATACATATAATAACAGACAATTTCTCTTTTCCTCGTGTTTGTTATAAGAACGATACACACCGGAAACATTAACGGCAGTGCCCGTGTATTTATCGTTCAGATTGATTAATCTCTCTGAAATAATTAATGGGATAATATCAGCCGTCCCACTTAATCTATCCACTTTGAGGTACATATTATAAAATCCCTCTCCAAACACCTCATGGTTAAATTCCGGCTCTGAGATAATCGTTCCTGTAAGTTCCACTTTATTGTTTTCTGCTCTCATATTTGAATTTCTCCTTTTCTTATGCTAAAATAGGCGCAAATAGCTTATGCTATTGCTTTGATTGGGAATCATTCAGCTTTGGTCGGTTCGGATGATTCCTTTTCTTTTTCATAACTTCTTTATAATAAGGAAGTTTCTCTTTATCTTCGTTGCTGTCGCATATATAAATAATTCCATCGTCTGTTTCTTCATCTTTAAAAACATGATCCTCGACTATTTCTTCTGCTTCCTGCCAGTCTCCATCCACTTTGCATCCTATGTAGATCAGTAATAATCCACCTAACACAGGAATAGCTACCATCGGATTTACTGTTGCATCTGCGCTGATTCCAAGAAAAAAGAGTAACGCACCGGCTAATTCAATTACCTTTGCTAACTTCTTCATAGACACATCACTCCTACCACTTATAGGAACCATTGGCAATCTCATCACCATACAAGGAAACAAAATCTGTTATTAATGCGATAAACTCTGAATTTGTCGGTTTTCCTTTTTCCACTGAAACCGTATAGCCAAAAATTTTGTTGATCGCATTTGTATTGCCATTTGTCCAAGTAACTTCTATCGCGTGCCGGATTGATCTTTCTACTCTCCAGACTGTATCGCTGTTTTCTTCTGCGATTTCAGTATAGAGTCCTTTAATAATGCTGATAAGTTTACTTCTGTTTTCAAGACATTTCTCAACCGCACTGATTATGTAACCGTAACCCTTAAGGCTATGTTTTACGCCGATCTGATCTAATGTCTTTCTTAATGCAATGTTCATCTGTCTATCCATGAATACCTCCTGGTAATCCTTTCCAACTCCGTATCTGATTGCCATTTCCTTCACAATAGCTGTATATCCCTCGATCAACTTCTTATCCTCTGCAATAATATCCACATAGGATAATTTGTCCCTGGTTGATTTACAGATACCCTCGTCAGCCATTCTCCTGCGCTTGTTAGTCAGCCGCTGCTTCAGATTTACACCCATTCGCTTTGACAACAGTTCGTAGCTTTCGGCTCTTACTTGGCTGTATGCCTGTCCGCCACCAAGTTCCATGCTGATTTTTCTTAAAATATTTCCAGTATCATCACGCCATGATGTTGTATCAAGTGCAACCACTTCTCGGATGCTCTCAACTCTCCGTTCCACATGGTTCAGTTGTTCCGCCTGCCGTTTCTGTTCCAGTTCCATTTTTGCCTGTCCATCAGCAATGGCATAAAACATTTGCATTTGTGGCGAAAGCTGTGAACGGTTGATTGCCATTTCTTTTGCCTTATCCTCAAGCGTTGCAAAATAATCTCTTGCAAGTTCACCTTTATGGTTTTTCTGGGTCATGGATAGCTTTCTAGCAAACTTGGAAGTCAATTTAAAATCTTCTCTCTTTTTAGTTCCAACTCCCGACTCGTACTCAAGTACGAACCGAGTAAAATCAATGTTTTCTTCTGCGAACTCGTTTTCAGTAATGTTTGTCTTGCACCACTTTGAATAATTGCTTGGGTTCAGCTCCAAGAAAGAATATAGCTTGCTTGCTGTAGTCATTCCGTTTTCATCGACACCAAGTGCAATTTCGATTGGTGTCTGCATTTTGGTTGTTTCTAAATTGTTCATTCATTCTTCTCCTTTCCGGATTTTTGCAATAAAAAATCCAACTACCGCTTGATAGTTGGAAAATACTGGTTGTCTCTATTTTGCTTTGTTGATACAATTAATGTACGGCGGCGGCCATCATGAAAGGAACTGTTATCATGAAAATCGTTAGTATACTTATCTCATTATTGGTATGGCGTGTTACCGGTTACGACTTCTTCATAATTCTAACCGTAACATCCATGACAATCGACCTATACAAAGGATTTAAAAAAGTACAAAAGAGATTAAATAAAATACTAAAGATGATGCGGAAAATAAAGCAATAATGTAACTCATTTCCTGCCGCCGTCGCATATTAATTGTATCAACTGATTTCCTGTGTTACAAACACATTTAATCTGCAAATTCCGACAAATTTCTCAACTATCAATATCTTGTTTTCTATTCTTCTGTTTTTGAGTTCCCAGTCTCTTCTACTGGCTGATTTTTTGAAACGCTTGCTGAACCCTCAACCATGCCAAGAACGTAGCCTTTCTGAAAGTCGTTCATTTTTGGAATGGCTTCTTTGAGTTTTTCAACAACTTTCTTTTCCTGTTCGCTCATTTATTTCACTTCCTTTCTGTGATATACTTTCCTTATTTAATAGGAAAGGTGGTGTAAATATGGATAGTGGTTATTCTGAAACATTCGCTACATATGAAACTGTTGATAAAGGTATATATGTATGTATGCAATGTGGCGGTAAAAATAAAAAGGGAATCGTCACTGTAAAGCAAGGCGAAATGCTGCCAGAATGCAAAGAATGTGGATATACTACATGGATTAAAGTAATGTAGGATTTTTAAACACTCTTTTTTCTTCTTCGAGCGTTTGGTTTGTAACCGCCAAGTTATTATCAACCAAATGCTCAATGAGGAAAGTTCTTTTTACCACTCTCGGTCCGCCTCCACATACTTGTGAAACATGCAAATACATTTTCCCATCTTTAATAAATGGAATAATAAGTATGCTCTGCAAAAACTTCCACTTCACAAAATGCTTATTAAAAAATGCAACGGCACAATCCTTGATTTTTTTCATCATCTCTTCTCCTTTCTGGTAACTTTTTAAGTTACTTTCTTTGCAAAAAAAATATCCATTGGATTTTGGATGTGAAGGTTATCAATCATAACCTGAATTTCGTCACTTCCGAAAACGCCCTTACTCATTCTCATATAAAATGTTTTTGGCGTAACTCCAATCATTTCCGCAACATCAGCCTGTGTTTTGCCATTTTCAGCAATAACGCCGCGAAGTTTGTTTGTATCAACCATCTTACTACTCCTTTCTAACTTCGTAACTTTTGAAGTTACTTTCATTATATTCCATTTTGGTAACTTGTCAAGTTATTTTTTTCTTGACGAGTAACTTTTTTGTGTTATAATAAAGTTACCAATAGGAAAGGAGGGAAACTCAAATGACAATCGGAGATAGGATAAAAAAGCAGAGAGAGCTTTTAGGTATTTCACAAGTAGAGCTTGCAGAGAAAATGAAAGTTTCAAAGCAAACACTATATAAATATGAAAACAACATTATTACTAATATTCCAAGTGATAAAATAGAAATTATTGGGAAAGTTCTTGAAGTTTCTCCATCTTATTTAATGGGTTGGGAAGATAATTTAGAAAATGCACCAGATATTCTTCCAGACCTTATGTCGGATAATGAATTGCTAGATAATTTGAAAATGCTAATGGAACTTAGCAAAGAACATCGACAGACTATATTTGACAATATAACCTATTGGCATGAAAAAGAGGGGCACTAAATGCCCCACTTTTTTTTGAATGAAAGTATTGTGTTATATAAAAATTTCAAAAATCGCTCGTTGTCGCACTTAACGACCATTTCAGTTATTTTTTCCTTGTAAAACGCTGTTTCCTCATTGCAATCTTTTTCCCCCATCTTATTCTCCTCCAATCATTCCGCACTTCCGATAGCGATACACAAATTATAGAACTTATGTTCGATACCGTCAACCCCATTTGACAAATTGCTACAAATTACAAACTCGTTTGTAGTTGAGGGACAAGAAAACGCCTTATCCCGCCCCTCAGCCAGAACTTGAAGTGCCCTTATCGGACAATTTTATTTTACAAATTTTCCCGCAAACATTCAATTTCTTTCGGTCGCAAGTTTCGACAGTTAAATTTCTTATTGTCACAGAATGTCGATTGATTAGTTTAAATTTTGTTAAAAAATTAATTACTGGTTGAAAATTATGCATCTGCCAGTTATCTGTGATGAATTTTAAGTGCATAATTTTCCTTTCTGCCCGTAGGCTTGTTATTTAAAAGAGCCGGCTACACAACACATGGTCATGTAATCGGCTCTTAGGCTCTTGATTTTATTATATTTCTACATAGTTTTTCTTTTGTGCCAAGTTGTCCGCTTTGTTCGTAAAACAGCAGTTTAACAAATAAGCATTACATTAGAATTGAAAAAAGTGATTGGTCCGGAACCTTAGGGGACTTCATACCGCTACAGGATTCCACTGAAAAAGTAATTAATCTGATCGCACATAATGAACTTGACGACACCTATCCTGCTGTACGTGTTGGTCGGGCTGATGCAGATCACGATGGTAATGATATTCCGACCACATATTTAAAGAAATCCGACGCCAAAACCATGTTCAATACCGGATACCGTCAGGTAAGCAGTAACGAATTTAATAAATACTTCTCCGATACATGGAGTTATGCAGGCGCGGACGGATTATCTATTGATTCCGGAACGTGGCTGGTAAATTATTACTGTTGGGTTTCTGAAAGTTCTGCCGTGGATGTTATATCATTAAAAAGTACCGTCGATCAGGCGATTGGAATCACCGCCCCAAATAACGGAAACGGTGGCACGTGGCTGACCATGCATGAAATAATATCCGGCAAGGCAGTTAACAACTTAAAGTTTTTGATAAAAGTGCCAAAAGCGGTGACGTTCGGGCAGATCAGTACAAAGATAACTGCTATAAAACTGTGTTAAATATTAAATATATAAAACGCAGACCTTAATTCTTATTGTCTGATAAGCTTGTGAAAAAACGTAAAATGAATATGGGACGTTATAATAAGTTGCTGAACCGACTATAACACCTATGTTATCTGAACCATTGCCAGCCATGGAGGCATCGTTGTGTGGACCGCCGCAGATAAAACCGCCAAGAATTGTGTGCCCCTGTGCTGTTAAATTATCAATTTCAGTGGTTTTTCCGCCGACATATCCCCAATAGGTATATTTTGGGAAAAATGCTTTGCTTTCATTGGTAGTAACGCCTTCGAACTCTATAACAATGGATTTCACCTTGTTTTTTTTAATAATATTATCAACCTCTGTCTGTGTATAATATTTCTTTAAACTGCTGTTTAACGATGATATCGCTCCCGTGCATGTCCCATTCCCAATCTTAGAAATATCCGTTGTTCCAAGCATTTTATAGAGATACCGCACATTCTTGAACATCTGTGACACCTTCGCAAAAATTGAAGAGTGTTTTTCGCCACTTGATAATTTCGATACATTCGTCCATGCTGACGATGATCCGTCTGCCACATCACTACTCGTAAAAGTTGCTGTATTCTCTGCTGTATCTCCACCAGTTGCCACTGCACCGACGTTTTCTGCTGTGAGTTCTACATTGCCCCTGCGGAAAGAATCTTCATTTACACCTTTGATTCCGGTAACTGGAGTTCCGGCAAGCACGTCCCACTTTTCATCTGATGTTTTATAAATATTGGCACCTGCCGGAATTACATTCCCGGCTCCCTCTTTAAAATCATCCGTGGTTGTAAATTCGTCTGAAATATTGAACATCCACCCTGTGCTAACATCCGCAAGTGCCGGAAGATCTGCAAATGCAACTGTTCCGTGTGGCTGCAATCCACCTTTAAGTCCTTCTGATACATCTTTTGCCTGCTGATAGTAATACTTGGCATTGTCAGAATCCTCGCCCTCTCTGCTTCCTGTACCACCAACAGCATAACTCTGTGCTTTGGTTGCACTATCTGCTGCAGATTCGGCTTTACCGATGATCTCTGTTGCTTTCTGCGTTGCGATTGTGGCTTTATCTATGGCGGTTCTGGCGGACTGGCTGGCAGATACCGCTTCACTTGTGGCTGTGGCTGCAGACTGACTGGCGGATGTCTCACTGGCTTTTGCGTTAGTCTCGGATATTGCTGCCGCCGTGGCTGACTTCGCCGCTGCTGTCTCTGACTCTTTGGCATTGGTTTCGGATGTTTTTGCCGCTGTTTCACTGGCTTTTGCGGCATTCTCACTTGCTTTGGCGTTTATTTCAGACATTGCCGCTGCCTGCTGGCTTGACTCTGCCTTTGCCACTTCCACTTTGATTTTCGCAAGATAGTTAGGCTCTAAATGCTTTTCCTCAATGCTTCCCTCTTTGACAATAGCTGATACCTTTCCGTCTTTGTCAATATAAAAAGCTACCGTATCAGAATCAAAGAACTCATACTGTGTAATCAGTGCCGACAGGTCTATGTACTGTTTCGTGCCATCAATCAGAGTCAGGATAATCTGCTGTGTGGTCGGGTTATAAACGAAGTTGATTGCGATTTTCTCCATCTGTGTATCAATCGTAATCTTAGAACCGTTCTTTTTTGTGATCGTAATGATTCCGGTCGATTCCTCAAAGGTCACGTCTGCAACAAGGGTAGCCACTTCTGTTTTCGTGGCTTTTGTGGTATCAAGAGTGATTACACGATCATCAATAACGCCAATAGCTGCGTCCATTTTGTTAAGATTGCTTTCATTAAGCGGTGTTTCATCACTCGGATAATTCTCCCAATTAATATCAATATGTGCTTTATTCATGATCCTCACTCTCCCTTTCCTTTGCAAGCTTCATCTGTTCCCGTTCTACTGTAACCTGTCGGTTTGCTTCTTCCTTGATCTGCTGCAGAATATCCTTAAACACCAGGTACTTAGCTTCGATTGGAACATCCTCGCACAAATTTACATAATTTATAATGTCGTTTTCAAATTCCCGGATTTTTGCATTTATCATAGATTTTCCACCTTTTCCTTTAACTGTTCTATCTCGTCATGCTGCAACTGCACTGTGGCAACCAGATCAGCAATCAGTTCCGTATATTTCAGTCCGTAATACTTTTTCCCATTGCTGTCTGAAAACGTTTTTGGACAAATATTCCACCCTTTTTCCGCTTTTTTCAAAACATCCTGTGCAATAAATCCATGATGGAACCCATCTTTTTCGAAATTATAACGATACGATTTTGCTCTTAAAGAATAAATAAACTCAGATGATTGCTTTTTGCTTAAATCTAAAATTGTGTTTTTTATTCTTTTGTCAGATCCATTAATTACTCCACCTCTGAATCCACCTACTCCGGTATCTCCGTCTAAATGGATCATCATGTGGTCATTATCGTTTGCGCCTTTATGCAATGAAACCTGATTATATTGAACCGTACATTTATGAACAGGACTTTCAAGCGTCCCTTCCACTGTTCGAAATCCATCCGTTCCCATCTGTACAAGTGTTCCACTGCGTTTAAATTCAATAAGGTTTTCTACAGACTCTTCCGCTTGAATATGCATATATCCCCCGGTCATTTCCATAGAACCTTTTAATTCAAGCAGTTTTGCTTTAATTTTGATGCCCTCGGCTGACTGGTTGATTTCTGAAATGACGCTGTCTTTTGATACTTTCAAGCTGATCTGCTTTGATGACTGCGTAATCGTACTGGACGCACTCGATGAAAGCTGCTTAAATTTCTTTATCAGAGTCCATTTGTATTTTCCACTGCTTATTCCACCATCTGGTTCGCAACCATAAAACTTTCCAGTATTCTGATCCAAAAAACTGTGTCCAGAATAATACGAAGATGCAGGGTATGTATCTTGTGGATTCCCGAAACCACAATGTGTAACGTCATAATCTTCGGTATCCCATACTGTTAAAGAAGCACTGACTTCTGACCGTATCTTAGTTGCGGTCACCTCTATCTCTCCGGACAAATCGCCCTCTGCTTCGCTTGCTCTCGTAACTTCCGCTGTAATCTTGTCCTCATTAATTTTAATAGCTGCTGCAAGTTCAACTTCCTGCCCCTGTGCTCTTTTTACTTCTGCTGTAATACTGCTCGCATTTTGCGTGATTCTCGATGATAAACCATCCGTTGTATTTTTAACTTCTGTGCGAATTTCGGTTGCGGTCTGCGTGATCTGTGACTGCAATCCCTTCTCAACATCAGTTATCGTGCTCTGTGTCTTTTCAATGGTTCGCTCCAACACATTGCTCTTGCCTTTGAGCTTTAAAATACTTTTCTGTATTCCGTTCGCCCCGTTTGTCCGGTACTCTTCCCCATCCGCTTCCAAATCATCACGCAAAGCCTGTATACCTTTCAGGGTTCTTTTCAGAATATAGGACTCAATCAGTTCATATCTGGTCGGCAGCCGCACTGCATCCCCGACCTCAAGACACGGATTTCCTTTGCAGTCCGCTGTAAACGGGCGGTAAACAATCCCTCTGATCTTGGAAAGGATATTTTTTGCAATGCCTTTCAGTTCTTTTGTGCCTTTGCCATATACAAGAAAATTATCCTCGATCACATAGGCATTGTCTCCGGTACCCACAATCACACCGATATCATTCTTCTGCTCCCGGATCTGTAACTTATTGATTGTTTTAACAAGAAAATCTTCATACTCAGCCGTTATATATAAATCCTTCCCGATACGGTTGCTTTTCGGATCTCTTGGATACAAATTATCCGCCGGATAAAGATCATTCCTTGGATATAATCCCTGTATCTCCTGTTCCAGATAAATATAATGAAACTTCCCGTCACGCCCCATGTGCCCCATACAGCCATTGAGCTCACAAATACAGGACAACACTTCCTTGCCGCTCATAGATTCGCCTATGGTGCTCGATTCCTCTGTATCAGAACTTGTCTCACTGGATGGCGTGACTGCAACTGTTTTTTCAATAGACATGCCGTCATTAACCAGTATAATGTCAGCCTGCTCAATCCCGAAGTGCTTAAAAAAGCTGTCCCGGAATTGCTTCATTGTGACCGGATCATAAACTGTAACAGTCGTAGTTTTTCCATCTTTATCTTTCTGCTGCTCTTTATGGGATGGAAAGACAGTGTTATACCATGCTGCCACATCTGCATTTAAAATGTCATAAAGGGCATCATATGCAACCACATCACGGCACGTTCTGTCTGCCGTGGGCGTATCAGAATCAACCTTATATCGTCCGAACTGGAACGGGATATCTGCATGTCCATCAAGGGACATTCTTACCGTCATCCATCTGCCCTTCATTGGCAAAAATGTATTTGACACCGTGAATTTAATCATGGCGGCTTCGCATGATCCAAACGTCAATTCCTGTTCCGAACACAAACTTTCGGTCAATTCGAATTTTTCTTGGTGTAGCTCTGTATTTGTGATATTGATTTTTCCGTCATCAGATACGATGGATAATTGCTTATCGACCGTATCTTTTTTGAACAAGTCGCCATATTTATAATTAACCACCGTACACACCCCCTATGAAAGCAAGCCGAACTGAATTGTAATGAATTATTCCATCATATGTTCCGTATATCGTAGGCTGAAAATCTGCCATATAGCCGTACTGCGTCACATAATCGTCGTATTCCGGGATATACGCTGTGATATAGCATGCTCTCCCTGTCGCATTTGTGAACTGGCTTCGAATATTGTTTAAAACCTCACTAAAAGTCTTATTTGTCAGCATTGCCCGTGTTTCAAACTCAACCTTTAATGCCTTTAACTCCACGGCATTTCTATGCAGATAGCCGTTGGCGTCTGTATAATCGTCCAAATCCTGCATGTTGACATATGGACTGTATGTTTCTGCTTTCATAAACGACATCGGCACTATGTAATTGCCAATCTTTAAAAGCCATCCGCTGTATGCCATATTTCCACCACCTAACTGTTTGGGTTTGCGGCTGTCTCAAATGACAGTCGGTAAAATTTGTACAAAATAGCACCTACCACCAATTTGATAGATGTCACTTCTTTTTCTTGATCTATTTTGTAATTACTTCGATATTGGGCGATTTAATCACAATTTTCTCCGGTGTGTGAATTACTTCCGTGTTCCCATACGTAATCATGATCTCTAATTTGTTCATAAAATTTCTCCTAAATTTCATACTCCGGGTATGCTGCTTCCCAAACATCCCTATGGTAGGTATTTACCTCTCCATAATTTGCATCAAAAATCTTTTTCACGCCATATCCAAGTTCAATGCTCTTTTCTTTGAGTTTTCGCCAATTAAATGTTTTCCAGTCCACACCGTTCATTGCTGCAACACGCTTAATAGAATACCAGTCTTTGCTATAGTCAAGTTCCTGCTGCAGCTTTTCATTCTCCTGTTCTGCAATCTGCCTGCGCTCTACTTCATCCGCATATGCCCGAAGTGCCGATGGAAAATCTTTCGGGACCTGTCCCCTCTCCATCTCATCAAACCGCTTTACATACCTTGCAGTAAATATGATTCCTTTTTCACCATTAAATTTGTTGGCGAGGAAATCACACCCCATTTTGGTGACTTTATAGCATTTATTTTCCTTGCCGCTTGCGTCTTTGTAGGTGGATGGAATAAAATAATCACTGACAACAATTTTGTTGTTAGTTAATATCTGTATAATTCCAACCTGTTTTGTGCTTCCATCTTGGTTTTTAGTTCCCTCTAATTTTCTTAAAATTTGCCAATGTTCCAGTTCCATCATTTCAGCAATTTCAAGTGTTGTTATCGTTTGTGTATTGCTTTCTTTCTCTGGTGTAAAAATTTCTGCTCCGTACATAAAAGTACCCTCCTTAAAATTTTTACTTAACCGGCTCCACATTTCGCAGAACCGGAAATAAAATTGATTGTGCCGCACCGGGAGCATACCCCGGAAGGAGTCGCGGCAAATAAAAAGACCGCCAAAGACTGAATTTCTTCAATCTCTGGCGGTCACGAATCCGTACCTATTCCTCATAGGCTTGCAGGACGTCCTAAATTCTTTAGGTCTTACCTGCGTGATTTTTAATTATTTTGTATTCTATACCATATGCCAAAATCTGTCAATCAAATTCCAACCTCTGCTGCATATTGGCATCGTCAATCTGTTCCTGCAAAAAATACGGCGTCTGATAGGCATTTATCACTTCCACTGCCTTGTCGCACTGGTTACGCTTGATGCTCTTGTAAGACCGAACACCAAAGTTGTATTTCAGATTGGCATACAGATTGTTGTAAACCTTTTGGCGCAATCCACGGTTGCTGTATGCGCTTGACTGTTTGCCGCCCATGATTGAAACGCCTTTCTTTCTGACAGCTTCCGTAATGCGGTCGGCTTCCACCGGAAGTATCGGCAAGTCCATCTTAAGGCTTTCCAAATCCGCCTTGATTTCGTCAACCTCTGCTTTCAGTTCCGTGTGCCCCTGTGCAAGCAATGCAATCTTCCCGTCCGTGGTTTGCGGCATCATGTATGTACCAGTCTTTCTGATGCTCGGTAAAACTTCATCAAATATCCATTTTTCCAATTTGTCAGCTTTATCTTTTATTTCTTTACTGTTACCCTGTTGACCAGCTTTAATAATCAATCGGTAAATATCTCCTTCCGGAATAAGAGGTTCTGCATATCCACCATTATTTTTAAAGCTATCCTCGACCAGGACACCCTTGCAATTATCCGAAACCGCCTTTCTTGGTCTTTTATACATAAGCATCGAAGCTATATCTACTCCAAAAAAGTATTCTTTTCCGTTTACTATAACCGTTCTCAAATCCCCTAAAATAGGATTGTTAAAAATCTGAATATCGTTCATCAGCAAATCCCCCATTTCTTCTTGAATGAAAGTATCGTGTTCAAAATGAAATGCAAAAATTTTTCGTCCTGTATGCTCTGGATTTCCGTTATCAGCTGTTCTTTCATCTCGCACCGCCTTTCTTGTCGGATGCAAGGTTATTTGTAAAAATCCACACACATCTTAAAAAGTGTTCGCTGAGTAAATTCAGATTTTTGGTAATTGCTTCAATATAAAATTCTTTCATTATCTTGCACCGCCTTTCTTTACAAGGCGGTAAATACCGTCGTGATCTATTACGTCCTCATCATTCAAATCTGCCATAAATATTACAACGCCGCGCAACAATTTTTCGTTATCACATCGGATTGCAAGCCGAGAAAGCAACGATCTGTACTGCTCAATTTGGCTCGGTAAATAAGTTCCATCCTTTTTTATGATTTCATTTCTGAAAATGTCCTTAAGAATTTCGCTGGCAATATCAACCTCATCGAATTCGTTCGGCAGTCCTAGCAAATTCATGGCTGATGTTACCACTTTGCGAAAACCAATCGGAGAAAAATTATCAATGTCCGTTTCGGTACTCCAACCACGGTTATACTTCATCCTCTCGATTTCCACAACATGATTCACTTTCTCCATCAGCGCGTCACTATTAAGTATCGTTCTTACAATTTCTTCAATGCTTCTCATAGATTTTACCTTCCTTTCGTTTGCTGTTTGACAACCATTCCAAAAAGCGGTATAATCCATGTATCAACCGCTTTTGGTGGCTGTGTTGAATAAAGCGTTTAACTTGTCTAGGGTTGGAACGCTTTATTTTTTGTTGATTTCTTCTTTCACTTTTCTAATCCCCATGTTGATAACATCCGTTCTGCTTGTTTTTAACTTATCCGCACAATATTGCAAATCCTCTGCTTCTGCTTTTGTAAGTCTCAAATCAAGCCTAACATTTTTAGGATTATCAGTAAGTTTCTGTCCTTTTTTTAATGGAGACACATAATCACTTCCTCTCTTTTTGATTGCACGTGCAATCTTTATGCCTTAATAATACATGTACGTGCAAAGAAAGTCAATACTATTTTGAAATATTTTTCAAAAAAAGAAGCGCATCACTGCGCTCCCTCTTTTATACCCGCTTTGACTTATTATTCTATTTGTCTGCTCTTCCAGTAAAATATACTTCTGCATGATCGTATTTCCCATAGCAATCAAGCTGATCTGAAATAGTTTTCCCTGGTTTAATCTCACTGTCTGAATCTGTAATATATGTGCTGTTGTAATTTACCACATTATTACTACTGTCAAAAAATATTGCATACGCACTTACAAAAAGCGCCGGATTTGTGCTGTTATTGGTCACGGATACAGTCACGTTTTCATCATTAAATGTCTGTTCAACGGATAAATCATTTACAACCGGTTTATAATATGGGTTTTCGTCATAATCTAAGGTATAATCCACCTTGTCAATTCCGGACACACTATCAAAATAGAAAACACCAATAGATGTTTCTCCTGCCCCCAATACATCAATGCTCATGTCGGCGGCTCCTATTGAATTCCCGCTTAAATCTTTGGCTGTAGCGTTTCCAGAAATTGCGACATCCGTGTTTGAATTATTTGTTACAATCAAAAAATCTAATGTGTCTCCTATTGTGTTTTCGTACCGATACTCTTTTACCAAAAAATCAGAATCAGAAACTTCTTCTCTTGTCGCTTCCTTGTTATCTACCGTACTAATAGAAGAAACTTTTTTATTTTGCTCGGTAGAATCAGCAACTGCATCGTTGTTTTCTCCGTTTCCGCCAAATATGGCAATCAACAGAATTACAACTATAACCACCGCAACAAACCACTTTGTTGCCCCACCCTGCTTTTTTCTGCAATTAGGGCAAATTTTTGCTTTAGCTGGAATCTCCGTCTGACAGTATTTGCATAATTTTGTTTCACTTTTTTCATTCATAGCTTTTCCTCCCACCACTTGTAATAAAATAATTCTAGCACAAGTGGCGGTATTTGTCATTATAAATCCAGTTCCTTTTTTATATCTTCAATCGTCTGTTTTGATGTTTCTAGATATAAAGGCAAATCTTCTACTAAATGTTGAAACTCTATATCTGTTTCTGGTGTATTCATTGTTTTTAATATGTCATTTTTCTGCTCATCATTGATATTGTTATTTTTTTCAAGTACATCGCAAATTTTTCTTATTGCATTTCCAATTCCAATAAGTGAACTCGGTACATTATATACCTTACATCCGCTTTCCAATTCATCTATTCCGTCATAGATACCAATAATTACTCTAACATTGTATTTTTTATCATACAACATATTTCCAAACCAACCCTTAAAGATTTCTCCCTCAATTTCAAAATCAAAAACACCTTCTGAAAATTCATATCTTTCATAGAGTTTAGAAAATTCTTCAAATTCTTTCTTACTTTCAAAACTCATATCTAAAGTATACATTCTACTTTCTTTTACAAATTTTTTTACTGAAAATTCTTTTCCATCACATAATAATATAGCCATAAAATCCTCCCATATTGTTTTTTTGAAAACATTATATCATAGCATGAGAGGATTTCAACTATTATCCCCAAACAGGATCAAATGCCGCACTATCTCCATATCTTCTTTTGGCTTCGCCTTTATATACAGATTTAGCCGCATTAAATACATCATTATTACTTAACATTGGTTTTTTCAAAATTTCTGACAATAATTGATTTTGCTGTTTAAGTAACGCAATTTCCTGCTGTGACGTACTGTATACAGCATCACGAATACCTGTGATCTCCTGCCCCCCAGCAACTGCTGTCTTTCCTCCAACTGTTCCAAGGATTTCCGGTACGCCGTTTTCTCCTGCCATAAACATGCTGTACTGTTTTGGAAAACCTCCTGCGGCGAACGTTGGGATTTTTCCAAGGTTAATATTGCCAGCTTGAATTATTTCTTTTCCACCAATATTTACAGAATCCCATGAAAAAGACAGTTTTGAATTAAGCCACGTTGCAAAATTATTCCATACCTGCTTAATTCCTGCAACAGCATTATCAAATGCCTGCTTCAATCCGTCAGAAATGCCACTGAATGTCCATTTGTCTTTCGTAAAATACGGTGCGACATGATTTGTCCACCAAGAACCAATTCCAGATGTACTCCACCAGTTACTAAATTCGTCCCATTTTTCAGAAAGACCTTTTTTCATTCCGTCTCCCTGTTCATCCCATTTTTCTTTTGTAAACCAAGGTTTTACATGATTTTCCCACCAGTTATATATTCCTGTCTTTTGCCACCAATCAGAAAACTCATCCCATTTAGCAGATAATCCCTCTTTTATTCCATTTCCTACTTCCATCCACTTTTCTTTTGTGAACCACGGGAAAATATTCTCCTGAATGTAAGTTAAGGCTTCATTCCACTTTTCTTCTATTTTACCTTTTATTTCTCCTATTTCTGTCTGTATTGAAAGCTTTTTTTCTCCCCAATATTCTTTTACATCTTCCCACCATGAAGAAACATCCTCTAAAGTTGTTGTTAATTTATTGCGAACGGGTAGTTCTACATTCAATCCCCACCATTCTTTGACATTGTCTTTGAACTCGGAAATCTTCTCTTGTAAATTTGGAAGAACAACATTTGCATGTAAATCAACATCTTCCAATCCGTTCAGTTCTTTCCACTCATCTATCCATGTTTTTAAGCTAAATTCGCCATCAAATCCATTCTTTTTCTTCCATTTATCAAAAAATCCAGTAAGTTCAGTAGTGTTTGGAACATTTAAGCTTAATGGAACTTCTTCGTTATATTCATTAACTGCTTTCTGGAAATCATCTAATGATTTATAATCTTGCTTTTTAGGAATATTTTTCACAAAATCATCTAACTGTTTGCTCCATTCAGCCGTTTTATTGTGTAGTGCTCCTCCGCCAAAGATATCTATTCTTTCAAATGGATTTATAAAAAATTTCTTTATGCTATCCTGTATGTATTGTGTGATTCCACCTCTATTTAGTGATTCCATAAGCTCATGCTTATCTTTGTTCACGCTTTTCTTCCCAATCGTAAAAGAAAGCGTTGCCACTACTACAGCAAGCGAAATAGGAATTGCATATGATAGCAATGATTTTACCGCCGTTTGACCAAAAGCGGCTGTGAATTTCGCTCCTATTAATTTCCCAATAGTCTCCTTGAGAAGTTTCCCTGTTAACAGTTTGCCTGCAAGTTTCAGAGCAAATGCTCCAAGAAGAATTTCAACTGTCTCAATATCAATGTTTGAAAGAAAATCTTTTACGCCTTTCCAAACATCAGACCACTTGATATTTTCTATCATGGTCTTAATTGTCTTGTAAACTCCCTGTACCCAAGTATTTATATCTTCTGCAAGTGCTTTAAAATCAAATGTTTTGAAGAATTTATTTATTCCCTCTGCCAGTGATTTTCCAAAGTTTGACCAGTCAAATGTCTGACCAAAGGAAAGTGTGGCATAAATTGCCGTGTTCAGTGCCCCTGCAATCGTCTTACCAACATTTCCAAACAGTCTCGGATTGATAAGACCATTAAGGAAATCTGCCAAGCCTTTGCCGAAGTTTCTTGCCTTGGAATAAATCTTATCCCAGTTGATAGACTCCATAGCTTTTGATAAGGCATCACTGATGTATTTTCCAAGTTGTTTCAGATTTTTAATATCACTTTCGTAATTTTTGAAAATGGTATCAGTCTTGACAAGTTTACCGCCACTGGCACCGCCTGATGCGCCACCACCGCCGGAACCGCCCGAACCTTTTTTGCCAGAACCATCATTTGTGGTAATCAGTTTCAATTCATCAAACTGACGGACGCCCTTATTCATCTTGTCGATGTTCTTTGCCGCCTGTCCGGTATTGTCAGCAACATCGCCTGCGCTCTCTGCCGCATCTGAAAAACTATCTGCAAGACCTGCACCGGAATCCTCATATTTCCATCCGAAGATTGCGCCTAAAGCGTTTGTAACCTTTGTAACAAAGCTGATAACAACCAGTAAAACGGAATTGAGTGCTTTTACGAATGGTTTAAAAGCATTGATTAATGCTCCACCAATAACACTGCCAAGCTGTTCAAATGACTGTTTTAAAATTCTGATCTGGTTCGCCCACGAATCAGCAGTACGCGCAAAGTCTCCCTGTGCTGTCTGCGTATTGGCAAGGACGTACTGATACCGGAGCATTGTCTTTTCAGCCTGTGACATAGACGCAATATCAGAATCTAATCCCTGTTTCATTGCCCACTCTTTAAGGGTTGCCTGTGTGAGATCAAGACCGTAATCTCTTAATGGACGTGTCTGTCCGGTAAATATTGCAGCTAAATCCTGCGACACAACATCCTGATCTATGTTATACAGAGATGCCATATCAGCAGTTAATTTTGTTAAATTCAAAGACACATCAGCCATGGAATCAGACAAACCAATATAGCCATCTGTCTGCTTATTCAAAAACTCATTGGCTTTCTTTATCAAACTGCTGTCAATTCCCATGGCTGTTCCCATTGCTTGGAATCGGCTTGCCGTCTGTTTCAGTGTCAATTCTGACATACCGAACTGACGTATAGAGTCCTGTGCAAAGTCATTGACTTTTTTTGACATGTCACCAAAAGTAACATCAACAACGTTCTGAACCTCTGTTAATGCGGATGATATGTCGATTGCATTTTTTATTCCTCTTATCGCTCCGTACAGACCAAGATAAATCCCCATAGAGGACAAAATCTGTCTTGTGAATGACTTGAGTCCGATCAATGCTTTTCCTGTGGATGTCTTAAATCCAAGGAAAGAACCGGAAAGATTACTGATGCTGTTATTTAATCCAGTAATCGCACCGCCAGATCTGTTTGAAAGATTTCCAAGTGCCTGTGTCATTTGTAAAATATTTGCGCTTACATTTGGTGCTTTTGAGAGTGTCTCAAACAGATATTTAAGGTTGTCAGCAAGCAAAGGTATATTTGTTACTGCACGTCCGCTTGCAACGCTTCCAAGCCTTGATATGGCTGTTACAAGGTTGCTCATATTGGTCATATCAAAATTCAATGCACCTATCTTGTTCATCTGGCGTACAAAGTTTTGTAACTGCGCAGATAAAGCCGGCAGATTCTTTGTCGCCTGTGTAGATGCCTTGCCACCGATTTTTGACAACGCAGACACCATGCTTATGAGTCCGCTTGTATCAACAGCCTTAACACTTGCTATTCCAGATGCAAGATCTCTCACAGCAGAAGATATTCCGTGGATAGAATTTGCATCAACACCAGAAAATTTATTGAGTGCCCGCACCATTGATGTGATTTCCGAAGATTTACCACCTTTGAATCCGGTAGCCGCATCGGAAATGCTTCTGATTCCGCTTGCAATATTTGAAAGTTTTGCAGTGTCAAACGATATGCTTTCCCGGAGCCTATTCATGCTGTTTACAAGGCTTTCTATGGAATTACTTGCTTTTGCAGAGTCAGCTTTGATTTTTATTTGTAATTCATCAATGTCTGCCATATATGCACCAACTTTCTATGCAAAATAAAAAGACGGTAGGCTGTGACACCTTACCGTCCTTGATCTACTCTTTTAATTTTTCTCTTGTAACCGGTCCGCATTTCTTATCTACTGTAATTCCGACTTTTTTCTGGAATGTTCCAATACCGGTCGCCGTATCATTTCCAAGAATACCGTCCACATTACTGTTTCCCTTTTTATCTTTTTCATCCAGGCATCCGTGATAAATAAGCTCCGTCTGAAGCCATCTCACATCATCCCCTCTCATGCAAGGGAATTTTTTCTTTAAAATCCTTGCAGGTTCCGGGTATGGGTTTAAATGATCTTTTACATTTTTTCTAGGGTTTCCGCTTGTCACAATCGCTGTATGACCTTTTGTTTTTGTGACAATAACATCTCCGTTGTAAAGAACCATTCCTGCCGCATAACCTCCAATGTCATCAAACATGCCACTAGAAAGAAGTACAGATTTTTCATTTGCTGTGGTGAAATTTCCAACATCTTTTCCAGTTGCATGAATAATGCATGCACGTACCGTTGTGCCGCAATCTGCTTCTGTTTTTACTTTTGAATTAATACCATATTTGACAATTCCAAGCCGGTGTCCCTGACAGTAGCCAATATTATCATTATTGCACGCTGTAATCATTGATTCTGCCAGTTTATCCGCCATATCTTTTGTTTTTGGCCTTAACACATACCATCCTTTTTTATGAACATAAAAGTTTTGCATACTTACTTCTGTTCCGGTCTGATCTCCCGGTCTCCCACCGGTCAATTTCCCATTTTCATCATGTCTTGCAGATCCAATTCTAATTGACATATTTATACCTCCAAGTTCTTTTCTGGTTTTGGATGGCTCAACTCATAGTTTGACTGCATAATTTTGAGCTTTGCCACAAATAGCTCTCTCTGTTTCTTAATTTCTTCTTCCGTCATTTCCGAATCATATTTTCCTTGCTGTTCATTGATTGGTTTTTCAATATACTTTGATTTTGCTTTCCGACCGACAAGGCAATGTTCTACTGCCACCGATACCGCAGACAATCCATATGTTCCAAACCACATCCACATCTCATTGTCTCTTTGCTTTTTATCTAAGTTGTAAGCATCCGCATAAGGCTGTAAATCAGCCGGGCAGGACGTGTCTATGTCATGCACAGTAAATCCGTACCCCTTTGTAACTAAAAGCCAAAACGGGCGGATTTCCGTGCAATACGTTTCCCATGTAAGCTCTCTCTGTTCTTCTACTTTTTCCTCGGAGTTTTCTTCTCCGCTTCTTCCTGCTCTGCTTTGAGCAGTTTTGATAAAAAACCATTTTCAAGCAATTCCGCAAGAAGTAACTGATAAAGCTCCTCGACATCCGAATCTTCTTCGTCAAAGTAATCATCAAGCATGGCATATACTTTTCCAAGCTGCTGTTCCTTTTCTCCCTCGTTTTCCGAATCATATCCAAACTCTTCTTTATGGAACTTCTGTGCTCCAACAAGAATTAACTCCGGCAGGAATAAAAGAATTTTATCAATTGCTTCAATATCTGTAATCTGGTCTAATTCTGCTACCTTTTTGATAATCCCGCTTTTGACGGTTGCCTCATATCCAAACTTGATCTGTAATTCTTTCTCGCCAAATTTTAATTTTGTCATTTTCTTTCCCTTTCTCCCTCTCATATAGGGAAAGGCAGTCCGAAGACCGCCCTGTTCTTTTAAATTGTTTCTTCAAGCTCTGGCTCGGTTGTCTGGTTATCGTCAGCCGATCCAACCGAACTATTCGACTGACGTGTTATTCCCCCGGTGTAAAAGCTACAGCGGTGTCCATGCCCTTGTATTCTTCAATGGTAAGATTCATTTCAACCGTCAAAAGTTCGTTCTGACCAATCTCCGGCTGTGGAATCTGCTCTGGCGGCTGAGCCACAACAAAAAACGCTTCGGTAAATCCCGGGATAATCGTTTCAAACCACATTCTTTTCCCGCCGGCAAGCGCCTTGTACGCTGTGATAAGTGCTTCCCACTCTTCCTTTGTGGCATCTGTAAGGTTTACCGTGATAGGGAAAGAGCCACCGGTATCTGCGCGCCCCTTTACATATCTGGTAATAGCATCTTCTAATGCAGATGCGTCAATCTGTTCAGGCTCAATGTTGATACCGCCGATTGCGTTAATTCTTGTAAGCTGTTTAAATGATGTAGGCTTTGTCCCAGCTGTTGTTTCTGTTCCATAGCCAAACGTAATGCCTAACGTAGACAATCCTGCTTCTGCCATTTTTTCCTCTCTTTCTACCGCCAAATAATGCGGTTATCAGACGCATATCTTTGCGCCCGGTGCATAAAAAATAGAGCCTTTCGGCTCTTTTACATCAATCTGTCGTTGGCTCCGATTATCCTCCGGAACCTTGCAACGCTTCTAAATTTTTTTTCGCTGTCGTTTTTAAACTCCGGCATTGCTGTAATTTGAAATCGCATCTGCTTAAAGGCATCGGCTAAAATAGCCATGATCCCTTTTGCATCGCTCTGCTTTGTGTTTGTAATGACGTCAACCTGTATTGTTTCCTGCACTGCATTTACGGATGTGCCCTCTAAATCTGCCCCACGTTCAAGCCCCGGCATCTCATGGATATAAATAGTCGGGAAAACAGGGTCTTTATCTAGGTTCTTTTCAACCGTTGTAAATGCAGTGTCAAAATTCATGCTTTTGTATTTCTTCTGGAGTTTTGGTTTTGCTATCGTTACAACATTGGAAAAAATGTTTGTTTCAAGGTCAAATACCCACTGGTTGCCTGCCATTATCCAAACACCTCCTTCGCTGTCTGTGTAACAATCTGACGCAACTCATTTGCGGTCAGATACATAAATGGTCGGCTTGGCATTCCCTCTGTAAACCACCAATCGCCATTGTCGTCCTGATAAAACCATCCATATCTTCCATCTGAAATCTGATGTATAGTTTTTCCACTTGCGTACTGCCACGAAACACCCTCCGGCAGTTTCCCATGATAAGGACTTTGCTGTCCCACAATTCCGGTTCCAAACTCAACAAATGCGGCATGGTCTGTACCGGCTATTACCGCCCATATCCCGCCGCCCTTAGTGCTTCCTTCGTATTCCACGTGAACACTTGAAATCAGTTCCGATGTGAATATTGCGTCAAGGTCAGCAATTTGCACTCTGGCAATCTCTACGCCCTTTTCCGCGAGTTTTTCTGCCAATAGCTGACATTTATATGTTAAGCTGTTTTGATAGGCTCTAAGCTCTTGTATTGCATTCTGAATAGACTTTTCAGACAGGCTCATTGTGATTACTTTCTTCCCCATGCCGCACCTACTTCACATTTTTTTGCAATAAGAACAAATCAACCGTCAATCCCTCGTCTGCAACACCTTTTACGATGTAATCAGCCGAATTTTCGTCAACGATTGTATTCTCTTCATCTTTGTACCTTACATCTGACCGTTTCCATACCAAAGAACCGACGTTCAATGGAAGTTTCCCTTTGTCCTCGACAATTTGAACAAAGTTTGTGGAATTGTCAACGCCAAACTCTTTTATAAGTGCTTCACTCAACTTATTGCTGATTGAAGAATAAAAAACCACAGGCTTCTCGTAACCTGTGGTATACTCTCCGGTTGTTTTCGGTATTTTGTTTCCATCTTTATCGAGGTAATAAATTACATTACCATCAGAATCCGTGTACGAAGAATATTCGATGTTACCATCATCATCCGTCACATATACCGGCACCTTGCCGCTTTGCTGCGAATAACTCATTTTTTGCTTATTGATCTCAAGCATTTCACTTCACATCCTTGCCGAACCGTTTCCACAGCTCAGAAAGCTTTTCCCATCCATACATTGCGACAAACGCAACAATAAATCCTGCAATAATAGCTGCCAAGATCATATACCATAAAATTGATGTCTGGATGTACTGCATGTATGCCACAAACGCAGCGACCGTGATTCCGATAGAAAGAACAAATACCAAAATGTCCGTTGGAATCTTAGAAAATACGCCTACACCTTTGATTACCTGTGTTACCACAGACACAACAAATGCCAGCGCACCAATGATTGCCAGAATAATTGTCATATTTGCAATTACAGACTGTATAATATCCATGATTAAACCTCCTTTTCATCATTAAGACGGGTTTCTATCCCGTCAATTCTGTGATGCGCCGATTTCACACTTTCTTCAACCTTTATAATTCTGTTGTCGTGAGAATTTATTTCTTTTCTCATCTCCGAAACTTCATTCTTGATCTCGGTCGTGTTGTTTGAAATGGCATCCAACTTCATGTTAATGCGTGTGTTCTCCCTCACGCGTTCTTCAAGATCCGTGTTGTCTGTCCTTTTGTTGCTCTTCAAGCCCATAAAGACGGAAAAACCAAGCGACAGCACGCTTATAATGATTGCTGTTGATATTTCAATCGTCAAATCATATACCGCCTTTCATTTTTATGGCACACCGCCCACCACCGCTCAATGTGTGCCGCCTGCTACGTTTTGCCGACGTCGGCAAAACGTAACGCACAATCTTCTAACCAGATGGAATCCCATACGGTTATAATGCTTTTACAAACGGAAATACTCCAACAAACAAGCTTTCCCTGTCTTTCCAGCTACGGCTTACGCCGTTTTCTGAATAACTTGCCATATAGGCTTCTCCTGCCTGTGAATGGTCGTACAAGGCTAAATTGACGATTACATCCTCAAACTGTTTCAAGTCTTCGGATATTTTTTCATCCGTGTAGCTTTCCGGGTAATTCCGCTTGCTTACCACTTCATTTCTTGCCTGCTTGATAAGCTGTTCGATGTAAGGATTATCTTCTTTCTGGTCGAACACGACAACATCAGAAGTAACACCATCTTCATCCGTAACGGTTTCAATATGAAATTGTTTCAGTCTGATTTTGACCTGCTCTAATGTTGTATATTCGTCCATTCTTCCCTACCTATAATCCGAACTGCTCGATCAAAATGCGTTTCAGTTCCGCTCCACTGATTTCTTCTGCACCCTCGATCCCATGTTCAGCGGCAAGTGCCTGTAAATCAGCAGTGCTCATTCTGTTAATCTCTGTCTTGGTGTACCCTCCGGAAGATTTCTCTCCCAGAACAATGTCCGGAATTTCATCTCCTGCTTTGTACCATTTTCCATTGCGCTTTACCGTGTATTCAGCAATCATACCGCACCTCCTACGCAACTTTCATGACAACAACGCTGTCCATGCCCTCAAAAGTAGGCAATCCGATCATTGACACAACGCAATGAGTGTTGATCGGATGATTTGTTGCGTATGTATACACCGAAATACCGGTTTCTACAATAGAAAGGTTTCCGTCTGTTAAACTTCCGCTTCTCTCTTCCGGTGTCTTTCCAAAGACATAATCTCCAAGGTACACGCCGGATGACTGCGCTGAAATAACTCCTGTAGGAATAAAATATTTGGTAGCACCGTCTGCAGGGTCGATGCAAAGTTTGTCGTAAACTTCAATCTCGATGCCGTATCCTCTAAGATACTCTGTAACCTGCCCCTGCTGTAAGCGAATACCGCCATTGTAAGCAATAATTCCAAGCACCTGTTTCTTTGTGTCCTCCGCCTTAAGGACCATTTCCCATGTTTCTGTATTCATGCTAAAGCGTGCAAGGGAATATCCTGTTTTCTTTGCAAACTCACGTTTAATCTCGATAAGGTCGTCAAGTGGCGTTGCTGTTTCTGGTGCAGACCATTTATCAGTATCGCTTCCGGAAATATCCTTGTAATGATCTCTCTTGTGCGCCACTCCATTGTCCGAAGTATAATCAACATAGAAGCTCTTGCCACCAATTGTTACCTGTACTCTTGGAATACCATCAGATGGTGCTAATAACTGCCAAATCTGGCGTTCCGGCACTACTCTTGCGCCCTCAATCAGCATCATCGGTTTTTTGCTGATTTCTCTAAGCACCTGGTTTGCCATGTTGGAATTTTCTGCCGACTGGTAATTTGCATACTCCTGCTCTTCACGCTCTGTTACCATGTAAGATTCACGGTAGAAAGGCATCTCGTTCTGAATATCCGAAAATCCACCGACATCTCTTAACTCTGCCTGCGCATCAAAATTGGATGCCTTTAAGGATACCGGAAGACCGTTTTTCCCTTTGATAAATCTAAGTTCAAGGCTGTCCTGTTTTCTGGTTCCAAATTTCTGTCTACCTAAGTAAGGTGCAGAACCAAGCGTTTTTTTATAATTATTCCACATAACCCCAAGACTTCTTGCGGTAAATGCTTCTGCTAATGGTAATGCCATTCTCTAATACCTCCATTTTTTAATCAAAAAAAGTAACACGCGGTGTTGCTGCTTTTGCAGTTGCTTCCACGGTCACTCCGTTCGCTGTTACCTTTGCGCTGTCAATAGAACCCTGATATACATAAGTTCCAGGCGCATCTCCCATTGTTACGTCAACATCTTCCAGAAGATACCCTTTGCAAGATTCGTCATTGCTTGGGAACGGTGTCCCTGCCTTTGCAATCTTCTTTCCGTTTGCATCGGCACTTGACACCATTGTCTGCGGAACGATACACGCCGCACCCTCATAAGGAAAGAATTTTAAAATTCCTTTACTCTGTGTAAAGTCTCTTTCAATCGGTTTTCCCATAATTTACCTCCTATAAAACATAATGGTCTTTGGCTTCTGCACTTTCTGCAGGTTTGCCAAAACTGATTTTTTCTGCGTTCTCTACGTCCGCAGTTTTTTTATTTTCTCCACCTGCAGTACCGCCGCCCGGATTTTCAGAATTATTTGCAATCTCCTGTTCCTTTGCCTGCGCTGCCGCGGTTTCCTTTTCGGCTGTAATCTTTCCAAGAGCGTCATAATCAAGGCTTCCATTATCCTTGACAACGGATTTTGCCTGCTCTGCATTGATTTTTAACTTTTCCATCAATGCTTCGCGCTGATCTCTGATGGCGTTTTTTTTCTGCATATCTGCGATCTGCTGATTTGCTGTCTCTAACGCCTTGTTTGCTTTTTCAAGTTCCGTGAGGTTTCCTGCTTCCATTTCATCCAGCTTTTTCTGCAACTCATCTGCGCTGTCTGCCTTTGCCTTAAGCTCTGCTGCTTTTGCCTGTTCTCTCTGTACGGCACTGCCGTAATCAGCAATGATTTTTTCAACATTTTCCTCACTGATACCCATTGCAATTAACTCTTCTCTTTTCATTGATTACCTCCGATATGTCTTTACGAATTTTTGCGGTGCAACGACACCGAATGACACTGTTGATTTTTACGCTCACAACTTTGCGAATTTTTATAAAATAAAAACAGCCACCGATTACTCGGTAGCTGTCTTATTTTGCTGTTTATTTAATTGGTTTACAATTTCCTGTGCTTTTTGTTCCTGCTCTTCTGCATTATCAATTGTTTTCCACAACGCATCTATATATGGCTTAGACAAGAGGAATGTCTTTTCAGCATCTCCCCAAAGCCCCACCGTTTTAATGGCAATAAGAGGATGTATGCCGCACTCTAAAAGCTGATATAGTGTTTGCGACTTTGTATACATATTGTCTTGCGGGCTATGATTGATTTGCACATCAAAATCCCTCATTGACAATTTCAAATCATTGTCCTTAACGCGTATTACATTTAAGACAACTTTTGCAAGTCTCTTCTCTGCCGATTTCACAATTGGGTCTTTTAATTTTGCTCTTGTCTTTGAAAAATCCCATCCAGCCCTTAATGATACTGCTCCTTGTGTATCTCCTCCAGAGTTTTGGGACTCTCTGTTTGGTATTGCTAATATTGCCAAGGCATTGTCCCACAAATCATCTTTTGCCACCTGACACTGGCTCTGATTTAGTTCCTGCGTCATAATCTCAACATCGGCTTTGTTATCCTTGTTATTGGACTTTACCGTCAAAGCATGGCTCATTTTCATCTCTTCAAACGTTTTTTTGTCGATTTCACAGTTCACAAACTTAACCCAGTACTGAACAAACTGCTCAATTCCATCCATTCTGTTTGACTGCATATTGTTTATGGCATCCAAAATACCTATGACAAGCTCAATATCAGAAATTCTCTCATGATTATTTGGAAACTCAACAATAGGTATACTTCCAAATGCATGCAATTTCCATTCAGAAACTACTCCGTTTTGAAGTTTACATGAATAGTTGTCCGTATAGCACAGTTTGTACCATCTTCCATCTTCGTCTTTAAGCTCCTGCACCGCAACCACCGGTTCTTCCGTGCTCCGATTATAAATAACACACGTATTCATTGGAGTAGGCGCAACAATTTGAAATGGTATTTCTCCATTTGCAAATCTTACCGCCTTAAAAGATGTTCCGGTTGCTGACTGCCACTCTCCTGCTTTAATGTCTTTTTCCTGTTTATTCGCATCCACAAGATAGTCATTCAGCGCATCCACTGCCCGATTAATTTCATCATCATCTTTTCGACTGATAAACTGTATTGGCTCGCCATATGTCTGTCCTACTTTGAACTGAACAATCTCATACGCATGATTTTCTACTATTTTGTTTGTAATATCAGCATTTTGTACCTTTAATCGGTATAAAATCGGCTGATCTCCTTTGTAATACCGCCATAGGTATTCTATGATGGTTTTGTTGTAATAATAATTTCCGATGCAGTCTCCAACCACCTTGACAATATTGTCTTTTGTGATAGTTTCAACATCAGTATATAAAATTTTTCGCCCATAACATCCCTTAACAAGGTCTTGGAGAGATTTATTATTCATAATTGGCTCCTAAATAAACGTCATCCCACTGGATGTTGACCGGATTGTAAGAGATTTTAATTTCGTCTTTCCATTCTCCGGATAAAAAACAACTTTCTTGTGGCATTTCCTACATTCCACAGAAATGTTCATTGTTGAACGCCCATCGTGTGTGGCAACTTTTCTTCCGCAACGCGGGCAATATATTGTTTTTGGTGTATATACCATAAAATCCTCTTTTCTTTTCAAAAGAAAAAGCACCGGAGATTTCTCTTCGATGCTCTTTCAATGGGGGATGGTAAAGTGTTCAACTATTTGTTGACTTCTTCGATTATAACTATATCAGAAAAAAACCGGACATATCGGACAACTTTACTCTTTCATAAATCTATCGAACGCTTTTCTCACGCTGTCTTCTGTGTTATTGCCTCCTATTTGGTCGGCAACCTTATTCCAAGATTGATTTTCTAAAAATCTAAGGTTAATTATTCTTCTAATTCTGCTATCTTTTATATTTGCAATAAACTCTTCTACTTCATTTGTTTTTTCAAGAAGTTCGTTTTCCAAAATTTCGAGGGTGGTTTTTCTGGAATATAACAAGGTTTTTTTGTGCCTATATTCTGGCAATGGTATTCCTTCTATTTTAAAATGTTGGTTTCCACCATTTCCGCCAGAAACGCTATCAATAACCGTTCCTTCCTGTTCAATTTTTTCTATGTATTTTTCAAGCTTTTCAATTTTATTCCTTACTTCTTTTACTTCTTCTCTTAAATCTAAGTATTGATTTAAAATATCTTTGTTTACCATATCAATACCTCCTAAACGGATTTACTGCCGCTTCTACTTTGGCTACGTTATTTCCATTTGTCACTCTAAGCGCAAAGTTTGAAAATACATCCGGCACATCATCCAACTGCTTTTTACCGGACACTGAATATCTCTTGAGAAGAGACATCATTACTCCATATGGATCATTTGGCTTATATAATGATGGGTCTTTAAATATAACGTGCTGCAATATCCAGTTTGAGCACTGAAAAATCCTTGCTTCCTTATTTGTCTCCGTCGGTGTATCTGTGATATTGCATATCCATCCTTTGGCTTCCACTCGCTTGTTTACTTCCATTGCGACACGGTCTCCTCCGGCATTTCTCTCAAATTCACATTCCTGAACTTTGTTGTTTGTCAAAACATTTGCTGCATTTTCATACTGAACCTCATAATCTGCCGTGTTATCGCAAACACAATCCACGCAGTAGTAATCTTCTCCGTATTTTTGCAATACAGGCAGAACAAAATAGTCTGTTCCCTTTCCCTTTGTATCGCACTGACCGGTTACAATCTCCGTCTCTCCATGCGGCAAATTAAGATACCGACGTATTTTATCTTCCGGAAACAGCAATCCCTCACGCTCAATCGGTTCCTGTTTGTAAAGGCATCTATATGATATGTCGTCCATCAATAATTGCTGGTCTTCAAAAAATTCTTTTGTAAAACCGGAGAACTCATATTCAAAGTTGCTTTCTCCTGTAACTGGGTCTACATCCGGTACCGCAATAACCTTTACTCTCGGATTACCCTCGTACATATTTTGTATGCGCCCTATGACGTCGTGTACGCTCCATCTTGTGGCAATATGTATTTCCTTGCAGTTCTTACCGTCCGTGTCCTGTATCTTTCTCTGTCTGGCATCTACAGCGTATTTATCCCACAATTTATCAAGGATAATGGGATTCATTGCTTCTTCAATACCGCCGATCATATCGTCAACCAGTAAAAACTTAGAAGCCCTTACTTTACCGGCATTCTTACTACCAACAGACGTACATTGTACGGATGGAAACGATTTGTACTTCCCGACATTAAACTGCTCCATTTTCGCATTTGTGCTTGTCACGGAAAGATTTGGGAAAATTTCATTCCATGTATATTCTTCTTCGTTTGTAACGATATCGTACACACCGTCATAGTACATTCTGGTAATATCACCGCTGTGTGAATAAAAGAGGCTGAAATCTCTCGGAAACCATCCGGCAACAAGAGCGTGAAACATTTTTTCAACCGTTGTTTTTCCTGCACCCGGGACAAGTGATACGCACAGGATGTCATATCTATCATCAATCATGCCTTGCAGCGCATCTATGAGTCCGATTTTTAAGAATTGCTTTCTTCTTGGCATGTAAAACCGCTCTTTAGGCTCTCTCTTCTTCTCCAAATACTGGAAAGCACTATCCACAACTTTGTTTTGCGCTTCTAAAAGCAAAATTCCGTAGTATTTGTCCAGAATTTCATAAGATACCTTGTTTTGGAATGAATATTTCTCTAAATCCCATGGTGTGCCACCTGTAGATTGAAATATAAACTGCTCCGTCAGTTCTTTCGCTCTGGCAGAAACCTTTAATCCATACTCAACATCCTTTTCCGTCAGAATGGCTACCCTTGCCGCTTCTTCCATGGCATCTATTACCTGTTCATCAACGCCATGCACCTGTATGTAATTTTCATATCCATTTACTGTGGAAATTAGGCTTGAACTTGCCAAAAGAAAAGCACCTCCGCAAAAGCAGAAGTGCCTTGACCTCTGCCTATAACTGTTTTAGGGTAGCGACTAACTCCATTTGTTAGCCGGTAATATTATTTTATTTTCTTATTATTGGTTCTTGCTGATATTGACAAGTCCACTCTGAAATATCGTTGTTGTCGATATTTTGTTTTGCTTTTTCTATTTTCTTTGAGAATTTACAATGCCACAACGCATAATTAAGCCTTGATTGCGAATAGTAAATGCAACATCTGTCTTTCAAATACTTTTTCATCTTCGGATAGTAAAACCACGATTTTATAAAATCAATAATCATTTCCATTCTCACACAACACCTTCCTGCTTGCTTCTCGTCAGCTTCTCTTATTTCATCCATAAATTTCTCCTTATCTACGCATAAAACCTTTTCAGCCACTTCGACACATTCTTTTCTCTTTTCGTCATTAGTGCATTCTCTGTCTGTGTTATATCGGCAAAAGGTCAGGTTGCATTTTTTATTATTAGGTTCGATAGGCTCTTGTTTATAAAAACATTCATAAAGTTTTTGCCTGTCTGCCTCGTTATTTGCCACAATAACAAGTTCATCTTCTAAATTGGAACAATCTATAGGCTCGCCGTTTCTACCGCCTATTTCGCGCGATTGTGCTTCTCTAAGTGCTTCACGCTCTATTGATTCAATTACTTCTGCCATGCTCATTCTTCAATACTCCTATCAAATCATGCATTTGAATCAGTAGTTTTTAAATATTCAACGAACTGTGCCCAAGCCTGTTCGCATGTTAAATCGCCAACAGGATTTTGAACATAGTATTCTTGGAAATATTCCCTGGCCTTTTCTTTTTCATCTTCGGAATATGAATCCCATTTAGAAACTCCAGATTTCTTTTTGAAAAATTCACATTCATGTTCACTGTCAGCAAATCCAGCACCAGGAATCCATTTTCCCGGATGGTTGCACATTTCAGCCATCCCTACAACTTCGTTTCTATCAAATCCAAGGTAAGCACAATCATAACACGTCATTCTTCCGCCAACTTTCTGCCGCACATCGGACAAAATTCAATTTCCATTGCTATCGCTACGTTCATTCCATTGCTACAACATTTAGCATACTGTGGACATTTATCAATATGGCATTGAATAACATTTATATAGCCCAATTTTTTGATTTTAAATTCTCCATATGCAGTTTTATATGATTCTTTCCCATTACAAAAATCACACATTTTCAACACCTATCCCTGCATCTGTGATAAATAACTTTTCCTCTTACATTCGCTTCATATGCTCTTCCAAGTGACCGAACAAACAAATATTTCTTTTTCTCACAATCCATATAATCCAAGGAATTCATATATGGCTCCAATTCGTTTGAAAGCTGTTCCACAAAATCCTTGATATGCTTGAATGCCTTAATTGCCTGTTCTTGTATAAACAAAACTATTGCTTTCCATGTATCAATTACTTTTACGGCATACTCAAGAATCATTTCTCCTAATTTTCGATACCATAATTTGAACTCGACAACCATATATCCTTGCAATTCAATAACTTTTTTCTGATCTTCTGACACATTAAGATCCATACTCACACCTCAACACCATCGCATTTTACATAAGAACCAAGACCTTTAATGTAATGGCTTCTCGTATCTTCAATATTTCTGCAATCTATGACTTTCCCCTCGTCAATACACTCTTGCAAGTATTTGCATTTATCGCATTTCGTATCTTTCTCAATGCGCGGTGTAGGATCTGCTTTTTGCTTTTTCTTGAATATTTTTTTAATAATTTTCCATAATCTCATTTCCGCACCTCAATCAAAACGTCAATCAGTTCTTCCAGTTCTTTTTCTGTCTTTTCTTTTGGAGTTTTTCTAAATCTTGTGGAAACATATTCCAAAATGGCTTTTATCTTCAAACATTCTCCTGGACAAGGAATATAATCATTTGGTCTCGCAGTTTCTTTGCAGATATACTCTGCATTTTCCATGCCAAGACAGGATAAACGACCGGAATATATGGGTAATGCACTGCATTTGAATAATTCAGCCTTAATCACTAAATGTTCTTTGTCGTATTCAAAATTCTTATCATGTGCCTTTAATTTTTCTTTGATTTCATCAAGAAACTCAACGCATTGCTTTGTTGAATAGCCAACATAAACAAATTCAAAATACATACTCACACCCCATTTTGCGTAAAAAATACCAACCATCGAATAGCGGCACAAGGAATCGAACCTTGTCATACCAAACCATGCCAACCGCTTTCAAATCTGCAATTTCTATTCACGGAAGGGTTTTATGTTACCAATGATACCGCTTACCATCCATACATCTTCCATCGACCTGAACTATTGCAGTAGTGCCAGACTAAGTGAAGATAAGGAATTGATGTGGCGTGGATTTGCACCACGCAGGAGTGTACAATCTGGTCATCTATGTTGTCGGTTTCAACCAATTCTCTACGACAATTCCGTTTACCTATTCCGTCACACATCAACACCCAAGGCATACCTAGGATTTTCGCTCGGGCAAGAGCGCAGATACAAGGACTCGAACCTTGACAACGATTTTACTCGTTGGAGAGATTAGCGATCTCCTGTGATACCATTACACCATATCTGCATAGCCGAGCAGTTTCCGTTTTTTACTTGCTCCACACTACCCCAAGTGCAAGTTTCTTTTAGTCAGCGGTTTGCGCCATCTTTTGAATGGCAACCGCTCAATCCAGTTCCCTGTGCTAAGTTTAACCGGTATATTGATTAGCACCTGTATTTCTGTAACAAACACACTAGGGGTGTACTGGCAACATCGCCCATGATTGGTACGAGATTTGAACTCGTGTTACCACCATGAAAGGGTGGTGTCTTACCACTCGACTAACCAATCTTATAGCGTTTCCACATAATCAGACGGTCCCTTGGGACTCTCGCTGACTATGTGGCGTATTTTTTATTTCGAGTGGGATTTCGCTACCAACACTCTATCCGGTAATGAGACGGACGCTTTTGACGTAAGGACTTGCACCTCACTCGCTCCAAGCATAGGAATCGAACCCACATAGCATTTTCACATGCCTTTGCTAGCCTTATCAATGCTATTAACCGCCCTTAACAGAATCGTCCTAGTGGCGAAAGGATGTGTCATGAAAAACACCAAGAAGGAGAATTTACGGAATGGATCGTTAAACCCATTCCTCCATCGGAACGGCAGGAATCGGACCTGCGACCGCTCGGATATAAGCCGAGTGTTCTACCAACTGAACTACGTTCCGCTACGGCATATTAAAATGCCGCAATGTAGGATTTTTATCTTGTAAGCAACTCTTACAAGTTGCCAGTAATTTAAAATTTTGTTTAGCTATACTGGATGCTCCGATTTCTCACTCTGGTGCTCTGCGTCGCTATCCAGATTGAGTAAATCTCCGGTGCTGTCCGGTTCCTTTGATTTTGTTATATGTATTCTTTCCTCTGCACAAATGATAGGCAGATGAAAGCAAATACCGAATATTGGACTATAAAACATTCTGTTACCTCCACATCAGAAACATGTTCAGCAACAGCAACATCACAAGTACCCATAATGCAATTGCTGTTTCTTTGTCTTTTGATTCTCTGCCAGATACAAATAGTATCAGCATAAAAATAACATCCAGCGTCGATATAATCGTTTTAATAATTACCATGGTTGTTTTCCTCTCACAAGTTTCTTTAGCAGGATTCGAACCTGCGAATACTGGAATCAAAATCCAGTGCCTTACCGCTTGGCGATAGCGCTATATTAACACTACTTTTCCGGCATGTAATAGACCATGTTATCAAATACAGTTATTCCCATACAAGGATCATCCATCTTGACGCATCTAATCGGTGCATTTTGAGATGCTGCAACTAATGCAGAAACTTGTTTCTCGTCCATATTTGTGCAAACTACCTGTACAGGCGCATATGCTTTATGCATGTCCATAAATACTTCTGCTGCTCGTTCTGGTGTAGCATATTTCCCAATGGCAAAAGTTCTTCCATCAAAAGTAGCGCTTATGCATTCATAGTTTGTTCTAAATTCGGTCCGGTCAAAATCAAGCGAAACGTCTTTGCTTTGTGATACTACTCTCATACTTTTCCATCCAATCTCTTTTTGTTTTTGAGGATATTTAAAGGACTTAGTAGTGCTGATTTTCTCAACCTATCAAACCCCCTCCCCCTCCATGCCGAATCATGCTTTGAACATTGATAAATTGTTTGAATTGTTCGTACAATTCTCTGTTTGTGTTCTAACTATTCGTTAAACCTAAGTTTCTTAAACTGTTTAAACGAAAGTATGCGGCTCAAGGTGCTTAAACACTGGGCTTTAAATTGTTTGAATTGTCTATCACGATTTCACCATTATCTGGGCTTGAATTGTCAAAGTTGTCCGGCAATCTCGCACAATTCCCGCCTCCCAGTTTGGGGAGCTCCGAAGCTGTCAATGCTCTTGCTCTGGCTCCCTGGTCTCTTACGCCGGGCATATTAAAGCCGCAATACTTGTTGAGTGATGGCATGTAGTTCATTGGATTTCCTTTGCCGGAAACTTGTAAACCTACCAAACTTTCCTCACGCATTTCGTCAAGTTTTTTGCAAATGTCGGAACCTGAAGAGCCTAGCTGCACGCCATTAACCCACCCATTTAACGTATCTCTATGTATTCCGGTAAAGAATGTAAACCCAACAATATTCACTACTTTCTCGTAGTCATTACACAGGTCTATATATATATCTAATACCTCGTTAACCTTATCTGTATCATAGGCATTATTAATATTATTATCATCCTTTAAGTACTTTGGATTAACTTTAAACACATGTTCATAAATATATTTACAGCAGTTATACCATCTATTCTGCGATACTTTGCACATGTCCTCAATGCTTCTCTCTTCCATCCAGAGATTTATATACATGTCAATGTCATCTTTAAAAACATCAACTGTATTATTTACTTCCTGCATTTCAACTGCTGACATGTTATATATCTCCTCTCTCCAGTACTGGAATACTTAAAATAAAAAATGCAACTGATACAATCAGATCATGATGATCTCGACTGTACCGGCTGCATGAAGTCCGTTTCTTTCGGGACCTCGACGGATCAGCTCCGCCCGTTGCCCGAATGCGTTTTTAATTTAATAAAACAATATCATTCTATCATTTTCTTGTCAAGATATATTTTAAAATTAAATTTTAAGCCTGTATATTATATATTATTTATATAAATATACTGCTTTGTTTATAATATATATTTTTAATATTACAAGAGAGAATATAATCTTTCTCTAACTCTAGTGTCTTACTCTACGTTGCAAAAATGTTGCAATTTGTTGCAGAGGTGTTGCATTGCAACAAAACTAATACTATTCTATCATTTTACCTTGTCCGTAATAAAATTATTATACTTGAAATTTCGTGAAAATCTAACAAAGAATTTCTACGTTTTGCACAAAAAAGACGGCTGTATTTCAAGCCGCCTAAATCTTATTATTCAACCTCAAATCCTATAAGCTGCCACTGATCCGGTTCTCCATCCTCGTCGTATGAAGTCGGTTCCTGAACCTCTTTTACTCTAAAACCTGGTGTGTTTTTATCCAGTGCCGTGCCTGTGCTGTCACACTTCCATGCTTCCATTGTCTCGCCGTTACTGGTATCGTGATCTACTGCGATCATTCCTAACTCTTCAACCTTGAAAATTTCTACTGCAAAATGTCCTTCCATCTGTCCTAATTCATTTAAAATCTTTAACATAGCGTTTTCCTCTTTTCTTTCTTCTCTGGATGTGCTATATTCAAATAGCACACATTTCACTTGGTATGGTTTTTGTGTGTCGGGCTGGATTTTCTCCAGCCCTTTCTTTTAATTGTCTTCAATTCCTTTTTGAGTATCATCGATCAGCTGATCGACCATCTTTTCCGCTTTTTCATAATCCTTAGATTTTAAAACTTCCTTTAAATCTTTCAGATCCTGTAAAAGCCTTCTTAAGTAACTTTTAAATACACTCATATCTTCGCTCATTTTTCTCCTTTCCGGCTTTCGCCTATTGCCTTTCGACAATATTATAATAACATTAAAATATAATTTTGTCAACACTAATTTTAGTGTTTTAAAAAAATCTTATTTTTTCTTCATCAGTCGGAACGATTTCCAATACATCCGACGGCTGACATCTTAAAATAATGCAGATCGTGTTAAGCGTGTCTGTAGTGATTCCCTTCCCTTTTCTCAAATTCTGCATAGTCGCTTCACTCATTATCTTCTCTTTTCTCATCCGAGTAGAAGTGTATCCGTGTTTTGAAAGCTCTTTTAATACATCTATTTTATAATTAAACATTTTTTTCACCTCACATTTTTTATTTACTACATTATATATAGAATCACTCTAAAAATCAACATGAAAATATTTTACAAGAACACTCTTTTTAGTGTTGACATGCACCAATATTAGTGTTATTATAATCTCAACAGGAAAACAAAGAACACAAAAACAGGAGGGAACGATCATGAAAGTTAAAATTAAAATTGAGGGAAAGATAAATGATACTTACACTTTTCAGCAACCAGAAGAGGGAAATATCCTTGACGAGCTGGAGGCGATCATCGAAGAAATGAAAGCCGGAAGAATTGATAAAGTAGAAATTGAGAGGGAGGCGTAAACATGAGAACGTACGAACAGGATTTAAAAGAACTTAATATTTCAGCAGAAGAATTTGATAACATAATTTCACACATTTACGATAAAACAGCCGATGAAATGGCGGTGCTTGCTAAGGCGATTAAAAGCGGCGCGGCTGTTCTCCCGACTGTAAAAAGAGCATTTGAGCGCGTTCTTGCAATTAGACAGGCGGAAAGACAAGAAGCATATAACATTTATTATAACGATTTAAATACTATGTGTTATAGCTGTAAAAAATGCGGTATAAGTTGTAACGGTACAATTTGTAAAACTTGGACTGGTTGCGCAATGAAAAATTAAGTCGAAACGGCGGAAGCTGCCGCCGTCTGCAGGAACTGCCCTACCTGCACCGATGAGACAGGGCGCATGATGAAAGGATGGTTGATTTTATGAAGATGATGACACTTGAAGAAGCGAAAGAATACACACGCCAAAAACTGGCGCCATATTATGACCCTGAAAAAATAGAAAATATAGTTAATCAATATGTTTCCGTGGCGCGTCCGGGTGTTGTCTTAGTTAGAAATAAAAATGTAGGACTTATGGAACTGTATCTATAATTAGCCGCCGCAGAGAATGCACGCCGGAACCACTGCCGGCGGCGGTTCTACCCGTAAGGGAATATTATTTTTTTAGGAGGATTTATAAATGACTTATCCGAACGGAGCACAGACAGTTTTTCAAGTCACATGCATGGGAAGTGTTTATAGCGTTGAAGATGGATTTTTCAGAAATGACGGCAAAGGAACGGACTTTAAAACGTTCGACGATGCTTGGGAAGTTTTCAAAACGCTTCCAGAATGGGAGCAAAATGCTGCGGAAATAGAGGAATTTTAAGCCGGAATCATCCCGGCTTTTTCCAGTGTCCGGATATATTGCAACTTGACAAGATATACGCCCGGTCATATAATGCGCTTAAGTGAACACGTATAAGCCATTTTAAGGCTTGCGCAAGGCTATGCAGTGCTTTTATATATTTACAACGCGAAACGTCTGTAAATCGTTTTTACGACGTTGCAAGCCTGTAAACACTGTGTTCATCTTGCCGCGTTGGCATCCGGCAGCATGTCAGACAATGCCGGCCTGCTGATCACAGCGATGTGCACTATCCCGGCAGCCCGCCGGGGTGTGAAAATTCTGATTTTTGATCTCAAAATCGAGCCGTTTTCCAAGAAGAAAAAATTCAAAAGTTGAAAAATGAGATTCCAACTGCGAAAAGACAATATGCACAGTAAATTATTATGCGTCATTTCACAACTTGTGAAATTTGACTAATTCGCTCTCTTCTCTTTCTCTGGCTATCAGTCTGTTTCTGTTTTTTCTGTGATTTTGTTGTTCTTGTTCCCATTCGAAAATTCCTCATTCACTTTCTGGTTGCGTGATTTGTAATTTACAATCTTTACATCTGTGTTCAATTCATCCGGCATCTTCCCGACGATCAACACTGTATGCGGTTGCAGCCTGTCTGTCATTACTTTGAATCCCTCGCAAAACTCAATCCGAGCTGCCTTTGCCCGCACTCTTCCATTTGTGCATACAGCAATCACACCACCCTTACTGTACCCGGCAAAACAAAGATCATAATTGTCTTTGTCCGGGATGCCTACGGACGGTATAACACGGATCCCGTTCAGCAGCATATAATGTGCAAGCGCATGGTTCCGGTACACGTTATATAGATTCAAAGCAAACGGCATACCACAATCGCCTGTAGCAATACTAAAATCCGGCATACAGACCGAATGGAAACACTTCAAGTGTTCCATGTATTTATCCGGGTTATTCCACAGTCTTTGAAACTTTGAATCGTCAATATAAAAATTCACATTTAATTTTCTATGCCCTTTTATCTTTTGTGAAAAGCTCTCTCCAAAATCTATGGAGTCCTCCGGCAAATAATCCAAGCTGCATGCCGGGACAATCGGGATCTGATATTTTTCATCAAGCTCCGCTCCATAGATCATATATTCTTTCATAACATCAAAAGATGTATGACATCCATTGTACAATACTATCACCCCAAAAACATTTTACTATTTTTCTTCTTGACAAACAACTTCTTTTGTGAAAAGCAAAGAACGTGCGGCGTAATCACTTCTGCTTAGTTCATTTATCAGCTTTTCCCTTGTCATTTCCGGGTTTGTTCTGTGAATATACCGCAGCAATTCATCTATTTTGTCCACTATGCTGCCCTCCAATCAATGTTTGACATCAGATCATCCAAAAGATAGATCAAATCAGTACCGTACAGGCTGATCCAGTCCGCAAGATACTCTTCCTGCTCAATCGGCATATGAATGTTATAGGAAAAGCAAAAACAATGACATAACTCATGAGCCAGTATTTTGCGCAAATAGCCATTTTTCGGTTTATCTGAAACATATATTATCCTATCATTCCAATCTGTCACAGCAAGGCTGGTAGAGCCATCAGAGCGCATCAGTTTACTGCTTGCGCCACGGACAAATTCTATTTTCCATTCAATACCATTTATCACAAACATATTTACCTCCAAAAAAAGAAACCACCAGCCAAATATCAGCCAGTGATTTCTAAATTTAAAGTTATTCTTCTTGCTCTTCAACCAACAAATAATTAATGTACCTTGTTGCTGTTCCAGCAAGTTCTTTGCTGTAGTCTAGCAAGTCCATCTTGTACTCCGGTTTATGCCCATATGTGACTGTATAGAACTTTTCCACAAGTTCTAAGTTATGTAAGTCAGACAATTCCACAAGAATTTTGTGATATAAAAATTTTCTCGTCCATCCGAACCGGTCACAGATAATTTTGAGTTTCCAGTTATTTTTATTAAACCATTTACCACTCTCTATCTTTTTTACGATGCTCCAGTGTGAAAACGGGTCTTTCTCCGGAATTTCAGCCTGCGGATTTTTCAAAGCCTGTTCCATGTCGTGAAAGCGATTGATGTATTGAGCTGTGAAAGCCGTTCCCTTAACTCCGGTCAGCTTGTGGGCGATAAATTCGCATCCTTTCTTTGTAATGTCAAAGCAAGGTTGTGTTTTGTTTTGACTATTTTTATATGTGCTTTCTTTGAAAAAATCGGACAGCGCAATTTTGCGCTCTCCTTCAAGTTCCTCATTTGCTTTTGATATTTGGTTACAATATCTTCTGATATCTCTCATCAATTCTTTGTGGTTCTTCCCAACCATTTCCGAAACTTCCATACTGGTTAACGTCTGTTCTAATTGTTTCATATGAATATTGTTCATCAGCAAATCCCCCATTTCTGTTTGAATGAAAGTATCGTGTTCAAAATGAAATGCAAAAATTTTTCGTCCTGTATGTTCTGGATTTCCGTTATCAGCTGTTCTTTCATCTTGCACCGCCTTTCTTGTCAGATGCAAGGTTACTTGTAAAAATCCAAACACATTTTAAAAAGTGTTCGCTAAGTAAATTCAGATTTTTGGTAATTTCTTCAATATACATTTCTCTCATAGATTTTTCCTGCCTTTCAATTTTTTCTTGAAAAGAGATACTCTCTATGATAAAATATTTCACAGAGAGTTATCTCGGTTTTAGGGCAGTTGCATGACCGTCAAATCATTTGCAACTGCTCTTTTTGTTTAACTGCTGATTTCTTCATCAACCTTGTTGTCAAGCCACTCTTTTTTAGTCATTCCTTTTTCAAAAAGTTTTTCTTCTAACTTTTCAAACTTCTCCCTGTCAAGCTCAACACTAAAATTTCTTGTCTTTTCTCTACGTTGTTTCATATAATCAGCTCTGCTCTTGGGTGCGATTTTAACCACCTCCTTGTTACGAGTTACATTATATAATGTTACATGTAACAAGTCAATACCTTTTTGAAAAATTTCCAAATCCACAAATCACTAGCTGATATTCAGTTGTCAATGTTCAAACAAACAGGGGCATTTCTGCCCCTGCCATTACATTTTGGAAACAAGCGTTGACAGCTTGCTCTTTGTCATCGTGCGCTCTTCCGGTGTCATGTCAGAGATAAGCTCCGCCATATCCTCCGAAAGCTCTTTCATGTATCTTTCAAGGTCATGCATCTTTGCATCCTTGTCTTCTGGCGTATTGCCTTTGTGAAGCTCTTTGCTTTCCATGTAGCTTCTGCGGCTCATGCCGCTTTTGCCCTCTCTGCGATCACGCATTCCACCATCTGGTGTCATTTTAGGCTCGGTATAATACATTCTGCCAGAGTGACGATCCATATCACGGTCTTGTTCCATTTCCCGGTACATTTCTGGTGTCATGTGCCAGTACGGAGGTTCGTCATATCCTCTCCGCGTTCCTCTTCCCTTTGGCGCAAATCTTCCGTCTGCATACCGGTAACGGTCATAATACCGTCTGCCGTCTCCGTAACGCTCAAACATATCAAGAACCTGCTCTGGGTCTGATTCGTCCATTGATTTTGTAAGCGTCCGGTAATACATGGCTTCCGCAAGGTCTTTAAGCATGTCCGTGACTTTTCCCATCTCTTCTGTATCTACACATTCGATACCTTTTGCAAACTCACACTCTGCGCTTTCAGACAGTTTTTCGATCATTTCGTGCATTCTCTTAATATCCATAAAACCGCCCTCCTTACGCTTCCCGGACTGCAATTAAATTGCTGTTCTGAACTTCGATTGACTGCGTAGACGTATTCTGTACCGCTACCGTAACACAACAACCGCGAGGAACGTCCACATATGCCTGCGCCGAAACGTTAAAGAAGTTTTCAACTGCCGCCGGTGTAACAATCATTCGAGTTGGCTGCAACGGTTCTCCGTCAATTGCAATAGCCAGTGAAATAGCTTCAACTGTGCCACCGGTAGGAATTTGAATGTTCCCGGAATAAGATACCAAAAATCTTGCCCGGCACTGATTTGTAAGTCCTCTCAATTTAACAATGCCGCTTCCCTGTCTATGAACAATACATTTTGTTGCGCTTGCCGGAGTTTCTGTAAATGCCACATCTTCTCCCTGCGCAACAGTTTGAATTGCAATTCCTGTAAATTCTGCCATAATTATTTACCTCTCTTTCAAAAATAAGGGCAAACATTATAGTCTGCCCTTTGTGTTTATAAGCAATACTGCACAGCAGATATAATCGAGTTAAACTCAATTAAGATACTCAATTATTCAATTTTGTGTAGCAGCTACTTTTAGCAGCTACATCCTGTGTTGCATCCACAGCCATACGCATAAGCGTTAGGATTTGGAACAACATATGCCGGGATTGCAGCCGGATTTACAGCGTTGATGATCTGCTGTGTCTGCGCTGACATTGCAGTAGTGAGCAATGCAGACTGGCGATCCTGTGATGCGGCTCTTCTTAAGTCATTATTTTCTGCCTGTAAGGAAGAAATCTTTTCCTGACACAGGTAATCAAGGATTGCCCTTGTTCCTGCCTGCTGGCTGTCGATAATGTCTCTGGTGTTGCTGTTCATGGTGTTCTGTAATGCGCAAGTGTTCTGCGCCATATTGTAGTTCACACCCTGGATAGCTTCCCTGGTCTCGCAGCAGCAATTAGCCAACTGGGACTGTAAAGCATTCTGCGCCTGCATAAGTGTCACGTTTGTGGTATTAAATCCCTGCTGTGTCTGGTAGCCAAGGTTGCAGATTGCATTGTCTACACCATGGAAACCGTTCATAACGGCGGTATTCTGTGCGTAAAATCCATCACAGAGACCATTTGTGATACCATCTAACTTTCCGATGATAGCCTGCGTGTCAAAACCACGCTGAATTGCAGAGTCGGTGTATGCAGATGCTGTCGCTCCCATACCTCCGTTTCCTCCCCAGCCATTGCCGCCAAAGCCGCCCCAGCCAAAGATCATAGCGAAGATAATGATAGCCCACCAGCCATCGCCGCCCCACATACCATCATTGTTTCTTCCGTTTCCTGTCACTGCTGCAATATCAGCAAGACTAGGCATTGCATTTCCATTAAACATTTTGTTTACCTCCATCTGATCTATTTACAAATGGGATAACCGGTTATTTTGCGCGCACCCCAAAATGTACTAATGATTAAACATACTCATAACTTTCTGTTTTGCTTCATCTACCGTAATTCCTCTTTCTTTACAGAGATTCTCTGCCATTGTCTTAAGTCCACCTGTATCTCCGCTTTGATACATTTGCATGGCATTTTTTGCCATAGGATTGTTTTGAACCTGCGGAGAATTCATCATTTGATTTAACAATAATTGTGCCGGATTCATTCTGGATCACTCTCCTTTTTTACCTGTGAAGTTTTTCTTTGACTGCTTGGAATTTTATCTAATCGGTTTTCTATCTGTTCAATCTTCCCAAAAAGTTCATCAAACTTCTGCATAAATGCACCTGTGCACTCGTCTGATAGGTCAAATTTCAATTTTTCAGTATCATGCGATAAATTGCTAACAGTATCATGCGAAACTGGCTTAAAAACGATTGTGCGAATTGTTCCATCTGCGTTCCAACTTTTAGCGTATATTTCTGTCATATCCTGTTTTGGGAAAAATGCAACGCTGCCATCCATTGGCACATCATTGGCAGTGATGTTTTCTACCGCCGGAACTACTTTTCCATTTATGCCAAAAGTTTGAACCGGGATCTGCTGCTGAATTTGCTGCGGTGCCTGCATATAATTTTGTGTATTATCAATGCGTGGCTGATTCATATACGGATTGTATGCGTACTGCTGCCCGTATTGCTGCATCTGCTGATTATAAATCGGATTCTGGTATGCTCCGCTCATATTCATCCTGTTTGACCTCCTCTAAAACATCTTCTATTGCGTGTATGATAGACGACTGCGTTGACAAGTCCAAGGACTGTAACTCTTTTCTGGCAAAAATTTTTTCAAGAACTTCATCTGAAAACACCACCATCCCTCCCTTTGATTATATTTTTGCATAAAAAAAGGCGGCAAAACCGTCACGATTCCGACAGTTTGCCGTCAAAAAATACAAAAAAAAGAACGCATTAAGCGTCCATACATCCGTTCGTGTTACCTTTAGTGTTACCTTTGATTTTGACCTTTAGAAAAGACACCATTCAAAAACTCCTTTCTTTCAGTAAAATCAAGGCTTCACAAGGTTTTCTTAAATAAAAATAAAGTAGCGGAAGGGAGATTCGAACTCGGTATCAATTCTCTCAAACCCGCATAAATACTGAATTTCTTTATCTCCAAAGGTGTTACCTCGTGTTACCTTTTACATTGATAATGCTTTTGCAATATATTCCTGCATTTCACTCTCTGTCTTGTTATTAAAATAGTAATGATCGAGAGTTGTTCTGATATCTGTATGCCCCATTTGTGTTTTTATTACCGATTCTGGAACATTTCCATCTATCAACTTTGTTGCATATGTCTTTCTTGCCTTGTGAATTGAACGTTCACCAATTCCTATTCTATCACATATCACATATAGCCGCCTTGTAAATGCCTGACCTTTTATTCGTTTACCGTTTTTCATAAAAATATATTGCCCAAATGGATTGAGCATTTTTATTTTTCTCATAAGTTCTTTGGTATCTGCGGTAATTATAACATCTCTAAACCCGGCATCACTTTTAGGAAAATTTTGAACATCAAATACATATTTGCCATTATCATCTCTATATCTTATTTCTGTCTTTGATATATGTATCTTATTTTCTCCGACATCAGACCATGAGAGGGTAGATATTTCCCCAACTCTCAATCCTGTTTTAAATGCCAAAATAATGCCAAGTTCTATCAATGTAGGCTCATCTTCCATTACAAATCGTTCAATTAAAAGTTCCTCATCCTTAGAAAATACCAATTCGCAGTCTGACTTATGGTTCTTTTTAAATGACTTTTCCGAAATTTCCAAATCACCCATAAAACTGGTTATGCTCAGGCTGGTATAATGTTTTTTCTTTGCATATTTGAAAATTCCGTTAATCAATATCCGCATATCAGAATAAGCTTTTTGCGTAAGTTCCAGTTTTGAAATAGCTGTTTTTATGAATGATTCCAATATTTCTTCATCAATGTACCGGATTTTTCTATTTGCAATCGGCAAATACTTATTTTCAAAAAATCTTTTAAAATTTGTCTCGTACTTGTCCTTTGTCTGTCTTGTTATTTCACCATATTCAAGTTTTTCAGAAATCCAATTAGAATATACCTGAATAACTGTAGGTTCATCCTCCTTAGCTTTATAGAACTTTACTATTTCATCTTCAATTGCTTTTTCAGATGTTCTCTTTACAAGTCTCTTTCCTCTCTTATTATCTTCATCTGGCAAATATGTGTAAAACTTTCCATCTTTTCCTTGCCAAATGCTGTAAGTGTGTTTTTCAATAAATTTTTTCCTTTCGTTCATTTCAATTTTTTTCTGAATGGTGTCTATGTTGATAATACCATTTTCGATGGCAATATTCAACAACTCACTATTTGAAAGATTTCCCGTTTAACTCACCTTCTAACTTTTTTACTTTCTGTTTAATATCAAAAATTCTTCTTTCCACTGTTCTTGTTGATACGCATAGTCTCATGGCTATTTCTTTTGAAATAAGTCCACGGGCAAGAAGATAAAATATTTCTTCTTCCTGCTCCGTGAAATTGGCGTTTTCAATAATTGTTTCAAGCTCTGGCTTAGTCAGTTTTGAAAACTTCATAAGCCACTATCCTCCAATATTTTATTCTTCTCCCTGCCAGATCTTCGGTGTACCATCAGCATTTAGCATAACGGTAAGACCGCCGCCCGTGCTTATTGTGATATATAAATACATCACTCCTGTGTCACTATCTGCATAAATAAGATATTCTTGTCCACTTCCCACCAGTACCATTGTGTTTTCCTGTCCCGCACTGACATTTGCTGTATCACTGCATCCGGCAATCAGAAGTGTTGCTGTTATGATGGCTGTTATAAGTTTCTTTCGCACTGCATTAGTCCTCCGTATTTTCCTCATATTCCTCTTTGCTGATGGTCCTGATGCATTCCTCACTCACGCCTAAACTTTTCGCCATGTTTGCAATGGTTCTTTTCACATAGTCGTATGCACTTTCTTCAAAAATCCTTGGCTTTTCTTCTGTGACTGTAAAACCTATATTCTGCTCTGCATATCCAACGGAACCCTCTCCGCCAAACATTTCTGAAACCTTAATTTCAAAGTATAATGATATTCTGATTTTCATTTCATTCATTGTTTTTCCTCATCTTCTGCTGTCTGTATCATGGCAGCACCTCCGAAAAATTAAGTTTCATCTGTTGATCCGGCTCATAGTTCATCCATACCGTTTCCATCCGTGGCTTTCCGTGCTCCGCACAGCTTGAAAACTGTTTTTTCTCCCATCCGTTCAGATAGTCGTTATACATTTCTGATTCATAGCCAGACAGCATAATCTTGGCTTTACTTTGCAACAAAAGTTTTAACAGTTCTTCGTGGTCAGAATCTGACATCTCATGTTTATACTGTTTCCCGGTTCTGGTACCCAAAACATACGGAGGATCAATGTACATAAAAACATTGCTGTAATTAAATCTCTCGATTACTTCTAATGCAGGTCGATTCTCAATCTGTACCATTCGCAGACGTTCCGCTATGTCAATGATCCATTCCGGCAGACGGTACCAGTTCCATAATGCATAAGCTCTTTCTCTGCCCTGTACATCATTTTTCCATCCTACCTTGCTGCCATTGGTACGGAACCCGTGCCCCTGCCAACACTGGATTAAAAATCGTAATGCTTTATGATACGGTTCATCCGGCATCATCAACTCCCATGCATCCAGCTTATATGTATCCTCATATTTTTCACGACTGAACGGTGTAGTCATTACCATTCTGGCCAGACGATCCGCATCCTCCTGTATACACCGGAAGATATTCACAACGTCATGATCCAGATCATTAATCGTTTCGATATCAGATACCGGCTTATTAAATAACACGGCCCCGCTGCCGAAGAACGGCTCTACATAGCTGTGATGTTCCGGTATCAGTTCAACCAATTTTGAAGCTATGTTCCATTTACCTCCCGGATATTTCAATACTGTTCTCATGGCATCACCCCTGGAATATCCTCGAAACTAATCTGATTATCAGTTTCGAACACAAGCATTTTCTCTTTTGCTCCTGTATAAAAATTGCGGTCAATCTCAAATCCATATGCATTTCTTCCAAGTTCTGCCGCTGCTCTTAATGTACTACCGCTTCCACAACATGGATCAATTACCACATCACCGGGATCTGTAAATATCTCTATTAGCTTTTTTAAAACAGATACTGGCTTCTGTGCCGGATGAATTTTGGGAATATCTTTTCCATCCTTTTCCCATGCAAACCAATTAAAAACCATCTTCCCAGTGCCCCGAATCGTCTTACCGTTTTCATCAAACTGTGCACCATTTCTGAACTTCGGAAGTTTGCCTCGATAGAATACAAGTGCGTATTCAGTAGCACCAACCACACGCATATTTGCCTTAAGCACCTGCGGACTATAATTTTTCACAAATACAAGCGGTATGTAATGGATGAATCCATGTTTTCGGGCTGCATCAATCAGTGTGGGCATTTGTTCAAATGAGCAGAAAACAATCATACATGGTGCATCTGAACTTCTTCCTCTGTTCCCTGCTTTCTTGGGTTCTTTCTTAAGCATCTTGCTGCAAAAATGGAAGTACTCATACAGATTAAAATTAAAATCTGAATTGAATGCTGCTTTTCCTGCAAGTTTGCTCTCTCCATTCTTGTTATCTCCACCGTTGTACCACATGGGATTGCTGCCGTAAAAATTTTTACCAACGTTGTACGGCACGTCTGTAATAATTAACTGTGCCGGTGGAATTGCATATTTTTTATAATTCTGCATTGAATCTCTGTAAATTTCACATTTTAATTTCTTCATTTTTCCTAAAAGGAACCCGATATATCGTTACCCCGGCCGGAGGTTCGGCTCCTTTCTGATATTCCATGCACATATCTACAATAGCGCATTTTGAATTTGTTTATGTTGCGTTTTATGCAACAAATTCATCGTTTTATTGCTTTTAAACCATTCAATCTAACGGCAAACCTCTCACCCCTTTCAATTTAGTTTAAAATTTCATCCAAGCAGGCATTAAAGCCCACCCGACGTATTGATGTGCTGAGATCTTCATAACCAGATTTCAACTCTGGTATCTTCTCTGGCAGTTCCCGGAGCGGACACCAATCATGCCGTTTCTCGGTGAATGTGCTTTGTGATAATTTCGAAGCACCATTGTTTAACACATTCATAAGCTGGCATTTTTTAATTCCTTGAAATTCGTACATGAATTTACACTTACTGCACGATTCCGGCATATCCATTACCAATACTGCTTTAGGCATTTTCTATTCCTCCTTATTCTGCTATTCAGTGGCATAACTCAATTCGGATTCCAGATATTCTGTCAATTCCTCCACCGTCTCAACGTTTTCTCCTGCGCGTATTTCTGCAACCAACCACTCAATGCTTTCAAATTTACTTATTACTTTTGCTAATTCTTCCATGATTATTTTTCCTTTCTGTCATTTAATTAACTTTCGTTTCCGGCTTCTCACACCGCTCAAATTCGATAACCCACACGTAGGGATTCGCGTTCCAACCGTAGCGGTCAATGTCGGATTTCTTGATGGTGGAGGTCCAAAGTTTTTCCCATTCCATCATCACTTCATCACATTGACTGCACTGTTCTTCTGTCCCATAACAGCACTGCGAACCGCTTTCTCCGTATGTATTAAGACAATCCCAACAATCAGGATAAGCTCCCTCTTTTATCACATCAACCGGCTTCATCTCCTGCAACCGCTCCACCCTCACATTCATAACCTTAAGCCAGATGCGTGCGGCTTCTTTTGGCATGTGGATGGATGGTTTCCATTTTGTAATATCTGCAATATCATTTCTTTGCCAATCTTCGTAGTAATAGTATCCTTTCGGTGCCTCTTTCCATGTTTCACGAACATACAGGATATCGCCCGTACAGATAGGACAGGTTCTCTCCGCCGTACTTAACTGTTCCATATGCTCCTTATCAACAAAGTTATATACTGCATAAGTCCGCCTGTCAGCATTGTAAAATTCCATATCCGGCACGGTATACTCATTTGCATCTTTGCATATACGCCGGGTACAACTCTTTCTCCCGTCCAGAATCGCCCGAACCATATCGGTATTGAATAAAATCGGTTTAATCGGCATCTACTCCACCGCCTTTCACGATCTCGATAGCTTTGCCAAATGCTTCATATCTTCCCTGACTTCTCCCGTCATTGTAGATCTGTTCGCCGTCTCCGTATCCGTCATCGTCGCAATCATCTGGTCTGTCCTGCTCTGCTTTCTTCAATTTTCTCAACTGCTCCACAACCTTGTCTACATCATAAGACGTCGGATATTCTTCTAGTAAATACAATACTGCATTTGTATTTACTAAAGTTCCATTGCTTAAAGTAACCGATTTTAAATCTTTCTTTAGTGCATCCGCATCAATCAATCTCATCGTTTGCCCTCCTGTTCCACTTTTTAGTCGCTTCTGTTCCCGTTTCTCCGCTAATGGCTCCTCCACACTCCGTGCATTCAATAAATGCTCCTCCTGTATACACTGGCATCTTGCAAATGATGTGCCTATGTGGCTCAATAACTTCGATTACAGCTTTCCCGCCACAGAACGGGCATGGCTTCAATTTTTCGTTCATTCTTCATCCCCCCAATCTAATCTCTGACCGCAATCACAATATACGGTATCCTCTTCCAATATGTCTCCACAGCAAGGACATCTCCCTATAAGACCGACATAGCTGTCTCCGTCTTTTATCTGGGATATTGATTTCACTTTCTTCGCTGTCTGCTTCTCCACCGCTACCCGGCATTCTTCCGGTGTGCCGATCGCCTTATATTCTTCCCACACCTTAGCATCCTCGTTTGTTAAAAGGCAAAATCCCTCATGCTTCTCCCCTTCAAACACCGTTTCGATAAAGTGGTGCATCAAAAGCGGAATATCTACGTTGGCATGATAACGTTCTTTTAAGTCTTTTTCGATTTTCCGGTATTTCTGTACCTCTTCCAGTGCGTTTATTGCCATTGCATAAGCATTTTCAAAAGATTTCCCCCATGATGTATCACACGGAATCGCTTTTCCAAGTTCGTTACAATCATATTTTAATTCTTCAATTGCTTCATTCTCCGTCATGTTTACACCTCCAACAGTTCCGGATTATCAATCATGTTGCCGATCACTTCAAAATTCTCTGAATCAAAATCATCCAGTTCCTCGTAGTCATCACAGCCCGGCTCATTCGTACACCATCCGTTTTCATGCCACACGACACGCTTTCTCGTCTCATCTTCTGGAAACTCAACGTCGATATGCCCTGAAAGAATATCATTCTCAAAAATCAGCTTTCCGTTCTTATCCTTAAATCCGGTGCACCAACAAATTGTGGATGGATCAATTTTCAGAGCATATAAATCTGATGCGTAACTAGGGACGATATAGTATTTTTCTCTTCCGGTAAATCCATATCGTACCAAACCGCCAATAACCCATTCGTCGTTATCAGTTCGTTTTGCTTTGCATAAATATCTATCTTCCATCCTTTTCCTCCATTTCTTTCAACTTGGCTTCTGCTTCCTCTTGTGATAAAAACCAGGTTTCCTTGTACATTTTTTCTGACAGGATTCGGTCTGTACCATATTCCCGATCTTTGTCACACTCCATGTACCATCCTTTTTCTGTAAAAGTAATAAAGGCTACTTTCTGATGATAAATTTTATTGTTCTCCGGGTGCAGACTTAAAATATTTAATTCATAATTGACTTTGCTAGGAATTAAATATACATCTGAGCCAATTCCACACGGCAACCGCAGAAGTAATCCCAGCTCTTCGGCTTGCTCTCTATTTGCAAGTCTTTCCGCAATCTCTTCCAGGGCTTTGTATCTTCCATCTTTCGCAAGCTGGGTAATGGTAATTCCCTCATCATCCGGTAAATCTGCTGGATGAAATAAAACTTCTCCATTCTCTGCCACATATGTTAATCTCTCCATGCTATCCCTCACTTTCTGCCTTAAGCCACTGTTCCACCTCTGTAACAGAACACATTGCTACGCCGCCCTCAATGGTCTTTACGCTACCCTGCTCATATGTTTCGATTGAGCAAAGGAAATCTAAAAGCTCTTCATCCGTCATGCTCCGGATCCGGTCTGCATTGGTCTGTGGCTTTTCAATATGTGGCTTTTCTGCATCTGTGCTGTACGACTCCGGCAGTGGCATCCAAGCATTTACAAATAATCCATATTTTGCATAGCTTTTGCCATCATCCCCCGGATAAAACGCACCGTTACCATCTTCATCAGTTTCATATCTTCCGATATCTGGAATAGTAAAGTTTTCAAACGATACCAGGATATATTTATCAGTATTAGGAATCTGCTCATCTACTGGAATCCATCCGCTTTCCTGCTCCAAAATCCTGTTGATTTCTTCCTCCGAAACCACTTTTGTTAGTGGAGAATACCCACAGGCTTCTGTTGCTACCTCAGATATCCGGTTTTTAATCCTGCTTATTTTCATTCTGATCCTCACTTTCCGGCAACATAGCATATTTATAGCTACTCATTTTACCGTCGTATGTGCTCCATGACGTTTTTCCATAATCCCATGTATAAACCGTTTCATCTTCATATTTTGCAAAATGTTCTTTGCTCCACGCAAAAAGTTCAGAATCTCTGACCAAAATCGGTGTATCGACTGGAACTTCGCTCCAATCAACATACTGGCTGTTCGCCCACTCTTTTGCTTTTTCTCTGCAACGACCAGTATTTCTAATGTCGTTATCGCAAAAATCACATTTATCGCAGACTCCCCTGCATTTTTCCAGTTTTCCATTAATTAACGCAATATTGCCTCCTTCACATGCAATATTTAAAATCTCTTCCGCATATTTTTCTCTATTCAGCATCTTTCTTCTCCTTCCCATACCGCAACCGATACGGCACTTCTCTGAATCTTTTCAACGCATCCTGGTCCGGATGCTTTGATATTCTTGTTTGTCGCTGCACCATTGCCTTAATGATCTGGCGGCGTTCTTTTCCGTCTCTGTGCATGTAAACCCCTCCTAAACTCCCGTAACTTCCCGTATTCTCTCTGACAGTTCCGTCTCTCCTCCGTTTAAGATCTCAATCTCTTTTGCAGCATCTTTTAACATTTTTTTCATAGACTCAACGCCGTCTCTTTCGTAACTTTTCTTGACCGCTTTTCCATCGATCACTGCTGCAATGGTCGGGGCCTCTTCAAAAGTTTTCCTGTATGTTTTCTGAATTTCCTCAACCTGTGGTTTTGCTACATCTGCTTTTTCCAGTGTCTCGCCCAGGATTCCAAGTGTTAATTTCTGCTGTTCTGCCCGTTCCAGTTCTTTCTTTGCTTCCTCTTCCAGTTTTTCATCCAGGATTCTATGAAAATTCTCATACATTCTGATTCCTTCGTCACTATCCCCAAGAATATCCGTGATGATCGTCTTTAATGCTTCTCTCTGCTCCGTTGCCGTTGTCTGTTCAATGCATCCCATCGCCCGTGCAAATTCCTGATGTGGTGCTTTCGTGTCTCTTGTATAAAAGAGCATTGCATCCCTGTCTTCCTCGCGGTCTGTAAATGCCGGAAATATAAATCCTGTATCTGGTGCTCCGACTACCGCATCCCTGATCCTGTTTATAATCCTGTTCTCCTCCTCGCTGTATGCCAGTCCTTGAGCTGTCAGATTTACCGGGCAAATCGCACAGAGCAGATATTCATACACATCCTCTGACTCGTCTATCTTGTTATTGTCTGAGGTATATGTAATAACGTCATAAGCATCACGGTAAAGCAGGATCAGATAGTTTCCGACATGATCATAATTATCAATCACTCTGTCATAAAATGTTTCCAGCAGATTCTCGTCTTTTAAACCGCTGTCTCTTATCGCAAGCAGGAACTGCTGCATGTCGTTTTCTTCTTTTGCCTCTTCCGAAAGTTTCAGATTCAGCATATTATCTTTCAGTTTGCCTTTGAAAATTCCTTTTGCAATATCCAGATATTTATAAAATTCTTCATCCGGCAGGTTTAAAAATGTCTCTCCGAACATTGTCACAATGTTTCCATCCCCGTCTACATAACAGCCGCAAATACGGGAAAATGTGCAGTCATTCTTCGTTAATCTTCTTTTTAATTCCAATACATCCTTCTTTTTCATTTTGCTATCCTCTCTACCGTCGCTACATACTTTCCGTAGCTCATCCCGGCTTCTCTTGCTTTTCTTAAAACATCATCTAATGTACTGTTTCTACATGTTTTTACGCTTCTTTTCTCTCTGTCTTTTCTTCTGTGGTACTCATTTCTGCACGGTTTTCCACAGGTAAGTGCTCTTGCTGATATTGATTCATAGGTTTTTCCGCAGATAATACACTTTTTTATATACACTTTGCTGTTGAGCACATTTTTCTCCTTTCTCTCCGGCACCGGTTGCCGGAGAATCGCGCGTTTACTGGTATCCTGTGATATATTGATTAACCAAAAGTTGGAAAATTCCATTTCTTATACCGCAGCTCGTCCTCATTCCAGTCCGGATACTGCTGCATCAGGTATTCTTTAAATATTACGATCATCTCTGACCGGAGTCCTTTACTGCCGTTGTCCAATAACATGTGATGGTACCGGCAGCCCACTGCTCCGTTCTGTGGTACACCAAGTCCGCCCTGGGACTTGTTTATGTAATGCATGATATCTTTTGTCCGGTAGAGCATCGGATCTTTATTTTCCATGTGGTACTGCCACCTGCAGAAGATGCAGCTCTCATCGTCGCGGTAATAGATGGTCCGGCGGGTTTCTTCATCGAATTGGAACTTCATGTTTTTTCTGGTCCGGTACTGCATGTCAGTCCTCCTCGTTTTCTGTCTCTTCGATTTCCTCAACCTTCCTCAGCCTCCAGTGTAGATCATCCAGAATGGAAATCATTTTTTCTATCCTGTGTGGATCTCCGGAGTTCCAGAGGTTCTGTAACGTGTTCAGATTGTTTGTGATCGCCGATTTATATCCTTTGTTTATATTTTTATTATCAGTCATACTGTTTTCTGCATTTTCTGTTATGTTTCCTGTACTTTTCGTCTCATTTTCTGTGATTTCCGGTTCTTTTTCCTCTTTTTCCGGTTCATCTGGCATGTATTCCGGATGGTTCTCAATGCTGTCCTGTCCCGGTAACTGCTGCTCGCCGGCCGCCTCCGGCTCATCTGTCTTAATATCTTCCGGCTGTTCCTCCGGCTCGATCGGGGATGGTTCCGGGATGTCCGGCTCAATGTCATGCAGTGTCTTGGGTGTTTCTTTTACCGGCTCCGGTTTCTTTTTCGATGGCTGCACGTGTGACTCTTTCCGTTGCACCGGTGCAACTTTGCTTTTTTCAGTTTCCGGAAAATTTTCATGAAACATATTCTCCCATGCACTCTTCACATCAAATGATCCTGTCATGTTCCTGATCGTCTCGGTAACTTCCTCCTGCATGATCTGTTCTTTTTCCATGCTTCTTGTGCTTACGATCTCGATCATTTTCTTCAAATTGTTCACGGATACGGCAAGTTTTCCGATTCCCGGGATTCTCGTCATGTAAACTTTCATGTCCGCCGGGGCCATGATCTCAAGCACATCCTGTCCATTTTTCAACGTATTGATCACGTCTTTGAATAACTGCGGCTCATCATGGAAAATATTTAAAATCACCTTTTCAAAGATTGTCTCCGCCGTTTTCGTTGTCTCAGTCTCCTGCTCAATCATTACTTCGATATCTGAGATTTTCTGCTCTTCCTCAAATTCTTCTTTTACAGTACTGATTTCCGTTTTACTCATTTCCGGCGTCAGAATCTCGTTGATCTCATCCGGCAGTGTCAGCATAAGTGATAATTTCGCATAGCCGAATTTCTGATATTCCTCTTTCAGTTCCATGGAATAGCCATCTTTTGAGAATCGATCGTTGATCCGGATAAAACGTGATACCTGTGTTTTATCAAGCCCGTATTCTTTCATGGCAAATTCATTGACGTTCGAATAGCCTGAACCCGCTAAAATACCCGTATCCTGTGCCACTTTTAACAGGTAGCCGATTCTCACGAATTTTTCTACTGCTCCCTGCAGTTCCGTGTCCAGATCGTGCTTATATGTCGCATAATCTGTATATGTGATTACGTTGTGATCCTGTGTCATGATTTCTTCCATCTGTGCTTCCTTTCTATACTGCTGCTATGAATGCTTTATCCGGTTTCTTTTTCCTGGCTTCCAGCTGTTTTGTGTAATCCGCTAATAACCTGTCAAAAAATTCCCGTTTCGGTTTCTTGTCGTGCGCTCCATACCACTGATATATTTTTGTGCCGCTGATCTCAATCGTGATATACGGTGTGTTCGGTGTCTTTTCTTTTCTCAGGAACAAAATTGCTGTCGTTCCCCTGTTGTGTTTTGAAAGATAATTGTCACCACCGACACAATGGTGCAGTTTTCTTCCTTCCATGATGATCTCCCCTGCGTCCTTTGCCGGTCTGATAATGTATCCCTCCGCTGCTGCCTGATATTTTTTACAAAGACTCTCGTATCTTTTTGCAATTTCCGGAAACTCTTTATTTTTCTTTTTAATATACAGTTCATCATGTCTCGCATTGCTTTCCCCTGTCATCTGGTCATGTACCAGTTCAAGATCTCGTGGATAAATGAATACGCTGTTTTTCATGTCATAGCCCAGTTCTTCACGCATATTGAGATAGTCATCGTATTCCTGTACAATATTCCCTTTATAATTTCCATACGGCTTCCATCCCTCCGGCACCGGGCTGTATTTTTGAATTGCATATTTCTCTGTCCTGTTTATCAACTGCTGCAAGGTCATGTATTTTAACAGATGCTTTATTCTTTTTTTCATCTCCCTGTCAAATATTTCCGCTATCCATTCTTCCTGCTCCGGTTTCCACGCATAGCCTTCTTTTTCTTCAAACTGCAGAGTCTCCAGTAAACCCAAGTCTCCCGCCGCTTTTATCACCTTGTTTATATTTTCTTTTTTCTCCAACCGGAGCTGTCCCTGTAAGGTGTCTTTTTTTCTGTTTACAAGTCCACTTCTTCCCTCTTTCCATATGAGATGTCTTACCAGCCTGTGCATTCCCATTTTGCAGTACATCTCGATTGCCGGGTTGTTTGCATATGTCATAATGGCATCCGTTAGACTGACACCGTTAAATGTCTGTCTTCCCCAGTTGTTCATCGCCATTTCTACCAATATCTGCTCCATAAAATATTTTAATTCGGATTGTTTAATCTCTTCTCTCCAACCGGGATATAAATCTCCATGTAAAGTCTTCAAATACGGGTATCCTGTTCTATCTGATATGATCCATTGGTATTCATCCTGTCTGTAAGTGTAAGAACGTACCATTTTCTCTACTTTTCCAAGCTGTAAAAAATACCGGCTGTCCTCTTCCAGCAACTCTTCCATTTTGGAAAACTGACTGTATCTCCTGTAATATGTGAAAATCCGCACAAACAGGTTGTTATCTTTTGATCTCTGGTATAAATAAAATCTCGCACTCTCTCTTACCGGCTCTGTGATCCTTTTCCACTGATAAGTTGATATATTCCCGCATTTTTTACATACTGCCCGCTCTCCTCTTCTTGGGATCTCATCATGCAGTGTTCTATATTCCAGATCTTTCGGTGTGTAGATTTCGTATTTCCCGCCGCATTTCCCACAGGTGCATTCTGCAAAATTGCCTTTTCTTTTATAATAAATTTCCGGCGTTTTAAATTTCTCCCCGCACCATTCTTTAAAATTCTTCGGAAGCTCCGGCGTCAATTCTTCCAGCTGTCTTATTCTCTCTTCCTCATTTTCCCTAACTGCTGCCATATCATTTCGCCTCCGTGTAATAACTTTTTATGATCTTCTTTGCTTCTCCCATTCCTGGGATTCCAAGTGTCACACGGCTGGCATTTACTTTTGCCTCTTTTAAAATATCTTTGTCCACTGGAATCTGATTCTTAAATGACCATTCCAACAGCTTCCCAATACAGCCCTTGATGCTTTTCCCTTTCCTGCGTACCGCGACCGCCATATCGTCATGCTCCATGCACTGTGATCTGATGTAATCCACCCAGTCAATCATGATCTGCTTCGGTTTTAAATCTTTACATTCCACATCGATCTTTCCGATCGCCGCCCCAAGCGGTGTCGTCAGTGTATCTGTGTATCCGCCCCAGTAATCTTTGGCATCCTCTTTATCAATTCCATTTTCCTCTGCCAGTACCAGGAGACTTTCCATATCTCCTTCTGTTTTCAATCCCTCTGCTGTGAGGTTTATTTCTTCTGCGCTGTCAAATTCTCCGAATCTCTCAAACATTTCTCGTTTTCTCCCTTCGTTCCATTTCTTCCATCAGTTCCTTCGTGTAGGCATTGGGCTGTTTTAAATAAAAACTGCATAAGTGCCCCTGCTTGCCCCGGATCAGCTCCAGCCACTTATCTTTATTTTTTACCGGCTGACCTCTGGTCGTGATCCATCCTCTCTTAATCCACTGTGCTACATCTTCCCTGCCTGCAAATCCGTTGTACAGGTATTCACTGTCTGTATAAATTGACAGCTCGCATTTTCTCTTCATACGGGAAAATGCACGTATCAGAGCCTCCATCTCTGCCCTGTTTCCATTCATCTGTTCAACAGGTTCAATGTGTTTTCTTATCTCCGGCAGGCTCTTTCCTGATGGATAATATTCCAGGCAATATCCAATGTAGCCGTCACGCTCCCATCTGCCCTTTATGGATGTGGTGACGTAGATGCTGACCGCCTGCATAGATCCTCACGCTCCCTTCTGATCTCTCCGGCATCCCGTTCCAGCCGGATCTCTGTATAGTAGTAGTACGACATGCCTGTGTACGGGTTTACTCCGTATCGGATGCTGTCTCGGTCTATGTAATATCCCGGTTGCGGCTCTGGTCCATTCTCGATCAGCTTTCTTACCGTCCGACGCTTATATTTATGTGTTTCTTTTTCCGGCATCTTTAAATTTCTTGAACAGTCATATTTGACAAAAATTTTTGTTTCTTCTTCCTCTCCGAACAATGTCATCTGACCTGTAATTTCTTCTGTAGGTTCTTTTACGATGTAATTTGCCAAACTTTTAAAATAATCGCCTTCATACACCGGCTCATAATTCACCCGTCCATCTGTCAGCCTGTTCCATACCTCAGATACAATCTCCGCTGTTCCCGGTATTCCATCCAGCCTGTTCATCAGTACATGGAAATGGATTCCTCCTCTTTCCCCTACTTCTATCCTGTATACAAACTTCAATACCTGTCCTCTCTTTTTATATTTATTTCTCACAGTATCGAAAAAGGCTTTGCGGACTTTCTTTATCTCTTCCACCGGAATTCTTGTTCCCCTTGGAAATTTCATTGTCAGCCACAGATCGCCTGGTTCAAAGTTGCATCGGATCTTCCGTAATATTTTCTTTTCCCTGTTGTATTGATTTTGTTTTTTTACCTGCTCGGGTGTAGCCTTTTTCTTCTTGGCTCTCTTCTCTCCCTTTGCTCCAAATTTTCCTACATACTTAATTTCGTGTTCTCTATATATTCCATACTCATAAACATCATGTCTGTGTGCCATGTCCCTGCTCCGTATCTGCTAAGTTTAATATATTGAGATTGTTAAATAAGCCGGCGGCTTATCCCCTTTTTTCTCTTGCTTTTTCAGCAGGCGCATGATACACTATACCTGTCATAAGTATGGTGTGTATTGCACCTATCTGAGCATTGAAACCTAGCATTTCAATGCTCTTTCTTTATTACATTTTCGAACGTATGTACTGTATGTGAAAACCCGTGGAAAATGCACCAGTCAAGAGCTTTTATATACTGTGCTTCATCGATTAAGCCAATTACCGGATTATTCTTATCACGTACTCCAAAAAGCTCCGCTCTGACTTCTTCTCCCATATCCAGGCACATCACAACCATGGATGCCTGATCCGCACACAAGACTGCCTGCAGGTACTCTTTTCTCATCATGTGGTCTTTAAATATCTTCACCTGGTCATACAGCTTTTTTATGATCTGGTCCTCGTTCAACATTTATCCTCGCCTCCGAAAATGCTTTTCTAACCCTGTCCCAGCCGATCTGTTCCATGATCAGCTCTGCTTCCTGTTTCATCCCGATAAAATTCAGGGATGTGTAGATCTGCTCCGCCGTCATGGCAGCCTGTCCGTACTTTCCTGCAACAAATGTCGTCTCAAAACTTCGTGCACAATTTGCCGCCCAGTCTTCCAGTTCTTCCGGTGTTTTCATCGTCGTCCTCCACAATGTCATAATAAAATTTTAGTTCCGCCTCTTTCGCCAGCATCATAGAAGTTGCGAGTCCTTTATTTTCCCATCGGGTTTTTGTGTCGGAAATCTGCCGGTTGAACTCCGAACGCTTCATCTGCGGTTTTTTTATCGCTTCCTCAAGTTTTTCTTCCAGAGCGTCTGCAATCTCCTGCATCCATTCATACCCGCAGTCTGCTCCGGTTGCTAAATCGCGAAGCATAAAAGTCTCTTCTTTTGTTAAATCTAATGTGATCATCTTTCTCTCCTCATTTCTTCGAAAAATAATGTGCTCCGGTCTTTCTCCATGGTGTCCCATAATCAGACCACTGACCTTCCCGGAAATAATAAATTCCCGGATATCCTCTCTGTTCTACTTCCATTTTTACCGCCTGGTACGTCTCCTCTGACGGTTCCCAGATGTCTGCCATCCCGCCGTCCCAATATGATGTGAACTGATTCTTCTGGGATATCACACCGGCGATCGTGTCCGGCCACTCTCCGGAATGATCTTCTGCTCTGTTTAAGATCACATCCACAACCAGACGTTTCCCCTGTAATCCCTGATTCCCCGCTTCCGCCTCGACACAGATTGCAAGCAGTTCCAGGCTGTCCCAGTATTCTTCCTCTGCAATATCTATAGTGCATGTTGTATATTCCTGACTTGGTGTTGTCTCCGGCTGTTGCACCGGTGCAACTGGTGTGATCTGTTTAAGTACACCGGAGACAGGCTGTCCAGATACCGGCGCCGGTCGTAAAATATAGATCACTGCATACATGATGATGATTACGATTGCCATCACATAAAATGGTTTCTTATTTTTCATTGTCACTCTCCTCAATCCGGCATCTCCTTATATTCAAACGTGATCTTTATTCCCGCCAAATCCGTCAAGCTGTATAAATCTTTCAACCTGATCTTTTCCGGATGGTTGATTCGCTCTGTAACTGTCCGCTCTGGAATCCCACTTTTTAAACTCACGTCCTTCGTTGTCAGATTCTTTGCTCTGAATCCACCAGTCAATAAACCGGCTACATAGTCATAGCGTTTCTTTTCTTTGTTCTCGCATAATTTACTGCCCACTTTTTTTCTCCTTTCAATTATTTCCTTGCATTTCCCGCTCCTTGTTTTTTATAATTGTCTTATCAACTGAACAAGGAGGTTTCTTATGTTACATCAGTACCACATTGATTTTTCACAACTTTCTCCTGATGAGAAAGCAGCTCTTAGTGACCGCATCGACAACATTTCATTCACCGGTATCCAGTGGGAACAGGGTTTTCAATCTGGCACTTTCTTCATTGAGGAGAATTTTGACCTTGGGTTTTTAAAAATCCCTGACTGTTGCCATCTTTCCCGCATTATGTGAAAAACTTCTCTTCAAAATCCACGTTGTACTCCTGCGGCGTGGATTTTCTTTTTGCTATTACGCAATCTGCTGCGGCATAGTTAACGCTGTGCCGCTAAAATTTTCAGTGCATCCAATTTAACTTGCACATCGCATGTCTCATATAAAATTTTCAGTGCCTCATTTGTAATAAATAATGTTGGATCCTGTGTAAAACGCTTTGACGCATCATCAAATGACTCATGTCTTTCCTCTGTCACTCAATCATCTCCCTTCTTATCTCCGCTATATCTTCCAACTTGTAGTTTCTTCCCCACTATGCTATCCTTTTCCTTACAGGACGTTGCCGCGTCCGAGTCTATAGGAAAGGAGAATCTCAAATATGCAAGAACTAAATATTCCACCAGAAAAACTATTTGGCACATCAGACGATGTCAAAATATTTATTAAAGGTATTGAAACTAAAGTTATAAATATGTCTGATGAACATGGCGACTTCTTGGCAATTTTGGCTACCGACCCTGCATTATCTGATATCTGTGGGGATATCGTTTTAGGCAAAGCCATTTATGAAATTGATTACATGAAGTATCAGGGACATATTGCTGTTATCAAGGCTTACTATCATTAGCTGTTCTGTAATAACAGACATCTATTACTTCTCTGCTTCCGGAAATCCGCTCATTATTCATATTGAATGCTTTTTTATACTTATAGCCTTCCGGACCCGGAAGCGAGACAATTACAATCCTTTCTTTCACTTCCTGCCCATTAATTTTTAAAATTTCTTTGTCAAAATCAATCTCCAGGCTTCGGATTCCATCTGATGAATTCATTCTTCTCATCTCCCTTCTCATCTCCTCTATATCTTCCAACTTGTAGTTTCTTTCTCACTATGCTATCCTTTTCCTTACAGGACGTTGCCGCGTCCGAGTATCACGAAAGGAGATCTTATATGTCTGATTTTTTTGTAAAAATATGTACTAATGGACACTCTATTATCGAACGGCACCCGCTTAAATCAACTGAATATTGCGAAAAATGTGGAGCTGAGTTAATTTCCAAATGCCCCAACTGCAATTCAGCAATTAAAGAGTGGCATATCAATGCAGTTGTTACATATACACCTGAGTTTGAAAAACCTTCCTACTGCCGTTCGTGTGGAAAACCATACCCTTGGACTTCTGCAGCAATAGAAGCAACTGCATTAATGATTCAAGAAGATGCTGAACTCTCTGAATTAGAAAGACAAAATCTTGAAGCTTCCCTTCCAGATATCATTGTTGAAACGCCCAAAACCAAACTTGCAACTATTAGAATTCAAAAAGCACTTCTAACATGTGGTAAATTTACAGCAGAGGCAATTCGCCAATTTGCAATTGATTTCGGTTGCGAACTAGCAAAATCATCGCTTGGACTTTGATTCTTGTAAAAAAAGTCCATATCCAGGGCAACTATCTTTTCCGCAATCATAGTTGTCCTGTTTTTTTACCCAACATTTGCACCCTTTCTTTAATTTCTTTCCACATATGATGCAAAAATTAGCCGTTTGGGATATATTGGTATTCCCACAATTAGTACATTTCACTTAATCAACTCCTTTCTACTATTGTTGTAAATGTTCTCCTTCAGTGTTAAAATTCTTTATACAGGCACCGCCATGCCGAGTATTAACGAAAGGAGATACGCTAATGAGTAAATCAAACAAAGAACTTGCCGTTGATGTTGCTATTGAATACATCCGTGCACATCAGAAACAGATTATTGTTTCATCAAATAATGTATTTAAGGAAACAAGTATGATCGACTTAGAGTCAGTAAATAATATCATCAAATCTGTATATGAGACCCTCGATGAGCTGGATCAATCGACAGATTAATCGAAACGTCGTATTTATTCGAAAGAGCTTTTAGATCATCTAAGAGCTCTTTCGCATGTTCTATGCTCTTAATTTCCACAATAATTTGCATATTTGTTTTTTGTTCCATTCAATCATCTCCCTTCTACTGCTGCACAAGCTGTTTCTTTGATGTCTCAATCTTGTCCCTGGTGATCAGTACATCCGCTACGTTCTGAATCATGAGCAGATCAATGGGTTTTAACTGGTCAATTTTCTTTATGAGCTCTTTTTTCTTTTCTTCCATGTTTTTCTCCTTTCATGTGCTGTATTGTTGTGCCCTATGCCTACATTATATTCCCCTTTGCCAATTTGTCAACACTTTTTTGTCCCCTTTGCCAACTTTTTTATTGACTTAACATTTTTCAGGTGTTATTCTATGTTTAGAAAATTAGATATGGAGGTGTGACATGGCGCAGGGAGAACGTATTAAGGAATTGCGAAAAGCACTTAATCTTACATTGGAAAAATTTGGTGAACGTCTTGGTGTTGGTAAAACAGCGATATCAAAGTTGGAAAAGGGAGAAAGGAACCTCACCGATCAGATGTGTAAATCAATCTGCCGGGAGTTTAATGTGAATGAGGCATGGCTCCGTGATGGTGAAGGCGAGATATTCCAGATTCCAGATGACGAGGATGCAGCACTGGTTTCTGAGATTCTCGAGCACACGGACAGGCGGTTTTATCAGGCTGTATTAAATATCGTTCGTACATATTCACAGCTTTCGCCAGAATCGCAGAGTGCTTTGGATGTTTTTGTTGATCAGCTGCTTGAGAATGCAAAAAACCGGAAGGATTAATTTTCCTTCCGGTTTTTTTATATGCTTTTTCTTATATTTGTGGTACTATTCTATTAATCACGACTAGGAGGTATGTTATGAAAAAAGTTTTTTCTGTTTTATCAAGAATTATATGTGGTTTTTTGGGAATTTATTTTTTATTGTGTTCCATTGGTGGAATTATAAATTGTTTTATAAATCCATCAATTCCTATTGTCCTCTGTCTCCTTTTGACTTTCATTTTTGCTATAATCGGAATACTACTAACCAAAATTGCTTTTAATAAAAAAACAAGTACTGGTTCAGCTTCTAATGTAGCTATAAACAATATTCCTGATTCACCAACATATCAAGTTGGTCAATCAGCAGCAACTTGTTCTGTAAATACACAGAACGAACCTACTGATATCGAACCTTCACCTTCTATTCATTCTGAACAATATGTTGAGCACAATGGAGTAATATTTCATCCAGATGGCAGTTCCATAACAGATGAGGAAGTTCCATATCTTGTACAATTAGGATATGAAGAAGCCTTACAAAGAGAAGGTATCTACGATAGTGAAATGCTTGACCTTCCACATATAAATAATGACTTACAAAGCAAGAGATTTCAGACTGCGATTCCATCCTATCAAGAATTGTGCAATATTTCAGCAAATACCAGTAATGTTCCTATGTTGTCGACTGATATTTTCTTTTTAAAATATCTTGATGGTCGCATTCTTGAACACCCTAATATTGCGCAATATTGGTATTATGAATATGATATAAATTACTCGATTGAAATAAAAAAATTGATTTCCTCAGGACTGCTTACTATTTCTCAGATAAACCTAAAAAGATTTAAGGTTGATGATTTAAAAAATATTCTTAGGCATTTTGAATTACCACTTTCTGGTAAAAAAGCTGATCTGCAAAAAAGAATATTAGAAAATATTAGTTTGGAAGAGTTATCTTCTTTCCTTGGCGATTCAACTCACTATTTTTGTGCCACCGACACCGGTTCTGAACTTATCAAAACGGTTCATGATTCCGCAACTTTTAACTTAGAGTTAGAAAATGAAGCCCTATCTTTGATATTAGATTATGACTACGAAGATGCATTTAATTTAATTTGGAATTACAAAAAACAAACACCGGCTGAAAAGAATACTCATTATAATTACAATCCTGCTATGGATGAACTATATGATTCCATAATGATTCCTTGTGGTTTCTTTTATACATTAAAAAAAGATCGTGATATAGAAGAAAACCTAAGAGCAGCAATAGTCTTTTGCCGAATGTATGGATTGGGGCAAGATAAAGTTCGCAAACTAATAATGAGAATTTATATGGAAAGCGGACATGATTTTTCCGAAGATGCCAAAAACTTAATCAATGGAAGATTACTATAACAGTGCCTTAACAAACAAAAAACACCGGAGGGTACTGCTGCCCTCCGGTGTTCCACTTCTTCATGTTTTTGTTTTACAATGTTTTCTCACAATCGTTAATATCTGCTTTAGAAATTTCTCATCCGACTGATCCATCCTGTCTATATATTCCTTCAACTGCATTTTCATAATTTCAAGCATACTGCTGCCCCCTCCTCGTGGCTTTTATCTTCATCCGTAAGTGTAGTTATAAGCAGCGCGCTTTGTTCTTATGTTTGTATTATATTTATTATGCTTGTCATTTGCAAGGTTTGTCTCAATGTTGAGACAACTTTTTTATTTTATCCCTGGAATACTCTGATTCATACAGATCCTCTAGCGGTACCTTAAGTCCTTTTGCAAATTCTTCCAGGTCATCTATTGTTGGATTCTTTTGTCCTTTTAAGATCCGGTATGTAGTAGCTCTAGAAAATGGCACGCTCTCTGTCAGATCTCTTACTTTTATATCCTTCAGTTTCATGATTTCTTGAATTTTTATCTTTGCCATAGGGAAATTATAAAGCGATACGTTTGTGGAGAATACTGGTAAATACTGGTAATAAAATTAAAAGCATTAATATTTCTTTCAATTTTTATCATTTTATCTTGATTATTGGTAACCAATATGTTATGATAATATCAGATGAAGGAGGTAGGTAATGGAAATTCAATACGAAAAAGCCGCTGTCAAGTATCTAAAAGGGTTACAAAAACCCCAACGTGATCTGATTCTCGATGCCATTGAAAAACTGACTCACAAACCTGCCGAAGGCGATATTAAAAAAATGAGTGGTTATAAAGACGGTCGTTACCGGCTGCGCGTCGGAAAGTACAGAATCATTTATAAGTATCTGACAAATAATGAAATCGAGGTTCTCTGCATCATGGATGTGGGAAGCCGTGGGGATATTTATAAGTAATATCCCCACCTGAAAGAAAGGAGTTCTCTATGACAAATACTATTGCACATACCGTATCAATGCTTGAAATGCTCCCGGCACAGGAACAGGATTTTGCCTATGAATTTGTAAAACGTCTTGTCCTTGCATGGGATCCGGATTATACAAAACTTACCCCGGAAGAACGTTCCCGCCTGGAAGCCGCAGAACAGGGGGAATATATAAGCGGAAAGGATATTAACTGGGATGACGAGTGAAAAAAGAAATGCAAATATGATCATAGCAAAAGCTGGCGGTAATGCCAGTCAAAATGCTTATAATTGTAAAGTCTCCATCCCTAAGACCTGGGCGGATAAACTTGGTGTGTCTGTAAATGATAAATCCCTCTCATTAGAATTTGATGGGAATTCTATTGTTATTAAAAAAGCGTAAATAAAAATCTCAGGCTGTCGCATTTTTCAGTATCTTTTTGTTGCACCGGTACAACTTCAATATCCCAGTTGGTAACAATTTGTCACCAACTGGGATATTTTCCTGTTTCTTTTTTATTCTATTTATGTATAATGTAATTAAATTCTACAAAACGAAAACCGCCTCACAATGAAGTGAAGCGGCAATGTAACTGCTCTGAATGAACAATTCTCTCAACAAATATATTGTATCATTCAGGGCAGTCATGTGCAAGTGAAATACTACTCACTGGCTGTTATTTTTATACTTAATTTTAGGAGGATGATACAATGGCTACTGCAAAAAAATTACCTTCCGGATCCTGGAGGTGTCTGGTGTTTAGTCACTATGAATATGTTACCGGTAAAGACGGAAATGTAAAAAAGAAACGGGTTTATGAATCATTTACATGTGACGATCCAAGCCCGGCCGGCAAAAGAAGATGTGAAGCTATGGCAGCAGAGTATGCCGATAAAAAAGAACAGAGTAATCTTTCAAGTTATAAATTGACCTTCCGGGAAGCTGTGGATGCATATATCGTTGAGCGTTCTCAAATTCTATCTCCGGCATCAATCAGGAAATACAGAAGTATGCAAAAAGAATTTTCCATGCTCGATGATTACAAAATAAGGGATATTAATAAAAAAATCATTCAGCAATATATAAATTCTATCTCTGGATCACTGTCTCCAAAAACCGTAAGGGACCGGCATGGTCTTATTACAGCGGTTTTAAAACGATACAACCCGGATATTATTTTGAATACTACTCTTCCAAAAAAGAAACGCATTGAGAGAAGCATTCCATCAGAAAGCGACATCAAGGCTTTAATAAGTGCAGCCAGTGGAACAGAAATGGAAGTCCCTATATACTTGGGCGCGTTCGGTATGATGCGTCGCGGAGAAATATCAGCATTAAAAAAGTCAGACTTTAAAAATAATGTTATCCATGTAAATAAAACGATGGTTCTGTCGCCTGATAATAAATGGATCGTGAAAGCACCGAAATCTTATGCAGGTGATCGTTTTGTTCCTGTTCCACAGTTTGTTGTTGATGCATTCATGGCATTGCCGAACGATGGTGTAAATATGACTCCAAACATTATTACATCACGTTTTGAGCATGTGCTAAATAATGCAGGTATCGAGCATTTCCGCTTCCACGATTTACGTCACTACTCTGCAAGCATACAACATGCGCTTGGAATACCTGATGCTTATATCATGCAGGCTGGCGGATGGGGAGATGATAGAGTATTGAAAGATGTGTACAGACATACTTTTGAGGAATCTGAAAAGAAAATGGGGAATATAGCAATTAATTATTTTGATAGTATGCAACACGAAATGCAACACGACATAAAAAAAACACCGTAA